TAGCGTTGTTTTGTATGGTATGTAGTTTTTTTTATGATATTGATAAGAGAAATAAGTAAGACGCTATTATTATTTGTATTAATTATAATTGGTATTATTGTATATTCGATAGAAGAGCCAGTAGAAGCTAAAGCAAATAGGATAATACAAAACAAGTTAAGTTTACATGATAATCTTACGAGAGAAGAGAGAGATGAATACATGTTGTATTTGCGTAGCTTAAACGCAGAGACGAATGATTCAATCTATTTAATAGAGGTACCTTGAACTTTTTCGTACAATTAGCCATTAACGGATGGAAGTGGCGAATAAAAAATTGGAGATTGTATATTAGTTACTATTATCGTTGGATTAAGTCTCGACTAAGGACTAAATAATTACGTGACTTTCGAAGAAAAGATTCTCAAAGAGTCTAAAAATAAAGAAGCTAAACTCTTACGAGCTGCTAAGAAAGCAGCAAAAGAGCCGGATACAGGAGTAAAAATACTTAAGAAATCCGCTTATTATGTTATAAGAGACTGCGCGAAGGTTGCAGAGCTATATTTACCTCATTTAATATACTCACAGATTAAAAACCCTATTGCAATGCTAGAAGGTGTATTCACGAAGGCAGATTGTACAGACTTCTTAGCAAGGGCAAAGAAAGACACAGTTGTTAACCAACTACTTAATTTAATAGTTTTAGATATAAAGAAACAAAATATATTAGAGTCTGCTAATACAAAAGCCCCGAAAGTATTAGATCCTAGTATATTCGAAGAAGATGGTGATGACATATATGGGGATTATGACTCAGAAGGTATTACGGCAGCAGCTGAACCTGAAGTCATAGTTGAAGTTGAAAAAGACACATTACAATTATTACTCGATGCCTTCAAAGTCACAAAATAAGTACGATTATAAGTGCTTTTATATGGAATTAGCAAATATGCTAATATATCATGGTACAGAACTCACCACCTGTAACGAACCGGAAGATGTCCGGAAGATCAATGATAAAGCCATTGCCGAAGCCAGAAAATTTATTGGCCGGGTGTGTTGCAATATCAACGAAAATTCAGATATAATTCGACCGAAAGCATTGCCGGAACAAAAGACTTGACTGTTACTCAAAATGACCCTATGATTATCGTTAGCTTCTAAACGGTAGCTAAAAAAATATGTTTGATATAAACTCTATCATTAATCGTTGTAAAGAGCGTCCTGAAACATTATTTTTGCGAGATCCGCGTTTACCGGATTTTGATATGAAAATAAAAAAAGACAATATTTTACAAGGTCACATAGTTGAACGTCAATTCTTTGATTATTATAATGGAGAATTTTGCGACGCTCCAGGATATGACGGAATAATTAACGGTAAAAAATACGAGGTCAAATCTACTAGTTATCGGCAAAAAGATAAAAACGGAAAAGAAGGATACTTGCGAATTAATTCATGTAATAAAAATAAGAGAAATTTATTCGATTATATGACAATAATTGATATATTAAATAATATGCACTTTATAATACCGCATGATGAGTGGTATGGTCGTGCTGACTTCTGCGCCGGAGAATTTCATTGGAGTGGTACATACAATAAATACGATAGACAAAAAATAAATAACACTAAGTTACTTTTAGAATATCAAATTTTGGAGTATCCAAAACAAAAGACTTGACTGTCTCATTATAAATACCTATAATAATCGAAGTTATGGCAGTAAAAATGCGAATAATGGTTAATCAGAATAAACTTCAGATTAAGTTCCGGAAAAATGAAAAAGCCAAGAGTAATAATCAAGTTCAATACAGGAACTCGAGTTCACAAGCCTCGAAAGGGTAAAGGCTCATATATCCGGAAGAAAGTAGTTGATAAAGAATAAGAGACAGTCTATAATAAACGAGTTATGAGAGTTAACGACAGAAACGTAGCATTACAGGATATTAACGAACACTCAGCAATAGCAGTAGAAGGTGTTCATCAGATCTCAAGTAAAGATGAGCTTTATAGTAAAGCTGGTCTAGATTTCGAGGTAGAGCAGGTCAATCTAGGAGAAGCCACCGGAAACGACAATTTCGACAGGTTTTACGGATTGCGTAATAATAAGACTGGTCAGGTTTACGCTGTTACTGGTCGTAAGTATGCACCGATTCAGAATCATGAATTAATTGATGCATTTGACGAGGTTCGTAAAATGTATGGAGCAGATTATAAGGCTGCTGGTGTTATGCGTGGTGGTAGTCGGATTTGGGTACAGGCACAATTGCCAAAAGATTATACATTTGAGATTCCTAATCGTAAGGGTGATAAGATTAATTCCATGCTTACAATGTTGATTGGTCAGGATGGTATTGTGTCTAATTGTATCTTCCCGACGTCAATGCGAGGTGCATGTAATAATCAGTTTGTTGCGATGACTAAAGAGTCTACTCGTGATTATCGAATCCAGCATTTTGCTAATTGGGAGAAGCGATTGGACACAGTTAAGGAAATCTTCGCTAAGAATATTAATAGCTTGAAGAACATGTACACTGATTTTGCTAAGCTTGATAGTAAGGCAATTTCTAAGGAAGAGTTGTACAACTTCCTCGGTCAATTATATCCGATGAAAGATACAGAAGATGAGCGTACAATTAATCGTCACAATGATATTGCGGCATTGTTCTCACGAGGTGCTGGTAACCTTGGTAAGTCACGCTGGGATGCATTTAATGCAGTGACTGAATATGTTGATCATCATCAGCATGCAACTCGGATGGCAAATGCTATTGAGAATAAGAATCATGAGTACATCCAGAACCGAATTGGTAGTTTGAGCACTCCAGGTGGTCAGATGGATCGATTCAAGCGCCGTGCATTAAATCTGCTAACTGGTACTGACAGATTTAAGAAGCCAATTGTCAAAGAACCAGAAATTATGATAGCTGGTTAATAAAATCTAACAGCTTCTAGCAACCCCCGGAAACGGGGGTTTTTCTATCACCAAATCTTATATTCTTTATATATTTAAATAGGAGAGAACCTTTCGGAAACGCAGGTTTTTTATGTCTGATCAGTAGGATAGTTCGACTAAATAATTATATGAACGTGGTTGAGTTGAAAGCAAAACCCAGCGTGAGAAGATGGCTTCGAGCTAACGAAATTAATATAAAAGTTATCGAGAAGTGTCTTAATATAATTCTGAATCAGGTTCGTATGAAGAAAAAGCCAGATCATACTGAACTGCAGGTAATAAAGTCAAAAGGAGACAGTAGTGGTTATTATTTTGGATTTAACGAAGTTTATATAACAGAAAATTTAGATCAACACGGGTGGGGTAGAGAAAAAAAATTAGATACATTTGTAAGTCATTTTCTTCATGAGTTTAGACATTGGATGCAAGACAATGTATTTGGGGTTGCAGAATCTAAATTAAATTACACAGATGAAGATTGTGATAAAGAGCGGAGAGCTTATTGTTACAATAAGTGGGAAGTAGATGCAAGGAGATTTGAAAGAAGGTATAAAAAAGAATTTATCGAAGTTTATCATATTTTAGAAAAGTTATCCGATAAACCAGACTTGAGTTAATTAAAATAGTAATTATAATAATTTTATGGATATGAATATTAGTGAATTCGAACGAACAAAACCTACACAAGCTTATGCTGCTATTGATAGTGCTATTTTTAAGTATCGTCAAATAGTGAGAGAACACACACACAACGGTCAGCAATTAATTATGGAGAGTGCAGATGCGCAACGTATATCGTTAGCACAGCAAGTAGTTGCTGATCTTGAAAATATTAAGCAGGTATTTTTATCTGGTAATTAAGATATTATAATATCTTGTACCTCATCAAAATAAGGAGTTATTTTTTGTAGCTCACCGGTTATTCTTTCTTTAAGTTTTTCTTTCAACTTATTATCTGTAATACCAGTGTTTTCGATTTCAACTTTATATTTATTAGTAAGTTTTTCTGGGTAATTAAATTTCATTAATTTATCAATCGTATCCACATATGTACGTTGCCCTAATGGATAAGACCATATTAAATCTTTATCTTTAAAATGATAATTATAATGAGCTAACATATCAAAATATGTCATTGTTTTATTATACAATTTAAAGCTTTTTATTTTAGCTCTGCTAACAAAGTATTTTTTAGGTTGTAATAATCTATTAGCTAATGTTAAATAGAATGGAGTACTTACAGCTCCAATATAACAACCAGTGCCGAGAACGTTATCTAATGCATATGTACCTGCTTGAAAGCCTGTCTTACTATATAGTTTACTATTAACATATAATTCTATATAACCTTTTCTCAGAGACACATTAACAAAGAAATAATTATATCCAGAATTAAGTTGAGTTAGATCAAAGTCTATTTGAGTTCTAGTTTTTGGTATTGTACCTGTAGATGAATATTTTGGTTTTGTTTTTAATACTACTTTAAATCTATTTTTATTGGCTCCTATTTTACGAAGATAATAAAACGATGTAACAGATTTAGTTAATTCTAAACTACCTAAATTAAGATTTGTAAAACGTTTACTATAAATTATAGTTAATTTTTCATCTAATTTAGTTAATCTAAATCCAAGACCTCGCTCTTGAATAAATAAAATATACTTTTTATATACACCGTTTTCAAAATCATATATTAAATCAATATATGATTGTTCGAATGTTGAATTTTTTAAGTCACAGAACTCTCTACTTCTTTGTAGTATTCGGTCATTATCGAGTATAGAAATAATATTATTATCATGTAATACAATTATATTATTTTCATCATCTATTTGTACTCCGTTAACTCTAGATTTTTTATCTAAACCGGATGTAATAAGATTGTTACTTGTATCATGAGAGCTAGTCGGTTCAAAAAATGTTTGTGCATTTTTTTGTAAATAGTTTCGTAAATCTCCTGCCGATGTAGGACTACTTCTTCTAATTACATATGGCTTATTATCATTGTCAAACGATATTTCATTCCCGAAACCATTATCAGCATCTACTTTATATATTGTTTCACCAGTAGCTCTATCAATTATTTTTCCCTTTTCACCTTTAGTATCAGCACTAACACTATTTAAAATACTGTTAGTCTGGTTTGTATTAGTATTATATGTAAAGAAATTTTTCTCTGTTACAGGATTAAACAGTACATGTACTCTTTCTTCTCCAACTTCAAAATCGTCTATAATGCCTTCACTTACAGGTGTGTCTTTTAAGTCTTCGACTTGACTAATTAAATTATTATTAGCATTATAAACATATATAATAGGACCAACATAATCAGGATGTCTACCTAGTACATAAAATTCTGAGAAATTATCTTTACGTCCTATACCTATAATTTCAATTTCAACATTACCGTCTTTTACAACAACTTCATCATATATTTCAAAGTCATTATTTAAAAATAATAGTTTACTTATGTTACCAGATTCTGTATTTTCGACTGGTAATATAATATTTGGGGTAACTAAGTCTGTGTTAAATATTCCGAAACCTTCATCAAAATAATTACCTACTATTTGGTATGCAAACGGTAAAGTATTGTTTTCTGTATACATCCAAAAACCTGTACTAAAGTCACCAGTAATATCTGTTTTAAATCTACCAAACGACTCTCCATCTAAAATAATTTCATCTTCTTGTTTAAATTTATAAGGTTGCAATGGTACACCTTTAAAATTCATATATTGTACACCTGTATGATTGGTTCGTTCTACGTCTGTTGCATCTAGTGGTAAAGCTGAAGCAACATTATATTTTGTATTATATGCTTTAAATAAGTTTTCGTAATCGTTATCTCCTACGTGATAAAAAATATAATCATTATTAGGTTCAAATGTTAGACAGGATGATACATCAAATGTTTGTGATGTTTCTGCACCTGCAGCTGTTATTACACTATAATAAGAAGTACCTGTTAATGCATTTGTAAAGTTAGTAATATTAGGATTATAATATCTGTCAACCCACATTCTTTCTCCAGTACTACTACCTGACAACCAACTACATAGATACACTGGGTCAATGTCATTACTAAAAGAATTACTTTTTACAGTTTCCCTACGTTTAAATACTTTGTCAGACATTAGTGGGTTATCACCAGCTACAGATCCAATATTTTCTAATTTAGAATCTTTAATGTTTAGAATAGTATATGGTGATATAGAATTAGGTGTAGTAAAATAAGTTAACTTATTAGGTTTAAATACAACATCATATGTACCAATGTTGTATGATAAACCTATCTTATCATAACCGCGTTGTTGGTTTGTTCCTGCATTTACCTTTTCATAAATTCGATTTAGATAACCAGGTTCAGAATTAAAGTGATTATTTTCTGAATAATATTCATGTAATGTAGCTTGGTTTTTTAACGGAAAAAAGTCAGCATGAGATTTAATTTTATTTTCATTACTAATACTTTTGTTATAATAAAAATTATAGTTATTAGTAAACACAAAATAATTATTACTAATATGATCGACAACAGTTGATGTATTTAAATCGACTGTATCTGTATTAAAAGATGAAGTGTATTTAGTATAGCTATTTGGAATATGTTTAAAGTTTTTAGTTAATACATTCCTAGTAATATCGAAGTATGATGTACTTAGAGCTGCTGCTGAAGTAAAATTACCAGGAGATGCTGATACACTTAAATTGTCAAGTGCGTTACATACTCTACCTGCATTAGTAGGGTTTAATAAACTTATTTTATTATCTTCTAAAGCATATCTAAAATAACAACCAGCTGGTCCATCTGATGTCCATGGTATAGTGAGTCTGGATGCAGATTGAGCTGACGTAGGTGATACATCAGCTGCATCTATATTAAGACCATTTATAGCTTGTAAGTACCAAGTTACTGAATCATACTCTTGACTAACTATTATTCTATCTTCTACCTTTTGTTCGTTATCTGCTGATACACTAGTTAATGTAAATGTATATAAAAACTGACTACTTAAATTACCTACTTGTGTTGTGTTACCACCACCATCAGCACCTAGTGCGGAACCAACTGTATCAGTAAATTGAGACGCAGCGACGAATATAGCTGATACTCCACTTAACGCATCTTTATTAGTGTAAACATTTTTTAAATATTTTCCATCGTTACGTATTGTTGATGAAAACACATCCACTGCATCTTTAGTAAATGGTATATCTAATTCTGCAACTGTAGAAAGTGGATGTAAATTAGTAAGAGTATATTGAGTATTGTAATTGGTTTTTTTATCTTTTACATCTTGGTTAAAATAGTATTGATCAACAGTTAAACCAAAGTCGAAGTTCTCTCTATATTTACGAAACACAATCTTTGCATCGTGAGTATGGCTATACTCAACTGGTATAATGTTTTCGGTGTCTATAGAATTAATCTTCATTTCTTAAACACTATTTTATCCTAGTTTTACTCCTGAAAAATATGAACCAGCTCCATACATTCGTTTCTCACCAGATGATATTGTTATTGTGTCTCCTGGTTCAATCCATTCTAAGTGATTGAATGTTTGAATTGCACTCCCTCCTGATCCAGAAGATTGTCGCCAATTAGTTGTGAAAATTTTGTCACCCTGTGAAGAACCTGGTCTAGCTCTATATATTGAAGCTTCAAATCTAGAAGTACTCGGGCTTCTCCCGTCTAGTAGACCTATAAATTGTACCCATCCAGCATTAAATGACCCGTCTGTAGGATATGTTATTTTAAACGGATTAATAGAAGCAGTTACCGATGGATTATAATCAGTTGGATTCAAATCCCATTTACTAAATCCTATATATCTCATATTCTGAGATCTACCATGCATAGTTGCTTTAAAATTAGTAGCTGATAATGTTAGCTTAGTTGTACTTAAAGCACTTGAACTTGTAAATGTAGTATTAATTTGTGATAGTTGAGATTTTAAATTAGCAATCTCACCTTCATGTCGTTCAGTCATTCCAGATAATGTAGCTAAATGAGACACAGCGTTAAAATTAAACTGTGTTAGTCCTATAGACCCACTAACATCTTGATACGTCGTTATATGGCCAGCCGATGAATCTTTTGTTAGTATATCAAAACCAGTGACTGTGGTAAATACTGTAGATGTAACAGCACCGGTTTCGTCACGACCTTGAATTAGTTTGTCTTTAAATGTTATGTTGTCTTCACCAATTACAAAGTCTTTAAAGGCTAGTAGTTTGGTGCCATTATTGGTTTCAATAATGATCTTATCGTTGTTGAGTATTTCCGTACCTACATCTATATCAGAAATATTAATGATTTCGTCTTCTATGGCCATATAATTATTTAATTCCTATTAGTAATTTACAAACGCTGTAATTGTACTTGTTGTTGTTGTCAATGAGTCGCATCCGCTAACATCATATAAATCTACGTAAAAATACCCACCAGAAGCAATCCCAGTCATAGATGTTCCTACACCAACACCAACATTTGTGAAATAGTAATCTGTTAATGATGTTTTTGTTCCTGTAATATCTATAAGAGGTATTGTTATGGTTTTAGTACTTAAATCTAAATCTTTTAATAAATCGTTACAATTCCAAGTTAAAAATCCACTTAAGTGGATGAAACTAGAATTAGCAGTTAGTGGTATATAATATAACTCTGGGTTATTAGGTAAGTTTATTACTCCTGGGCTAGTACCAGATTCAATAGACGCTGCGGCTCGTGTTCTATATTTAAATGATACTTTTGCATTTTCTTTTGGTAGACCTGTATTTGCATCAATAGTATTACCTAATTGAACTTGAACAGCATTACCAGTATTAGATTCAGAGGCATGTACATTGACATACTCAGTTGTAAATCCTATGTTAAATTGTTGTACACTTACACTTTCACTTGTTGTAGATAGAGTTGGATCATAACCAGATTTTCCAGGTATATCTAAATCTAATAGACTTAATCCTAAAACTTCAGGGTTCTTATTAATAAAAGTCAGTAACACCTTCTCATTGTCTTCATCATTATTAAAGTAATCTGTTTTAAGTAGATTAACATCTTCATATGTAGCAATAGGTGGTTTATACATTTTAAACTTTACATCTATTACATCTACTTGTTGATCATCTCTATAAATTGTAAAGTATATATGTCTGTCTGATTTTTCAGTAAAATCTGTTTGTATTACATGCTCAAATGTTTCACCTGTTAATGAAGGAACAGTTGTTCCAGATAATGCTCTTGTTACAACTAATTCTTCACCGTCATCAAAATCTACAACAACTTTATTTATTTTATAATTGTTGTTAACTTCATAACCAGCATTTAGTCCAGACAATGAAAACGTAACGTTAGTAGTACCAGTTAAAGACTGTGATTTAGTCTTTGTACCTCCTGTGGCTGCTGGTGTTGCTGTTACTGTATATGTGTACGTATTCATATTATTCTGGCTCGCCGCCTTCTAACGACCACGTGTTCTTCGTACCTTTATCTGTAGGTTTACTTTTTAGATTACCACCTTTAGTTGTATTAGATCCACCTGCTTTTTTACCACCTGTGGTTGAACCAGCATCTGGTTTTGGAGCGGGATTAGTTAAATTTAGACTTTTACTGTCAAGTGTTGTAATTTCACCAGCTGTGCCTGATTCTGTTTTTCCAGTTGTATTAGGTGATAGATTTTCATTCCAGCCTGGTGGGCGACCTTCACTATCTCCAATGTCACTAACATTCCCAGCTACTCCTGTTCCTGATGATGTAGTACCACCTGTTTGAGTTCCATGTTGATAATTTCCGTGTTCACTGTATTTCGTAAGACCTGTGGCTTTTATCCAACTGGAATCCCTTCCAGCTGCTAACTCGCCACCTGTTTTCATATCGCTAGTCGTTGCTTGTCCACCAGCAGTTTCTTCCTTAGGTGGTATACCTGCTTCTTCATCAGCTACTGCTTTGTTGTAGTTAGATACCATAGTCTCAGCCATATTTTTTGCACCTTCGGTAAGAGAATAATAATCATCTACACCTTTATGATCTTCATCTGGTCCATCTTCTGGTATATCCCATTTTGCTTTACATACAAAGTCTTCACCAATACCAGGTATATTCGGTATCGGGGTTAGGGTATTATTTCTTAGGTTTGCGCTTGGTATATGTGTAAACCCAATCTTCTTAAAATTATCAACCCAGTTTCTTGCATCTATACCAATTATAGGATAATCAGTATCAGGGTGTGTACGAGTTAATAATTCATTCATTTTATCTGGTGGACTTGGGTGTGCTGGGTCGAAATTTAAAACCCAGTTATATGTTCTATCTTTCTTTTTTACACCTTCTTTATTCCAAATTTTTATTTGTTGACCAACAATATCTGCTTCTAAGAATGCTTTAGCAATAGAACCCATTATACCGTCTGCATGGTCTTGTTGTTCAGATGACCTACCAGATCTAGCATGTTTCATTTTTACAGTTCTTCCATACCAGTCATTATAATCATCTCCGTTTATAAAATTATCTAATACAACAGTTCTTACAAAAATACTATATTTACTATTTACATATAGTCTGCCCCATGCAAGGCGACCTTCGTGATATAAAGCTTTGAGGTTACCTTGTTTTGCTATATTCAGCTGTTGGTTAGATGCAGCAGCTTGACCACCTCTACCACCCATGGTAATTGGATCTGGTTCCTCGTCTTGGAACTGCATTTTATTACCCTGACCGGCGGCTGTTATTACCTCTGATGCGGCTTGGCCTCCTCTTTCTAAAATAGAAAATGATCCAGATGTATCATCAGCAACTTTATATCGTATTTTCTTATCAGAATATCTACATTTTAAATATGTATCCCATATATCATCTTCGACCTTTATATGGAAGTCTCCACCAGATACATCTATATTTTCTAATTCGAGAGCTGGTTTAAAGTTTTTAATTATTGTCGGAGATTCTGGTATCTTAGGTATATGACCAGTTCTAGCGACTTCAATTGTTTTGTCAACTTGCTCAGGTTTTATTCCTGTAATTTTAATATCAACATCTTGTTCTACATATTCTGGTTCAGAACCTTCACATAATGTAATATGCGGTTTATATTGATCTTCATTTAAGGTAGATGATATTACCTGTTTCGCTGGTACTACCATTTCTACATCAACAGGATCATCTGATTCAACATTAACTAATTTTTTACGAAGGTTCTTAGATGATTCTTGTAAATAATCAATCTTAGTTTTCTTAGGTTCTTCTATCTCATCTATCTTTTTCTTATTCCATGGCTTAGTTATTTTTACACCAGTAACTTCAAATTTATGTAATTCGAAGTTAGCAGATTTATCACTTGTAGTATATGATAGTCCAACATTTAAAGGTGGTAGTAAATTATCCCTACGTTCTAGTATACTCCGCATTCCTTTCCATGTATCATAACTTTCTCCGTTTGCGTTTGTATTAGTGTTAACATTTAATCTAAATTCTAAAATTGTATTATAGTCTGTTGCGCTTGTAAGCTTATTATATACAGTTACCTTAGTACCTTTATTAGTTAGATCTATTCTATAATCTACAAATTCTGCTGAAACTGCTGATGTATGCATTGGTACAGTATTACCAACTGCACTCATAGCTACTGAAGTTAATACTTGTGTACCATGATATGCACTACCTCGTATACCTACTGAGCAAGGAGTTGCAGTATATGAAGTACCGTCGAACCATCCATTTTTTTCTTCTGACGTTGAAGCGAAATTACCACCAATATCAAAACCAACTCCTATTAAACTATCAGCTGGTGATCCGTTACCTATGTTACCTACATTTTCATAACCAGTATTTGGTGACCAATCTTTTCTTTTAAATAACCCAATTGTCGATTGTGCAGTACCAGCTACCTCATTAGAACTAAAGTTTGCTTCTGCATACCCTAAAGTAGAACCAATACCATTAGGTATAACGTAATGATCTGTTTCTGGATTTTTAAAGAATGATAGACAAAATCCTTCACCAGCGCCGGCTGGTGCCCATTGTTGTATCCATCTAGTAGCACTGTTACCTACAGATTGAGTGCCACCGTATGCTGTAGGACTAGGTACAGTAAAAGATCGAGCTCTAAAATCAACTCTTATTGTGTATTGAGGGTCAAATGCAACATACTTTGGATTGTATGTTATAAAACCACCACTATATAACATTGGAAATGCTACATCCCCAGAAAGAGCATCAATAGTTACATCTTTATTATCTAGTATTAAATTAAAACCTAAGCTGCTTGTAGCTTGGACATACATAGGGGCAATTTGATAATCAGGAGATCTTTCAATTTCAACTCCATCAGATGGATTAAACCATGATGGTCGACCGTTACGTATGGTATTACCTACAATATATAAATCTGAATTTATATGTCCGTTTTCAAATGTAAATAAATTATTAGTAAATTTATCTTTAGGAATATATGTTTTAGCGTCTAATAAATAAAAATCAGAATTTATATCTTCAAATATATAGTTATTAACACTTAAACCATCTCCATCATCTGTATATCTTCCTAAAAATGTGACCGAGTATCTTGAATTACGTTTATTATAATTAATAAGTGGTTTTGTTATTGAATCAAAATCTGTGCCCTCTGAACAAGGGGCAGTTAATTTATATAAATCAGACTTTTCATCTGTTCGTATTGTTTCTAGATTTCTTGGATAAACACATTTTTTATAGTTTGTTTCTTTGTCAATTTTATATATAATAGGAAGTGCTCCTTGTACAGCTTCATCACTAGAACCCGGGCAGCGATCTGCTGACACAGAACTTACAGTACAAACAAACAGTTCTTTAGTCTCATCGTTGTAATATACATCTGATTGTTTTGTACTAAAAGGCATATAAAATATTTACTAAGTTACTATAGATTTCGAACTAACTTTAACTTTAAACAATCCATCTTCAAATTTGTATCTTTCTGTTACAGTTTCAGCTGATGTCTGTACAACTATTGTATCTTCAATAATATCAAAATCTAAAATATTACTTGTTGATAATATATTAGATTTCGTATCACCAGATGAATGCTTATTAAACACATTTACAAAAGCTGTAGATAATGGATCAACTGTCTGCGAATGTACGTTCCTTACATAAATTTCTCCAGCGCTAATAAATTGTTGATCAAATAATCTTACAGGAGAAGTTGTTGGATTATTAGTTGCTGATGCTTCATATGTAGTTGTAATACTTGAATATATAGCAGATAATGCAATTGAATAATAAGGTACTGTAGTATCTGTAAAATAATCGACTAATAAATCTGTTGATGTACCTGGATGATTACAAAACGGTCCACCGTCAATAGCAGATACAGCGGATACTGAACCACAAGATAGTGCTATTGTATGTAAATCAGAACATGAAAAAGCTGTGTTCGTATGAAATATATGAGTACCACTTATAGCATAATGATCTGTTAATGGAGCTGCAAACCCATCAGATACACTAGAGCATAATGTAGTATTACTTACAACAAATTCATCATATACTCCTGTTACATCAGTATATGTAGTACCACCTATTAAAGCTTGAGCTGTTAGAGCTTCTAGTAGTGGAGTGAAATATAATGCATCGTAATATTCTGCAGCCGTTGTACAACTTGTATCTGTTGAGGATGACTCTGCTTCATAATATGCTGTTCCTGCTTTTCTCTTTGGGTATACTGGCTTTATAAAATAAAACTCATTACCATATACATCGCTCCGTAATTTAATGCCAGTTTTGTTGGTTATTAATAGATCTGTGAGTCTTGAAGATTCTGGATATATATTTAACACACTAATCGGATATGTATCAGTATTCTTCCAATCTATATGCCCTATTTCATCTTCCCAAAAACTAATATTATCTTCTCTCTTATTAATACCTGCAGTAGAATATTCTAAACTATTTTCTAGACTTTGATATCCATAATTACGTAATAGTTTATTATCATAAAATTCTATAGATGATTTCTGGTTTTCATTTTTATACACATTTGTTTTTGCTGTAAAAATTAATGGTAAGTTTTGTTTTAATTTAATATTACGAAGTATTTCACCAGTTCTACTATTTTTAATATAACCTACAGCTTTCATACCTGGTTCGTATTTATACGGATTAGGTATTAGATATTCTCTTCCTTTAAATGCAGATAAGTTTACATTAAATGTTAAGCCTCTTGAATAAAAATTTGTTGTACCAGTATTTTTATATGATAATTGATATGGATATATATCTGTATGTTTAAAATCTACTGCATCGCTAAATAAATTTGGCCCATATCTTTGAGTTAAATTATTTGTTGGATTAGTAGTTCCAAATATTTGACCTATTATAGCACCTTGTTTATTACCTTCAAAATGATATAAATCATTAGCTATATATTTTTCTACTAAATCTTTTTCATGAGTCCATATTAAGTTTGATAATGTTTTTTCTTCTCCTCTAAAATATCTTCCAGGTAGTCTTTTATAATCTGTGTATGTATCATTAATACTGATCATACTATCTGGTGTGGATATACAATTTGTTCGTACTTGTAATTGTTTCCCGTCTTTATTAATAGATAGTAATTGTATTATTTTTTGTGGATCACCTTTTTTATGGTAAGACTCGTTCCATACTTTCCGTGCGAGATTTAAAACTAAGTCTTTATCTACTGAGTGAATATCATAGATAAAATTATCTGTAACATAGTTCTTTAATCCTATTTTTATATTATTCGCAATTTTTGGTAAATTAATCTCATGAATTAATGTATCTGTACCTTCTTTAATAAACTCGTTATTGTTTAGTAATCTAGAAATATAATTTTTAATATATTTTTCAATACCTAGTCTTGATGTTTTTAATTTATTTTTAGGGGTAGCAAATTTAACTTCTTCTCTTAATTCCCTAACATTTTTTAATTGATTCTGTATTACTTCTACAAAGTAAAAAACAGATAATTCTAGTTCGTATATATCATCTGTATCTATTCTTTCAATAAATGCTGCTACATTTGAATCTAAAGATGATAAATTTAAATTCTCTAAAAACTGTACATATATTTTTCTAGTATAATCATTATCAGCATTAGTATTAATTTGTTTTTGATCTTTCCATTCAATCAAATAGTTATTATACTTAATAGATAATTCAGATGCATCAGAAATATCTTCATAATATCCTTTCCATTCAAGAAATGTTAATGGGTTGGTTGTATTTAAATCTATTGTCATATATTAAGTCCTTTCCTTATTTGATAGTCTAGATTCTTATATACTATACCACCAGTATTATCCCAGTTCGCACTTAACGAAGAATTACTACGAGTTATACTTGTATATTCATTATCAAAATCTATGATACTATTTTTTATATTTTCATTCGCTGATGTTGAATCATATGTCGTGAATGGATAGAATTCATATAGACCATCTAACCCACTAGAACCAGTAATTGATGTATCTAATGGCCAACCCCAGTTACTATATACATTATAAGATGATAACGGGTATGTGGAGTCTGCAGTAGCACCACCGCGGCTGGTCGGAGGAGTAAAATCGGATGTCCAAAGCGCGGCTCTTGTTATTCTAAACTCGTCTATATAACCATGCATACTGTCTATATTAGAGGAGGGATTTCTAACCCGAGCACCAATATAAACCGGATATGATGTACCTCCACTACTTTTAGGTTCAACTAGATCCGCTGGACCATTCGCTGGGTCGTACCAGTAATTTCCGGTGCTTGATCGTGTAGTAAATCCACCCTGATTCACTCCTGTATTAATTGGCCAAGGCTGAGCATCCTCATCACTCTTGGCCTGTAAAACACCATCAATAAAAATATAAAAATAAGCACCACTCCTTACTGCTGCAATATGATGCCATGTATCGGTAGAAACCGTACCGTTAGGTGTTCTCATATCTATTGTTTCTGTCCCATCGGTACCGGTTGCTCTTATTAGCCAACGAACCGCTTCATCTGCGGTAAGCTCTAAAGCATGTAGCATATTATTATTAGTTCTACAGCCATGACTAAATACAGCTTCGTAATCATCAAATGATTCGGCATAGAACCAGCAATCAATAGTAAAATCGTCTGTACCAAAGACGAAATCATCATGAGGACCTGCACATAAGTAATCCGCATTGGTGCCGCCACTATCTCCATCAATCTTAATTGACCCGCCGGTAAACTTCGACTGTGTAGTACTATGAGTTGCATTCCTATTCGCAGTAATAGTATGTGTAGTTGTACTAGTGCTAGAATCAGAAAAGGATGAACCACTACCTACGTTTCCACGAATCAGGAATACTGGATTTATTGTAGATACCTGTGTTGATGCAACTTTTTGAGGTTTAATTAAAGTAAATTCGTTATTAAATTTTTGTCGAGCTACAAAATTCGTATATGCAGTAACTGTATATGTTGATGTAGATATTTTATTATCAAAATCTACATTTCTGCCATCAGCGGAATTAGTATAATAGTTTGAACTAAGTCTTAAATTATCTCGTTCGTAGTCTCCTAACAGTTTTGTAATCTTTATACTGAATAAATCATATAACCGTTTTAACTCTGGAGGTGGTGTAGGTAATACAATATCTATATCTTCATTAAAGAAGTCATAAAAAGCTTGTAAATTATCTAAATTACAATAATCTACATCACTATTATTAGCCACGAAGTTTGCTATTTTTTCAAATATAGTCTTACCAAATACAGTTGGACTTGAACTCGCCTCACCTACAAATGAAGTAAATATACCATCAAATAAATTATCATACTCATGCATGAAGGATTGAAATCTATAACTTTTTAATGTTTGTGAATAATCTATATCTTCATTTATTTTATAAAGTTCAGTGTCATTAGTAGAAGGACATATTGTAAATGTATAGGACCCTTGTATGTAGTTAGCGTTTTCAACACCTATACCTACATTACCTGTATTACCGGTATTACCATAACCAACATTACCACTATACCCAGATAAAGAACTTTGTGTTGATAGAGAAGGTACCCGACCAGTTACATTTAATGTCCATGTACCAGCGCTAAGAGGATCTATATTAGCATATAGAAAACTGCTTAATTGAGTCTTGCCAGTAGATGCATTATATGGAAATTTGTTTGTACTTATACTAGATATATTACTTGTATGTAAATCTCCATCTTGCTCCCAAGTAGCATGAAAAGAATAATCTGATGCGAGAGTTGAAGACCAAAGAAAATTAGGATATAATTTTAATATATTCATATCCTTATCTGCTAAGCTTATAAACAATTGAAATTTATCACCTTGTCTTTTGTAATTGATACCAGACATTTCTTTCATACCTGTTGATGTAAATGATAGCTGCTTAATTGCAGGATTAGTAATTACTACTGAATAACCTGTAACTGTTTGTGGTTCTCTCTCAACTCCGGTATTAGGTGAGTAATGGGTATATTTTCCAACAGCACCAGTTTCTAAAAAGTTTCTATTTGTTGTGTTTAAATCTCCATCTAATCCATCTACATAGAAATTTTTAACTTTATGTTTACTTGTATCGAGTTTGAATAATAATTTTACACCTGGGTCAATATTCGGTATATCGTCGTAATATATAAACTGTACATCTTTTCTACTGGGTCGTCTTGATCCACTTAAAGATGTTACACCAGCAGATGTTGTTCTAATACTTTCAAAACTTGGTAGACTATCAACTGTTGCCCCTAATAAAAATGGCTCTATTCCTTCGTCTTTAAATTTTTGTACTTCTTCTTCTAATATAGGTCTATCAGTTATTTTATTAGTTGACGGGTTAATTCCGTAATATATATTATTAAGTTCAAATGATAAACCTTCTGTGTTGTCAATTCGCTCCGGGGATGAACCAGATACAGGTTCATAAAATGCATTAAATGGAATTAAGTGTGCGTATTTATTTTTAGTGTCATATGGTTTAGCCTTACTGCCACTAGATGTAAGATATAATGTATATTTTCCATCTTCTGGTATATCTTGCCATGATGTTGAGACACCTACATTAAATGTAGTGTTTTTTGATCCTGCTGGTATTTGCCAACTACCCTGATAAAGAGATGCACTTGACCCAGTCATTTCTTTAGTAAAAGCAGTGTTAACTTTTATATCGGTTTGTATGTAGTTGTATACTGAAACTGATGCAGTTAATGTATTAACAATTGCGTCACCGTTTGCATCAAATAGATATTGAGATACTTTATATATACCAGGAACTTGATACGTATGTTCAGTAGTTAAGGTATCAGCGGCGCTCAAAGAATAACCGTCACCAAAATCCCATAATATATGATTGTTGGATAGTTTAGGTTCGAACATACTATCCATACCAGATACAAGAGAACTAAATGTAAATTTCGAAATACGTGTAAACCCAGCACCTGATAACCAAGCACATTGGAGCCCTGCGAGTGGAGCAGGTACAGTACCAGAAGTATTAACAGTTACCGTAAACGGTACTTCTACAGATTGCGGTCCTTTTTCCGTACTATCAGCCATTAATATTCAACAACGCGTTTGTTAGTTTTGCTAGATATAACTTTAATTTTATCTTTAAATAAAAGTGTGTTTTCAATATAAGGTATTTGATACGGTCGTAGTCGCAATCTGGTTTCAATTGGTTTTATATCTCTACCGTTGTAAATCGGATTATAAATACAAAATGAAAGACCTGGTATTGCTCGTTGTACATCCGTCCTTACCGTATGTATGCTTTCTATTCCGGGAATTTTTTCAATTTCATTATTTAAATATCTTACATCTATTAACCCACCTAATTTAATAGTATTAATATAATTTGTTATTATATTAAACACTTTAGTTTTCAAATCTTCTTCATTAACTAAAGACCGAGCTCTACGTACTATTTGTAATTCAGTATAATCTTTATATATTGTTTTATAACTCTCACCAGACATTTTTAATGATAAGTCTAAATTTAGATATATCGGATCAATAAATGCAATTTCACTGTTAAGGAGTTTGTAATCTTCAATTTCACTTCTTATTTTTTCTTTTAATGAATTAGATAGATAATTAGACCGTGTTACTACAGTTTTATTTTTACGTAAATTAGGAACAATAGTTAAATATATATTATTTGAATCAGAACTATCTGCAAAATAATATTGATTAAATAATGCATTAGTGTCTGTACTGTAATTAGTCAACCCTAATTCATCGTTAATATATTTTAAATAGTCAAGTGTATAATCACTATTATTTTGTACTATTACATCATATATTAAGTTTTTATAATTTCGTTGAATAAAAGCTTTATAATCTCCTTTAGTAGTTAATTTATATTCCGAGCTAAAGAACCGTGGTGCATTTTGTTTTATTTCTGATACTTGTTCTTCTTCTCCAAAGTCGGTACTATCTTCAGTATTGTTTACTGTTACATCTACGGAAGTTTCGATAGTTAAATAATTTAATGATGTATCTTTAACATCATCTAAGATTTGATCGTACCTGGTTGTATTATAAATATTAATTGAATTATCTACAAATGCATTTTTTGTAACTTTACCATTTGGTCCAGATGACTTAATGTAATAAACACCAACTTGATCTTGTTCGTTTAATTTCTTTCCATTAACACCATTACCAAATTTAATTTCATATTTTTTATTTTCATTATACCTAATTTCAAATGCTCTTTCATTTGCATCTGCTAGAAAAATACTCGGGACTCTTTTCCATGTAAACCATTTATTTTGTTCATTAATTTCTTTTACGTAAACAAAAATATTAAAGTGATCAATAATTGTATCTCCACCAGGTAATAAATTAATAACTTCGAATTTTTCTCCTACAGGATTAATAGTAGGATATTCTTCAACAGTACCTTCATATAACAATTGATTACCTGTAGCGGTAATTGTTTCAGTTTCACTAGTTAGTTTTTCGAAAGTTAGATCTTCAGTAAATGTAAAAGTTTTACCACCAGTACTTGCAAATGTAAATTTAGGTACAGTGTAATAGCCTGCTGATAAATCAGATGTACCTTTTATATTAATAGGTAAAACACTTGATTGTTTACCAACAGGTTTATAGTCAATTAACTTTACTATACGATTTATATTTTCATATAATTCTGCATCATTAAAATTACTTTCAGAGCTAGTTTGATTTAAATAGAACAGGAGGGTATGATACGAGTACGAAATAATATCTATTAGGGCAGAAATATTGCTGCCTTCAAAGTTTTGATCTGTAAAATTAATATTAGTGTCTTTATTAATTCTAGCTATAATCAGATCCCTCAAGCTCTGTGCATCAAAGCTTGCATAAGCATCTGTCGGTAAGTCGAATTGTGTAAAATTTGCCATTTTATATATACGTAAATCCTGTTGGAGTTAATATTCCGCTAGCTGTCCCTTTTTTATTATTTAATGACGGTATTGTTATAGATATAGTAATTTTATATTCGTTTTGCTCCGGACGTGCTACAACATTAACACTATCACAAACAATACGAGGTTCATACAATGCTAACTCTTCATAAATTGTAGTACCTATTAATTCACCGTTTTCTTTTGAAATATTCTCAAATAGGTATTGTTCAACATCTAAACCAAATGTAGGATTAAGAATTTTTTGTCCTTTTTTAGTATTAAAAATATTTCTTATTGAGTTATAAATCGCCTCTTCATCGTAACTTATTTTTAAATCTTGATTGTTTTTACTAGCTCCTACTGTTTGATCTGATAGATAACTATCTAATTTCAAATCTAAATGTAAATCTGCATAAGAATAATTACGATATTTATCTTTATTCTTTGCATCTTTTAGAATGTCTAATTTAAGAGCCATGTATAATTATTTAATTTTAAAATGCTTAAAAGAATAAATAATTTAAATGAGTAAGTTCGATACATTATTTGAAGCGCAGATCGGGCGATTTGTAAAATCTGGTCCTATTGCAGGGGATTATGTTAAGTTAAAAAATGGATGTGAATCTTCAGACTGGTATAAATCTCTAGACAAGGTAAGACAGGATTATGTTCAGGAAATTAAAACATTATCTGAACAAGGTAAACCACTTATGCTTTCTACTATAAAAAAAGGATTATATGAGACAGAAACAACAGACTCACAAGCTCAACTAGCTGATATTACGGTTGAAATGGCTCCAGGTTTTTATCAAAATAATCTTACAATTCCATTAGAACTCTTAGAGTTTGCTGAAACTTGGGATGAACATAGAGCTACAAAAACTGATCCAACTAATGATCAGAGAGATGCCCAAACATTAAAACCGGAAGTTGTTGAAGATCAGGAGATAGATGGTCATCAAACTAAGGTTCCTGGTGGAGATTATAAATTAAATACTGCAAAGTACTTAAACGCGTAATTCTAAGATACAAGAATAGAAGTTGATCTCTTGATCTATACACTGACTATTCTGATAAAAGTATTTCGAGACTGTTAAAAGACAGTCTCTTTTTTTATCATTATCTATATTAACTCCATAGATATAATCAAACAAATGTTTGAATAGTTCATCATAATCATTATTAAACACTGGTTCGTGACTAATTATATGTTTTCGTATTACAGTATACTTCTGTTTACGGAGAAGATCTAATAATCCATCAAAAAATTCAGCTGATTCAAATACAGCACTATCATTACCACCAGATAAGCTATATTTTTGTAACGCATTAATACCTTTACGGAAATCTGGGTAACAACTATTAGCAATAGCAGAAAATTGTTCTTTATTAATTTTTACATCTTCTGTTTTAACTATGGATATTAATTTAGCTATATATTCATTTTTATCATAATTAAGATCAAATACTTGACATCTACTTTGTAGAGCTGGTATGATTTTATGCTTGTAGTTAGCTGTAAGTATAAATCGAGTTAATTCATGATATTCTTCTATAGAGTTACGAAGAGCTTTTTGTGCATCAATAGACAAACCATCACACTCGTCAAGTATTATAATCTTAATGCTCCCAAAGAGGCTCTTTGTCTGCGCGAAGTTTAATACTTTTGTACGTATTGTGTCTATTCCGTTCTCATCTGATGCATTGATATACAGATACTGACAATTAAGAACATCTGAAACTATAATTTTTGCTAAAGATGTTTTACCGATTCCTGGTCGGCCTACAAATAAAACATTAGGTATATTTTGATCTTCTCGTATTTTATCAAAATACGTACGAGTGTTAGAGTTTAGTACTATTTGATCTAAAGTACTAGGTCTATATTTTTCGCACCAAATATCAGAAACTTCCATTACATGTCTTTTTTAATATCAAAAACTTCAGGTTCAGATAATTTATCAGTATCCATATCAGATACATAATCTGTAGAACCAAATCCAGCATCTCCCCTATCTGCTTCAGTAACTTTATCAATAAAACTAACTCTAGCACCAACTTGAGGGTATAAAACTAGTTGTGCTATTTTCATGCCTTTATTTAAAGTTACATTTGTATCACTAAAATTATATAATTTAACTGCTAAGTCTCCTCTATATCCATTATCAATAATTCCTAAATGAGGTTGTAAGTTATGTTTAAATCCTAAACCACTTCTAGGTTCAACACGGAACCACCATCCATCACTTATATAACCTAAAGTTAAACCTACAGGCACTACAACAGACCCTCTTCCAGGTACTACTACTTCCTCAACACTATATATATCATACCCTGAATCACTGTCGTGCGCTCGCTCTGGTAGCTTTGCATCTGGGTGAGTCTTAACAAATTTAATATCAAGCTCGCGCGAAATTTGTAAATTCATGCCCCTAGTATAGTATAAATTATGTGTTGTTCAAGTAAATAATTTTATGGATGATATTAACCCAGATGATTTAATTTCGCAATTAAAATCAATTCCTGCAGATAGTAAGATGCTAGAACGCGCGGAAAGAGACCATCCAGAGTTGAATAAAGAGGACATTGAAAATTTTGTTATACAAAAATCTTCTAAATTAATTCAAGATAGTTTAGAGTTAATAGATAATATGAAAGAGGTTGTTCATCATATGCCAGAAGCAGAAAACATATCTGCATTATCTGAATTAGTAAAAGCATCTTCCGGAGCTATAGAAACATTAAACAAAATTGTTATACAAGATAAAAAATCTAATACTACAATCGCTTCTAAGAAGATGGATATTGATTCTAAAAAAGAACTACAAACCGCAGATCAAAATCATGCATTAACTATGAGTAGAGAAGAAATAATGGCAAAACTTATAAATGATAAATCTGTAATTAATGTAGACGCTGAAGTAAAAGAACCAGAACAACTTAACTAAGTATACTCATATTAAATGGTCTCTTAAGAGTTTCAATTTTATTCAATAATAAATCAACTTCTTCTTTTGAATTTTCTACTACTAATTCAAAAACACCTGGAACTGTTTTTTGTTTATTACTTACTTTATTTGTAGTTAACCATATTAATAGTTTATATGCACCCCCTAATGTGACAGCTACTATTTCATTTATTTCTGGTTGATTTTCTTTTAATCGTTTATAATAAAAATGATCTGTAACTAAATTTTCTCCATGAGGAACATCTCCTAGATGAGGTGTTGTAATTACTTGCTGTATATTTCGTTTGAAAATAGCTTCTGTTCTTCTACTTAATCCTAAAATATTTTTACGTGTATCTAATTCTAACTTATCATCTATGATACTATTAAAAGGAAATGGTGTTGGATCTGAATCTTCATCTGCATAATGCATATATCTTCCTTGTGGTGTGAGATATTGATAAGAAATAAAACCTACACTTTCAGATACTTCTTGTAATATTGTATCTTCGATGTTTAATTTTTCTTGTAATACTTCTTTGACCTTACTATGACATTTACGATATTTATCTAACCACCATGCGATGAATTCTCCATTTAAATCTTCATTCCCTATATCAAACGATGTTTTAATTTCCTCTAATTGGGTATTTACTTTTTCTGAATCGTCTTTAGTTAGAGGTATTTCTCTCCCTTCAGTTGTTTCTGCTATTAAATTTCCTGTCGCGTTTACATAAATTAACGGATCACCTGTTTCGTTTAATTTTAAAAATTCTCCATCATTTAAGTTTATCTCTAATCGAGATAAGTATTTTGTAGCTTTAGGGTTTTTAGCAAAAGTTTGTAAATTAATATTTGAGTTCGCTAGTTCTTCCCAAAATGTCGCTTCTGCTGTTATAGGATCTGGTTCATATTTTAAACTGTCATAATATTTACTAAGTGCTAAAAAGTTAATATATGATTTTAAAATAGAATTAAAATTTGTAGATGCAATATGGAAGTCAACAGTGTTTGTTAATTTATTATTAACAATATCTGGTACTCCTGTTTTAGATGGTATTGCGCTCATTTCGGTTTATCTAATTTAACACATTCAATTGCACTTGAATATTGACCTGATGCTAGTGTAGTAAGATTTTTTGTTATATACCAAAAACCAGGTATTTTTTTAGCAAATGTATTTTTTTTATTTAAATCTATTGTTATATAAATAAACTTGTTTGCAGATATATTAATATCTCCATTACATATAAAATTAGCTTTTGTTAAACTATTAAGTAATTGTTTTTGTAATTTAATAGTGCCTCGATATAATACTGTATTATTATCAGTCATTTGAAATAACCGTTCTTTAGATTCACTAAATTTTGTGTTTACATCAATATTAATTTTATTATCTTCTCCATCGGGAAGAGAATCAAGACTACTTCTTTCTTCTACACTCTGTATTGTTCCTTCATTACTATAAATATGAAATTGTTTAGTTATCGGATCAAATTGTATTACTTCTTTTTTATTTAAGTCGTTTAAGGTAGCTGTTGGTGATACATCTGTAAATTGTATTTTATTAATATCTACAGGTATATAAGAATAATTTTTTCCGAGTATTAATCCTGCTTCTCTATTAGTATATGTTTGTCTGTTATCAGTAGTTTGGATTTTAACACCACCAGCAAAATTATTACCAAGTATTGTTGTACGAATAGTTCCTTCGGATACACTATTTTGCTGCGTTTGTTTATAAATTTTATTTGTATTACTTCTTATAGATTGTAATTGAAATTGTCCGTTATAATATGTTAATATACCTCCGCTTTGATCTGATGATACATATGTTTTCATTATTTCATTTATTGCGGTCAACGCTGGTTCACCAGCGGGTAAAGAATAATAAGGAAGATTACCCTGACCGTTATCCCAATTTTTTTCATCTATAATATCATCATCACCAGAGAACTGTATTAATATATGCTTTAAAGCTTTACCTGAGTTTACTCTAGTATAACCATTTCTGTATTTAGCTTTTTCATTTAATAGATCAGTATTCCATACTTGTTTTTTATTTGCAAAATGAGTATAAACTACATCTATAAAATAATATACTGATAGTTTATTATTGTTTTGTACAGTATTTTCTTGATCTGTAACAACAAATAGTTTTTCTAATATAACTTCATCTGTATAGTCACATGCTACTCTAGCAGAAGATTTTGTTTTAATTATAATTTTTATAAATAATTCCCCGTCACCATAACTATTAACTTCTGATAATACACCAGCGTGATCACCAAAGTCAACTTTATTTAAAGTACTAGAGTTTTCGTTATTGTTTAGAGATAAACTACCTAAGAGAAATGGTGTATTGTGATTTGTTTCAAATATTATTTGATTTAATGACGAAGAATCAATATATCGAGCTTCTCCTCGATTATTAAAAATAAAAGTAGTGACTTTATAATCTGTACCATTAGCATTAATAGATACATATGGAAAGTCTTTTACTGCTTTAATTTTTGATTGCTTTATATCAGCCATTAGTAAGTCTCTTTATTTCTGCTAAAATAGGGTTAACATAATCAGGTCTTATTATTTTATATACAGCTCCTAACTCAGGGTTATCAATAGGATTAAAAATATTATTTACTAAGCAAATTAACCACCATAAATCTTGAGTACCATATACATCATGAGACAATGTTGTCCATGGCTTGTTACTATTAATTCTTAGTTCATAATAAATATCAGATTGTAAGTCTTCTGGTATAGTAATCTTTTTTATAATATTATAAAAAAAGAATTTATCAGACTTAGCCACTTTAAAAATATTTTCATATCTTACTTCCTCTAAATTCGGTAAGTCAGTTATTTGATTTTGATATTGTTCTAAGTCTGTAATCATAATTATTCTTCTGTTGAAAATACTGGGTTATTAATTGCATCAAAATATAAATTCTGAGTCTCTGGTACTAAGCTTTGTAAAGTTAAATTTATTTTATATCCTTCTGGTATTACTGCTTGAACATCTCTATTACCTTCTGTAGTAATAAATTTTGGTATTACTTTATTTTTTCTTGTACCTAACATCTCAATTTTTATGCTAGATAAAAAACTATATCTATAACTAAACACACCTGGTAGCTTAGCTCTGTAAATAACAGGTGGTGTTAATGCTACACGATTTAATTTGTTAGGCATATTTTGATAAAGTAATAAAAATATTAACCGATAATTTGTTTCATAATTTGGTACAACTCGTCTATTACCTGTAGCAGCAACCCATGGTGCACCAGATCCTGCATTCATAGTAATTTCTTCTCCTGTGTAAGCTGAATCTCTTGTATTATCTAAGAAGAATTCAAAGGTGTGGCTCGGACCGTCAGTAGGGTATGAAAACGATTTAGAAAAGTCAATACCTACTCCAGGCATTGCCATTGCACCTATTAGGTCTGTAAGCTCTCCTATTCCAGTTGTTAATGTTTCATTTACTGTACCACCACCCATTTGCCATTGATTTTGAATTTCTTTATATGTATCATCTAAATATGGTAACTTATAAATAAAGTTTGATCTTTTTACACCATACAACATTTCATAAGCTTTAAGATATTGTGGCATTTTCATTTCTTCAACACCAAATGTTGCTCTTGCTTGTTCTAATATTCTTTCTACAGATTCATTAACAGAACTCGCTCCTTCTTTTACTGCGCTGACAACACTTTGACCAGAGCCGGCGATTTTTGTTATTTGATCCATTATTCCACTTATACCTTTTCCAGCTGAAGTAGCGATCTGTTTTGCAACATTTAAATTACTATAAAAGGCTGGTAATGTAACATAAAACTCTTGTAATTCTATAGCAGGTGTATTATCTCTCCCAACACTGTTTCTTTTAGTTTTTGTCCATTTAAAGTTTTTAACTACATCTATTACAGTACTACCATCAGGTACTAATCGGTCACTTTTACCTTCTACAGTTGCTTGCGCGCCTGCTTGACCTACACCAGAAAGTTTATCTGGTACATTATCTCCAATACCTATGTGAGATTGTTCTTCTCTTACAAATTTAAATAGTTTACTCATTTATTTAATTATCCACCTATACCTTGCTGGGTTAAATGTTTTACTGACGGAGACACTGGAGCTACGTATGTAACTGATTGGTTGTTTATACTAGTATTAATATTACTTTGTGGTTTAATGAACTCGCGTAACTGATTTTTAAAGAATTGTTCTTGTTCTATTGTTGGTGGCACTGTTTGAGGGTCTGGTACTTTTTTAAATTCTAGGCCTCTTCTTGAAGCTTTAAATTTTAGCATTTTTAATTGTTCTTGTATTCCTTCATCTGATAGGTTAGGTAGAGAATTAAAATATTCTTGAGTTGAGTAGTGACCCCCGACTAGTTTGCCCCATTTTTTAATACGTTCTATATCGGCTTTTCTAAGCTTAGATATACCTTCTTTCCGAGCTTCTTTATGTTCACCTCCGTCTGTAAGTCCCTCTACTTCACCCCAGCCTCCTTCTGGTTCTGGTCCTTTATTCCAACCAAAAGCCCAATAGACACTATCTTTTATCATTCCATCAGAAATATTATTATCAACAACTCTTTTAATAAAATCATCAACTGATTTTCCTACCTTTATCATACTTTCACCAATTGAAACAAATATGCTTTCTAAAAAATCCATTACAGGTGTAATAATCCATTCATCTACTTTATCCGCAACCCACCCAAATAACCCTTGTGGTTTACCCTTGTCATCTGTTAAACCTAATGCTGCACCTGCATCTTTATCAAGCATACTAAATGTATTTAACAATGGTTGAAGAACACTGAAAAATTGACCACCAAACGCCTTAAATGTTTCCCATGTTGGTTTATTCCAAAACTCTTTACCTTTTTTACCAGTATCAATAAACCATTTAAACATTGGGGTCTTTTTCAAATATTCCATTATCTTATCCCACATACTTCCAAAGAAGCTAGTCTCACCAGTTTCCTTTTTCCATTCATTAGCTTTCTCTTTTAAAAAGTATTGAAGTACATCTAGACCTAGACCTATAGCAGTGCCAATGCCTGGTACTGCATACGCAATACCAGCAGCAACATCCATTAAACCAAATATTATATTATCTATACCACCAGCTTGAAACTTTTTATAGGCTTCCCAAAATGAAAATAAAGAACCGATAATAGGTATACGTCTCATTATAGGTCCAGTCCACTTAAATATCTTAGGTCCTATCTTAGCTAATAAACCACCGGCGACACCAGCCCCTGCTCCGATACCGAATACTTTACTAAGTTGACCTAAAGCACCAACTGCGAATAAACCACCTAACCATGCAAGAGCAGTTCCTTTCGGTCCTGCTGCTATTTGTTTTTGATCTTCTTCTTGATCTTCTTTTTCCTGCTTATCAAGCATTCCTATATTTGTATCTTGAGTTGATCCAGAAAGACCTGTAGGTTGAAATGTTTGTTTGAGAAAATCTTTAATATCAGCTAAATGATTGGAGATTGTTTCTAACGGAGTAGTGACCATTTTGTCGGTCTTTTGTTCAGAATTATCATCTCCGTTATCTCCGTTTTTGATTACAGGTGGTTTATCTACTTGTCTTACTATCCGACCAACAGATTCCGCTAAACTGAATAATTTACTATTAACCTCTCTTAATTGATTAATAATGGGAGGAATATCCTGTTGTCGGAATGCCTCCATCTCAGATCTATTGCGTTCAATGCTTCTTTGATTACCCATTAAAGCATTGAGTTGTTCTGCAGTCAGTTCTGCCATATAATTATTTAATTATTAGGCAAAGAATACGCGTGGGTCTACTTCGAAGTTTCTTACTGTTTGTATTGGTTTTAAGGCTTTATCTATATGTTCAGAGATAGATGTAATTTTATTCATGCTCAAATGCTTGTATAAAGTCTCTGAAGTTTCAATATCTTCTGTTGTTAGTGTGTCTCCTTCTATTTCAACAGATAGTATATATCTAAAAACAAAATAAAATAATACATCTACAGATTTCATTTCGTCTTTTTTAGTATCAATAACATATTTTAAGTAAGCTAGTTCCTTAGCAATCTCTGGAAGTTCAAATTTAAATAGTAAATCAGTACCATCTATAGTAATAGTAAAATCTGGTATTTGTATATCTGTAATTTCACATTCTACATTTTCATCAGTTTTTACATCATTATACCATTGCTGTAAAATATACAATTTATCTAAATATCCAACATTTTGTTTTGCTTCTTTTCTTATATGATTATTAATAAATTGTAAAAATTTAGTACTGGCAGCAATTTCATTGTTTACATTTCGAGCAAATTCTTCAAACTTAGATTGTAATTCTAAGTTTATCTTATTAATTTCAATTTGTTTTTGACTAATTGGTAAAGTTAAATTTAATTTACTTAACTCACTTAGCTTCTGAATTATTGCGTTCATTAATTAGTTTTATTCCCTTTATCAAATATTGTTTAGCTTCTAAGTATGATAGTTGATCAAATGCTTCATATGTAAAATTATATTCTTTCATTAAAAATAATCGTTCATCAATTATATGTTTAAATGAAGTTACAAAAGCTAATTCAATTATTTTAATTATTAAGTCGATATGCAATGTAAATCCACTAACTATAGGACCGATTTCGTATATTGAAATGTTATGTAACTCACTTATATATTCATTTATTTTAGGACGTAATTGATTATATAATGGTTTGGTAATTAAATTATAATCTGTATTAGCTTTCATATGGTGAATTTCATCTTGATATTTTATACTTTTAATACAATGCATAGGTTTACATGTATAATCTATAATATCAGGATAGTCTAATACAAATTCAAAATCATCTATTGTGTGGTTTGTAGGATTACTTTCTGGTATATTTAGTAGAAAATTTTCTTTAAAAATAATTGCCTCTTTTCCGTCGTATATTATTTTTATACTACTATCTTTTTCAACAAATCGTTCTTCTTTAATAAATGATAAAATTTCAATAATATTATTACTGTCACATAAAGACAGGAATAAATCTAAAAAGTTCTTCTTTCTGTCATTTTCTGAAAAATAAGTTAGTTTTGCGACATTATTATAACTTACCATCTATAGGAGTAATTACGTCATACGTAGAAAATCTCCATCTGGTACCCACAGAACCTATTTTAGTATCTGAACTATACTCTGCAACATTCGCACTAACTATATTATATGGTATACAGTCTTTATATTTGTATATTTTTCGAATAACAGGAGACCCACCTGACGGGCCAAATAATATAGATTTAAATGTAGCTCTTGTAGTTAATTGTTCTTTAGCTATAAAATATATTGTAACTGTTGTTGTTAAATCTATATCATCAAAATTTCCATGTACACTATATAATTGAATCCATGGTCTAATTATAGAATCTACAAAACTAATATTAGTTTCAGAGAATTGTATTTCAAGATCTGTATCAGGATACTCTCTATTATTAACAAATGGACCAACTGGTAAATAACCGTTAATTAATTTACCTTCACTAGCTACAGATAATTTTTCTGTAGTTAAGTCAACACCTGTAGCTAGATACATAAACTCAGGACCTGATATATATCTCTCATAAACAGACTTTGCCTTATTTACCCCTAACGGTTGTGCACCTTCTGTTATACCTAGATTTTTTTGATTTTCGTCAGTAAGGGCTTTAGGAAGATTATCTATCTTTACTAAGAATAAATTTTGAGTGGCAGGAAATGTAGAGAACTCTTTTAATAGTTGAAAGAAAGACTCTCTTAAGTTTCTCTTCTCAAGAGGTGGCATCTCTACATTTGCTCCACCAGGAGCTGCAGTTAGAAAATCAAATAAACCCATTTAAAGTATTTAGGTCAATTAACCTAATACTGCACCAGCTAATTTACCAATTGAGTTTACTGCTGTGTTAAGCTCATTGTCTCTCCTAAAGAACTGATAAGCCATAGTAATTGTAGTTGTTGCAACTTCTCCACTACCAGAGATAGTATAACTAATATCACCACTATTAACAGGAAACACTCCATATAATTTATATGTACGTAATGGCTCAAATTTAGTATCAAGCTGTACTAAAGTAATGGTGCTATTATTATGAAGAACACCATCACCAGTAGTAGTTTCGTCGTTAAATGTTTCTGTTACCCAGTTTTCCATTTGTACACGAGTATTTGTCGTCGCATCACAATAGAAATCAATAGTAAACCCATCACTGTTATTATACGATACTGTTCCAGGGATGCGGAAAGTAAAACCATTATACGGTACCTCCTTCGGTGAAATTTGTTTACCAGGAAGTGTCGCTGTTGTAGCGTACACTAGATCATCTTCAGTAAAAACAGGTACACCTTTATTAGAGACATCTAATACACGAAACTGAAAGTCACGTGCAAAGTCTCTTGTTTGAGCTACCTTATAAAAGTCCTTAATTGTTTGTTTAATATCAGCCATGATGTTATAATTATTTAGGTTTCGTCGTTATTATTGACCTGCTATCTCCTCGAAATTAACATCTGTGTTAACAGCGTAGAAGTTAACTAATATAAACTCTGCAGCACGAACTGGCTTCAAATAGATATCTACTCTTAGCTCATTCTGGTCAATAACACTTGCAGGGTTATTCCGACTATCACAAACAATAAGGTAATCATACACTCCTTCTGTTTGCTTGCAGTTCTCAAAAATTGGTGTTAAAGTATTAACTACTTTATTCCTTGTTAAGAACGTATTAGGTTCAAAGACAAAGTATTTCAATGTCTCTCGTGTTCTTTTCTCTAAATCGAGGAACAATCTACGAACATTAACTCTGTCAAATGCCGTTGGTTTTCTTTGTAAGGTCTTCTGACCAAATACAACAATACCTTCAGCAGGGAATTGTGTAACAGGGTTAATTGCAATTCGATATAATTGATCTCTCTGACGTTGAGTTGGGCTAATAGCCACGTCATTTACTCCTGTAACAACCCCACGATTAAAACCAGCAGGAGCGTACCAAGGAGCAAAGTTTGCGTCATTGTTAGCATAAATTTTAGCAGCGACTCCAGAGAATGGAATCCATATTTGATTATCACTTGTGCCATCATATACCTTTGCCCAGTTACCGTAAGTTGTAGCAAAGTTACTATTAGCAAAACCAAATTGATGTCTCATTGGCCAATAAACATGTTGGCTAAAGTTTTTGGTTTTATCATCTAATACTTTACCTCTACTTCCTTGTACTACTAATGGTTTTAATATATCAGCAACAAAAATATGATCTTTTCTTGTTTGTCTTGCAAATGTTTCAAACTTATTGAAAATGGTTCTATAATTATCTCGAAGACTAATTTGATCAGAACCTGTCATATTATCTCCAGAAGTATAAAAACCAGTACCACTTCCATCTACATCAACAAACGCAGTATCATCATAAGCACTTAGACCTTGAGTCTTACCTACTGCAAATACTGTACCTAAGCCTGCTTCAATACTGACGTCAATAGGTAATAGATCTACATTAGAAGCAACATTAAATATTCTATCTAATTTATCAGGAATACTTCCAGTATTTTTACTGCTATTATTATTAACATCACTATAAGCTCCTAAACTTACAAGAGCTGGCTCGCCACCGAAGTTTTTACCTGTAGCAGATGGTGAACTAGCACCTAAAACTTTTTCTAATACAGCTGCATTACTGGCTCCGATTTTATTAGCGACACGTACATATTTCTTTGGTCCATCTCCTGTTGAAGAAGCCCAATCACCACCGTGCTTAGATATATATGGATTAACTAGTACTTTTATGTTAGGAGAATTTTCTTCAACATCTCCAATAAAAAATGTTTTCTTTTGACCACCGTTTTCGTTTTGAACTTTACGAAATGAGTTTAAAGAACCTGTATAACCTTCTGCAAGGAAGTGAGTTAATGATAAATCAGTATTACTAAATGGTGTATTACGGATTTTGAACAATCCAATATTAATTGTATCAACAAACTCACCACCATCAATATCAAATTTTGAAAATGTTTCTAAAGTCTTACTCACACTATTCTTTTCAGATGTAGGAGTAGAACTTAGAGCGAATTCATATCTTGATGATGGAATTTCAGTTAAACTACCAAATGTAGTATATGAACTTGAACTTGTTACAGCTTTTATAGTTCTTATTATATCATGATTAGATGCTGGAGAAACAACACTATTGTCTGTAACACCAACATAATAACCTTCAAAATCATTATTAGTTGCTACTTTTGCTTTGTTTAAAACAATCATACCAGCTCTACCAGGGAATCCTGGGTTAACAGTTCCGCCAGCATCATACCAAGTAAAATTCTCATCCTGGGCACTTAGATATTGAGCTCTTGTTAATTCAACGTGTAACGGGTTACCAAGAACAAAATAATTATCTGCTGATAAACTAACTGTATGATTTACAGGAGCTCCTGATAATGCCTGACCAGATACTAACGTATCTCCCGTGATAGTAGCAAATTCTGTTGTAGTAGATGTTAAAGTAAACGTTCCTGAGGTATAAGTACCCGTACCATCAATACTTGTATATTTTACTTGACCGTTTGAATCTTGAGTTACTAACTCAAATGTACAACCAGCACCTACATTTGACATGTTTTCAGAACCGATTTGTCCGTCACTAGTATTAAGAGTTATTGTATTATTAGAAATCGCTGTAATAGTAGATGTATTAATACTAGAAACTGGGTAAAATAGTGCACTATACTTTTCAGTACTTTGACCATCTCCAGTACCGTACGGTAATCTAGATACTAAAACATTTGCATCACTGTCAAAAACCTGTTTGGTGGAGTGATAAAAATATCTCTCAGCTGCGTTAGTGGGTTTTCCGTAAATTTCTTCGAATTCTGCGAAGGTACCAACATTAAAAATTTCATCTGTAGGTCCTTGATTCGAAAATCCCGCAATAAATACGCTCGTACCCAGGGCTGCAGCAGGCCGTTGGGACAGATCGATTTCTCTAATTTCTACACCAGGTGATTGAATTGTTCTTCTACTCATAGTTAACCTTTACAATTATTTATTGATTTCCAGCCGAATAATTTAGTTGAATTGTTAAAATAAGCAGTATAATATAAATACATGAAGGGTATCATTTTAGCCGGCGGTACTGGGTCCAGAGTTTATCCAAGTACAAAAACAGTTTCTAAGCAGCTTTTACCGATTTATGATAAACCTACAATTTATTATCCTCTATCTACTCTTATAAAATTAGGCATTAAAGATATAATGATTATTACTAATGGTATATCTTATCCTCATTTATTAACAATGTTTAATCAAGCTGATGGAAAACATAAACCATACTTAGGAATTAATTTCACTTTTAAAGTACAACCATCACCTAAAGGTATAGCCGAAGCGCTCATTATAGCCGAAGAATGGCAAGGAGATGATAATGTATGCTTAGTTCTTGGAGATAATATTTTTACTGGTATAAAAAAACCTACAATTAATGGAAATAAAGCTTGTGTTGTAAGTTATAAAGTGTCAAATCCATCTGAATATGGTGTAATTGAATTAAACCCGTATGGAGATGTTATTTCTATTGAAGAAAAACCAGATACACCAATGAGTAATTATGCTGTAACTGGTATTTATTTTTATGATAATACAGCTGGAAAAAGAGCTAGAGCACTTAAACCATCGGCGCGAGGTGAACTAGAAATTACAGATTTAAATAAGAGTTATTTAAATGATAACGTATTAGGACATAATATGTTAAATAGTAATTATGCCTGGTTTGATACTGGAAATCCAGATGAAATGTTTGCTGCATCTATGTATGTCAAATCTATACAAGATAGAACTAATACAATGATTGGTTGTATTGAAGGAGAGGCATATAAGCAAGGGTTTATTACACACGATGAATTTATAAAAATTAAAGATAGAATGCCTCATTGCTCATATAAAACTAATTTAGTAATGAGTTATTGTTTCGACTAAATATTTAAAATGCCAGATAAAGAACACAAACAACCTGAAAATACACCAGGTAGGTATTATGTGGATGAAGAGTGTATAGATTGTGATTTATGTAGAGAAGAAGCTCCCGATAATTTTACACGTCAAGAAGAGGAAGGGTACTCTTATGTATATAAGCAACCGGAAAATGAGGAAGAAGAGGAAATGTGTAAACAAGCAATGGATGGATGTCCAGTAGAAGCAATAGGTAATGATGGCGACACTTAATAAAAAACAGAAATACGCGTGGGTAGTAGTTATACTTATTATTGCTATAGTAAATGGTATAATTGTTGGTAAGTACCTATCATGAAATGGTTTCCTGAGGAAGATCTTAAAATAACAATTATTATTGTTGTCGTAGTTACCCTAGTAGCAATACTTTCTAAATTATAAATACTTCTATGGATAGGAGAGCGTTTATAGGTACATTGGGATTGTCATTTGCATTACCAGGCTTGGAATGCTTCGGTACTACTAATACTAATATAAAGCGATTAGGAGTTGTTTATGTACCTAATGGTATAAACATGCATCATTGGACTCCTAAGCATTATGGAGATATAATGAATATGCCTGATAGTTTATCTCCTATGCAAGACCATATGGATTATACATCTATAATTTCTGGTCTTACTCATGATAAAGCACGTGCTAATGGAGACGGGGCAGGTGACCATGCTAGAGCAGCTTCTACTTTTTTGACTGGAATACAAGCCCATAAGCATGAATCTAAAATTAGATCGGGTAAATCTGTTGATCAATATTTAGCTGACAAGTATAATGGTTTAACAAGGTTTGATAGTTTACAATTTAGTGGTGATAAGTCTAGATTAATAGGTAAATGTGATTCAGGATATAGTTGTGCTTATCAGTATAATTTATCATGGAAGTCTGCTAATCAACCACTTGCTGCGATGTATAATCCTAGAGATATTTTTAATAGACTTTTTAATGTCACTAAGCTCGAGCAAAAAGTAAAATTAAGAAAAAAGTCAATTTTAGATTTTGTTTTAGAAGAAAGTAAGAGTTTGGCAAAAATTGCCTCAGATGCTGATAAAGTTAAATTAGAAGAATATATGTACTCAGTTAGAGAGGTAGAGTTAGAATTAGAGAGAAGAGATAAATTTAATTTAACTAATAATTTTGAACTTAATTTTGATATAGAAAGTAAATCAGATAAATTTAGAATTATGTATAATTTGATGCATTTAGCTTTCTTAACTGATACGTCTAGAGTTATAACATTTTTGACGGCTCATGATGGTTATAATGGTCCGTTTAAAGAAATAGGAATTAGAGAAGGTCATCATAGCTTATCTCACCATCAAAAAGATCCTAAGAAATTAGCAGCACTTGCAAAAATTGATCTATTTAATGTACGATTATTTTCTGAATTTATTTCTAAAATGAAAAAAGATAATTTGTTAGAAAATACAGATATAATATATGGTGCTGGTATTTCAGATGGTAATAGACATAATCATGATGAGTTACCTTTTATGTTAGTTGGTAACAAACAAAACGGAAAACATTTTAGAGTTAAAAAAGAAAAACCAATGTGTGATTTGTTTGTTAGTATATTACATAAACATAATATAGATATGAAACATTTTGGAGATTCAACAGGAGAATTAAATATTGTTTAATTACCGTCAGAGTCTAATAATTTTGCTTCTAACCTTGTAAATTCAAATGTTGCGGTTGCTCCTATTTCCTGTGAGTCGTTATAATTCCATTGAATCTCAGAAAGCTGAGTCGGGAAAGCTCCGATATAATCCCATTGTATTTTTCTATTATGATATTCATCTAAACCGTAAACGGTTAAATTAGAAGAATAAATTGGTAACACTTTTCCTGGTTGATGATATTTTACAATTTCATCTTCATTAACCGTTCCTTCTCTTACGTCGTTAATTACATCTAACCATTTAAATATAGCCCAGTAATTGTTATACTCGTTATCTATCTTAAAATTTAAATTTAATGAACTGTAAGCAGGTCGTGCATGTGAACTAATTTTAATACTTTGCGATCCATATGGTAATGTTTGCTCTGGTACACTAATATTAGGTGTCACTGTTCCTGCGATACTAATTTCAAGACTGTTTGCGTTTATTCGATTATTGTTTCTACTATACCTGTCAGAAATTTCTTTTATACCTTCAGGTAAGTTTAAAACTAAGATAAATTTATCTTGTCTATTTTTATTAAGTGGTGCTTGATTCATAATTTAGACCAACCTTCTGCTTCTAATGCTTCTATATCTGTTGGACCTTCCTGTCCTAAAATATTTATGTCTTCAAAGTAAACTGGATTAGGATTCCAGCTATCATCTATATTTTGCATTCTATGATCTTGTAAGAAATTGCTAAATTTCTGATCTATATAATCTCCTAATTCTAGTTTTGCAGGACGTTGGTTGTCATCTATTTCCATTACATTATAATATCTTTGTACTACGGTATTTTCTAAAATTAATAATGCCCATACTAATGACATAACTCGGTCATCAAAATCATAACCTGGTTGTGCTGCCCAAGAACCATTAGGATATCTTACGAAATTCTTAAGTTCTTCTACAGCGGGTTTAGAATTTAACCGTACACATTTGAGTTCGTTCACCCAGTATCTCATATTAGTAATACCTTTATATTTGGTATTAGTATGTGCATAAATTCCTAATCTATCATATTTTACTTGACCGACTTTAGGTGAGTAATTTACAATATGTCTATAATTGTATTGATGATATAAATTATCTACCACTTGGCTACCACAATTATTTCTTTCTATACAAACTGGAGGAGTTCCCCAGTGATAGCAAATGTCTCTAACTTTAGTGGTAAACTCAAATGGATTAATTTCATTACTAGCGTACTCAGCTACTTGATTTATATTTTGTAAATCTGTGATATCTAAAACTTGTATAGCACTATAATTTTGTTGTACACCTTCTGCGACATCAACACCTATTGTATATAAATGTTCTTTATTTGGCTCTTCCCATACACTATAACAACCATCTTCAAATAGATGTTTTGGATCCCTTGTCTGACTTTGAAGCTTAGCATAAAAAACTTCATCAATAAAAGAGTCACCGGTATCAAGAAACTTACATTCAAACTCTTGCGCAAAAGCTTCTTCACTACCTATAGATCGAATAGTATCTTGCTTCCACTGTTCATCACGACCAGGTATTTCATCCCATAATATTTTTTCTCCTCTCCAATTACTCTTTCCATTAATAGCATCATTATATAAATGGAAAAATAAATTATTGCTTCCGTTAGGGGTTGAAGCTACAAATATTTTAGATTTTTTCGAACTTGAAATAATAGGGTATACAGATTTCCAAAAACTATCTACTAAATTGTTTGGAATAAATGCAAGCTCGTCTAGAATTAATACATTTACAGATTCACCACGACCAGCATCCGAGCTAGTAGTACTAATACCAATACTACTACCATTAGCTAATTTCATAGAAGTTTTACCATATTCTAATACACCAGGTTTTAAAAAGTTAGGTATTTTTTCATACGCAGTTCTAATTCTTGAAAATATATTAATAGCTGTTTGTTCTTTGTTAGCAACAATTAATATACGTTGATCTTCTTGAAAGCATGCAATCCAAAGTGCGTAGATTGTCATCATTGTAGTTTTACCAGTTTGTCTTGATGCAAGACATGCTACAAATCTATTATCTCTTAAACTACGTAAAACTCTTTTTTGACAAGGATATAAGTCTATTTTTATTTTACCTTGATCTAGGTTAACAATATAAAAATAATTCTCTGCAAAATGTAATATATTTTGTTTTGCCTTTTTTAAATTTTTAACCATTTCCGGAGTCCATTCAAACTCCATATTGGCGTTAGGTAAATTTTTATTGCCTAAATAAAATTTATCTTCCTTTTTTTGTCTCGGCATTAATAAATATTTACATGACCGGAAAAGATTTCGACATGTTAAATGAGGCTTATGTCAAATCGGTAAATGAAAAAGGTAAAAAGCCTGATTTTCTTGATGCCGATAAAGACGGAAATAAAAAAGAGCCAATGAAAAAAGCTCTTAAAGACAAAGAAACAGCTAATGAAGCTCAAGACGCATTACAATGTGAGCAATGCGAAGGTACAGGTAAACTTGAGAATGAATGTTGCACAATATGTGAAGGTACAGGTGTTCTCAAAGAAAAAGCTACAGATCAGCGACCTAAGGATGAAGTAGATGCTGATGAAAAAATAGCTGATAGTGCATGTGATCGTATACATGCTGATTTACAAGAACCGGTTGATGAGGAAGAAAAGGACCAAAAGTCCAAAAAAACTACGAATGAGAGCATAAATAATTCTAACAAAGGTAATATTATGTCGGAAGATAAATCAATATTTGATAAGCTCTACGAGAGCGTAATGGGTGAAGACGAGGATTTTGATCTTGGTATTCCAGGTGATGATGCTGGTCTTGACGTTGGTGATGAAAATGGTGTCGGTGACGATGTCACTGTTACATTAACAGCAGATCAGGCTGACGCTCTTAAAGCTATAGTCGACCAACTAGGTGGAGACGAAGAAGAAGCCGGTGATGTTGGAGAAGATGATCCGCTAGCTGATACTGAAGAGGAGCAAGTCGAAGAAGATGTTGATCCAACAACAGGTAAAGCAACTAGTGACGGTAAAAAGACTGGTCACGATCCTTCCGACGGTGGTGGTAAAACTACTGAAGCACCAGCCGATGCTTTAGGTGGTAAGTCCTCTGGTACTGGTGATGGTGGTGGAACTGATGAGCAATCCACTGGTAAAGACACTGGTGAAGGCAAGAAACCTGGTAATGCAAAAGGTGCAGGTAAGCCTGGTTCACAAGCCGTCTAATCGACAATAAACAATACCTTTAAAGAGCCCCTTGCTTGCAGGGGGCTTTTTTTATTAAATAATTAAAATGTTTAAAAAGATATTTCTAGAGCTTCTTAGACAACCTCCTAAATTGAGAAATGTATTAGGTAGTAGAAGATTCAAAGGATCTACTGGTTTACAAGGGCGTAAAGGAGGTAAAATGAACATATTACCTGATGTACATAGAGCTGATTCAAATTACCCTCGTAAGTTAAAACAGCTTAAAAATATGCAATCAGGTTTATTTTTATTGAATGATCAAGAAGTACAGTCAGTAAAGCAATTATTTAATATTACTGATTTAGAAGAAAAAGGCTCGCGGAACTTAGGTAATACTGGTATTACATTTTATATCGCTGATAACAAATATTATATTAAAAAATAATGGCACAAGGGTTTCTTACAGAATCTATTACTGCAGTTCAGTATTTAAGCGGTGGAGAAAATACTGATGTTAATAGGTTCAACTATAAGGGTTATAATGTTAATGAGCGAGCTCAAACATATAAAAAATGGTGGAAGGAACAAATTCGATTATATGGTACTGAAATAGATTATTATGTTCGTAATTTTACTTTAAGTGCTTCAGACAAAGTTTATGGTGAAAATACACATCAAGGTTTTCACCCAAAAACAACATTTGTAATGTTAATGACTTTAACAGATGGGTCATTAACTTATTCACAATACGGTCTTGTTTCAGATGATGAGATAGACGCAGTAATAGATATACAAACCTTTCAAGAAAATGTATCATCATATACTGGCTCAGTTACTGCGTCAATACCAAAAGCAGGAGATGCTTTTCAATTAACTGAATATGGAGATGATCGACCTGGTAATAAAGACGGTAAAATATTCGAAGTTACAGAACGCATGGATCAAATGGTTGGTGAAATAAATCAGTTACAAGGACATTATGTTTTCAAATTAAAAGCCCGGAGGAATGATCATACATTCCTACCGGGGCTGGACTCAGAAACTGGTTCTACTATGGTTACAGATACATCTGGTGTAGGGCCGTTAACTGCAATTGAAACTGATTATATTAATGATTTAGATACGGAACAATCTTCGTATTTTGACTATGGAACTAATGACGACGTTTACGGGGACTATTATTAATAGTTTCTTCCTCGTTTTCATATTCATATTCTATGTCTTTAAGAACTGAATGATATCTCTCGTTTATATATTTGTTAATAGGAATTGGTTTTAAGCAATCTTTTGAGCTTCCCATTTTTTCTGCTTTTTCAGATATAATATTAACTGCTTCATATAGGCATAACCACCTAGCTAATGATGAGTAATTTATTTTCGTCTTATTTGTTGTCATATATAATATTTGTAACTAATACGGTGTTCATGTCGATTTCGATTTTATTCTCTGCACCACATTCACAAGTAAATTGATTTTCTTCTGAAAGGTCAATATCAACACTATTTGTTTTTTTACATCCTTGGCATTCAGCTAATATTTTATTTTTATTAGCTAATTGAGCTAATGATAATGCTTCCTTTTCTAATTGTAGTTGTGCAATATATCTAAGAATGTTATTGTACAAAATAAAGAAAATTATCTGTACACCTGCTGTAAAAATAGTAGCTTTAATAAAAGATATTAATGTAGGGTTAAAGAAGTAATAAATACCACCTATGCTACTTGAAATTATTATTAGGTATATTAAACTACGAATTATTTGCGCCATCATGATCTAAATCGTCCGCTATCGATTTTATAAGATCCTGAATTTTTTGCAACTTATTATTTACGGATGTTTTAGTCTCTTCATCTGATCTTACTGTAGGGTTCTCGAATAATTGATTCAAGAGATAGGTAGCGTCCGATATACTTTTAAAGGCAGATCCTAGCTGTTCCACTACATGGTCACCAGGAAATGGTGTTAACTCTGCTTTAACTTTGTTATATGTTTCTGGGCTTGCTTTAGCGATATCAGCAAGTGTTTTAGTAGTTGGTCGAACATGTCTAGACTTTACGTCCTTCCAGTACTTGTTGGTGTACTTATATAAATCTTCGAAAAGTATGCCTTTCATCATAAGTATTTAATAAATACTTACATGGGAAAGTTTGAAAATAGATTTTTATCTTTATTAAAAGAAGACGACGTTCCAGCGATTGACGCAGAACCGAGTGATGACGCCCAGTCATTTGCTAATACCTTAGATAAACCGGAAAATGCTAGAGATTTTGAAGATGTACAAGATAACCAGCCAAATACTGCACACGAACTAGAACAATTACAAGAATGGGTAAGTAATATCGATGAAGTAATTGAATATTTAAATGGTGGTACAGATAGTGTCCTGGGTTATTTAAGAACTGATAACAAGACCGGAACAATTTTTGATGGTGTATCTGATGCCACGAAGAGTGAAATTTTAGATATTTGTGAAAGACTCGCAAGTCTGAATCAAATATTCAAGAACCTTTATATAGAAAAACATAAATAATTATAATACTATGTCTGAGTTAAATTTTGAAGATAAAACAAAAGAGGAATTAGAAGCAATTGCTGCTGAAGAAGAAGCACAAGCTGAAAAAGCCCAACAAGAAGCTGATGAGGCTGCTGCAAGAGCTGCTAAAGAAGCTCAAGAAGCTGCCGAAGCTAAAGCTGCTGCTGAAGCTGCACTTGCTGCTAAAGTTGCAGAAGAGGCAGGTACACCTGTTAATACTAATGATGCAGAATTAGATGATGCATGGGGTCGTCACTGTATTAGATTTGGTTATAATAGGTCAACACCTCGTCCAGCTGGCTGGACACCAGAAGGTTAAAAAATAAAATAAAATATTATGTTTATACGTGGTACATATACAGAGGCAAAAAGAGCTAGCGCCGGGAACTCTACAGATAAAATTGATCTAGATGTAACCGGTGGTGGTTATGATGGTCTTATTATTACGTCTAGTTTAACTGGTGTTGTAACTGCTTATATTATGACTGAATCAGCTATACAAGATGATGAATCACCACCATTTACAACAGGAATAGAATTTCCTGCGAGTACAGCTGCTGGTTCCTATAATATATTTTTAGGAGCTGTTAAATGTGCAACAGCAGCGGACGCGAAAAAGTTAATTGTGGTTAGGTGATTTTAGTTAATAAAAGCTTACCTTTTAATTCAGCATAACTATTTTTTACGATAAACTGAGGTTCAATTGAATCTCGGTTTATTTTTTGGCAAATGTCATTAAAATCTTTAAAATGTTTAAATTCTTCAGGCCATAAAAAACATTTTTCTCCTTGACTTAATAATGAAAGGGTTTTTTCTTTTGCAGTTTGATCGCACCATTGATTATCTAAAACCCATATTCGTTTATGAAATGGTTTTTGTGTTATTTGTTTTTCTTGTCGTTTTGTAAAAATAGATCTCCCTCTACTAATACCTCCTACTGCAACACCATTTTTTACAAAAAAACTATCAATAGGTCCTTCAAACACAAATATATAATCTAATTCATTTTGTACTTTATCAAAATTAAATACAGTTTTATCAGCTCCAATTTTTGATAGATATTTTGGTTTAGTATCTTTTTTATTTTGTTCTAACTTTCGTGATTGATAAAAAATAATATCATTATCTTCATAAAATGGAATTATTATTCTATTTTTATGTACAAAATCATTTCTACAAAACCATAAAGACTTCGGCTTATTTACTGCATTAAACAATCTTCTCTTCTTACATGTATCAATTGCATGTCTTACCATTGGTTCATGACCATAAAAACTACACTGAGTTTTATCGTATAAATTAATACAATCTCCAGGGAGTGATGGAGGAGGTTTTTCAATAGAAAGTGTATTTTCTTTTTCTTCCGGTATAGTAAATGTGTTAAACGATTTACATTCTTCAACAATTTCTATATAGTTTTTACCTGTAACTTCTTGTACCCATTTTACAGGTGATCCAGACCATCCACAATTATGACAAAATATATAATCTTGTTTTGCTACAAAATATAATCTACGTTTTTTACCCCAGGATTTACCCTCTCTACACATAGGGCATCCACCTTCATATACATTAGTAATTTTTTTGTACTTAGGATATCCTGCGTACTGAAAGAATTTTTCTACAATATATTCTTGAGGTACTATCTCACTGATCATCTACTTTAGTAACTGAGACGTTGATCTTAGTAATAAATTGTCCAGTTTTTGGATCAGTATAATGAGCTTCAACTCTTATTTCATCACCAAACCGAACATTTTTAAGTACAGGTCGCGCCGTTGCTCCTGATGGAGCTATAATAGATTTTGGTTGATTAGGTACATGCATTTTTTATAGCCTTGTTAATAGTATTTAATAAAATCTCGTTATTATCAAACGAGTTTCTCCACGATGTATAGTTTCTCACAATAGACCATAAGTTTAATTTTTTAGCTTCATCTAGAAATTTAGAAAAATTACTCTTATGGTTTCTTAGTTGTTCTAATTGCTTTTCGTAGGCTGGTACTTCGTCATCATAATAAGCATATCCCTGTTTAAGATCCATTAGTTTCCAATTGCGCTTATATATTTCAAATTGTTCTTCTGTGATTGCATCTCCTTTTATTAGAGCAGTTTCTTCACCTTCTAGGGAAACTAATTTATGTTCTAATTTAAGGAATCTTTTTATACCATATCTAGGAAAACCAGGAATATTATCTGACTTATCTCCAGTTACTGCTCTAAACGAAATATAATATTCTTTTTTTACACCTGTATATTCTTCAAAATTGTTTAAATTTATTTCTTTCTTTTTTATAGGATTATATACGATAGTGTTTTTAGATACAGTTTGTAGTAAATCTTTATCTGTAGTTATAATTACACTAGGACCTGGAAGTCTGTGTGATAAATATGCCATTAAATCATCAGCCTCCATTCGTAGAGGATATATATTAAATACACCTAAATCATTAATAAGTTCCTGTATTTTTTCAGCATATTCAAAAACATCTTTAAACTTTTCATCATCTCGCCCAGCTTTATATTGTACTGCAGTAGCTTCTCTGCGAAAATTTGTTGAAGGCCATTCTAATTTCTTATCCCATGTACAATAAATATTATCTGGTTGAAATTTATCTACATAAGATTTTAATGATCTTAAAAATAAAAAAATTTGTCCAGGGCTTTGTGACTCTTCAATTTTATAGTTACTAGTCCAGAATATTCTGTAAAGTAAGTTATTACCATCAATTATTAGATTTTTTGTCCCACCAGTCATTATGTTTTTTGTACCACATTATAGTATATCTTAAATCATCGGCAAATGTTTTTTCTATTCCTGGTAGTTCTAATTGTTGATCATTCATTATCATCATAGCTCTATACATACCTTGCCTTAAAGAGTATCGCACATCATGACCTTTCCTATCCTCAACAAACGATATTAATTTCTCTGGTTTTTTAAGATTAAATAGTATTTCTTGAACAAGATTAATATTGTTAATTTCAGATTCTCCTTCGTAGTAATCTGGAGCTATATTATATATTTTTCCTGCAGTACCAAACTTTAATATGTTATAAATTTTCTCACAATGATCCTTTACATATATCCATTGTCGTATATTTTCACCAGTGCCATAAACCGGTATAGATTCATCTGCTAATGCTTTTTTAATCACTACAGGTATTAATTTTTCATGATACTGTCTAGGGCCAAAATTATTAGTACATCTTGTTACAATAACATCTTTATTATAAGTATGATAAAATGATAAGGATATTAAATCTGCAGCTGCTTTTGTTGAAGAATAAACAGAAGATGGTTCTAATAAATGACCTTCTTCGCTTGGGGAAGAATTAAGCTCTAAACTACCATAAACTTCATCAGTACCAATTTGAATAAAACGTTGATGTTCTTTAACTTGTTTTAGTAAATAGTATACACCGTTAACATTAGATGTTAAAAATGGGTCTCCATTCTTAATACTATTATCTACATGAGATTCAGCAGCAAAATTTATAATATAATCATGTTTAGCTACATCGTCATAATCATTAATATCACTATATATTATTTCTAATTTATTCTTTTTATCGCCCCTATACCATGGAAAAGGTTCATATAAATCCCATAAATAATCTTCTGTTTTTTGAGAGACACAATAACTATAATTATCTACTATAGTTATTATACAATTTGTACACTTTTTATGTAGTAGTTCAACGAAATGACTTCCAATAAAACCTAAACCTCCAGTAACTAGTATTTTTTTATTCTTCATTAGTTTTAGCTAATATACGATGTAATGATTCTTCTTCCGAAGGAAACTCTATACCTACTTCTCTACATTTATCGGTTGTAAGAATACAATTAGATCTATTTGCTTTAATATGATTTTTTAGTCCATTATAATCAATAAAATTCCAATTAGGGTTCCACATACCATATTTGTCGAGAATTTGTGTTACTGTTTTTGTATCTAATGGTTCAGGATTAACACAGTTATATATTCCTGTTGGTATATCTTGTCGATATATTATCTTACTCACTGTATTATACAAATCTTCGATTACAGTCTTTGAATTAACTTCTTGTAATATGTCATTATACTTTAAAATCTTAGTTAAATAGTTTTTACTAGAATTAAAATTATTACATATAGGCATACGTATACGTAGAGTATATATATTGTCAAATGCATTGAGATTAAGCTCTGCCGCATGTTTAGTGCGACTATACCAGCTACTACTAGAACTATTTAAACCGAAATTTGGCCAATCTTCTTCATTAAAAATAGATTTACCATCTTCAGTATCATATATACAACCAGAACTAATATTAATAATTTTTACATTATATTTTGCACATTCATTTGCTAGTAAAGTAGGAAATGTAACGTTTAAGTCCCAACAGGTTTGTTTATCATTCTCACATGCATCTACATTTGGCTTCCCAGTATAACCTACACAGTTAATAAGCCATTTTTGGTTGGTTTCATGAGATTGACTTGTGTGAGGATGAATTTCTCTATTTGTAATAAATTCAGTTTTTAAATTTGTAAAAAGAGTCTCTCTTAATACACTTGGGCAATTATACTCATATGAGTTTAGTAATTTTACATCAAAATCCGTCATTGTTGACGTAAGATGTTTATACACCTGTTTACCGATATAACCGTTACCTAAAACAATTATCTTATTCATTTGACTTAGTTTTTTCTTCTTGAATATTATTAAAAAAATCTATATTACCTATTCTACGTAATAGGGTTTCTAATGCATCATAATCTTGCGCTGTTTTACCAGATAATATAACTACACTTTCTCCTTTTGTATCATATCCTAGTAAAACAAATGATTTTAAATATTCAGCTAAATAATCATTTATTACAGATAAGTCCTCTTCATTTCCGTTACTTATATCTTCCGCAGCGTTAATACTTGTTTTAAGGAGATTGTCGAAGTTTTTTGGTTTGTTAGTTTTTTTCACTTGGTATAATTTCTTTATCTATTAATTTGTTAAATATTACTTCCATACTATCTGTTTTTAATTGGAGGTTTTTAAATCTAATTCCGTCGTTAAGTTCAAACATTAAATCCCCGTACCAATCTTTATTCACATAACATGTAATATACAATGATGCCGCTCCTGGTTCAATCATTACAGTCCATTTTCGACAATCATCTTTAGGGTATTGATTAAAAATTCTATTTACTATATATCCGTTATCTCTTAACCTTTTTATAAAATAACCACATGTTGTTACTTTATTTTTCATTAATTTTTATAACTCGTACTTACAAATGTAAGAGTAGCTTCGTTAAGTTCTAACTTCATCATTAACATCTTATATTCGTTATTAATATATACTTTTGCAGTATCAAAACTCAATGTCGAGATAAGTCTAAATAATTCTACATCTAATATTAATTCATAATTTAAATCATCTCCATCAAACTCATCTGCAATTAAAGCCGTATAACTATCTATATTTTGTATTTTTTTATCTGATAATTCAGCAAAAACAGTTCTACCTTCAGTTTTTAAATATACTTTACTTGTTTCAGTAACAAATGGTAACGCTTTAAGTAACGCACTATTCTTTTCACGAGTTAAATCAAAACTGGTACCGAAATTAATATTATTAATCTTGGCAAAATCAAATGCATTTTTAGATTTTAAGCTATCATCAAATAGATGATATTTGAATCTATTGTTATCATCTTTATATGTAATACAATTGTCGTCTATTGTAAGATTAATTTCATCTTTCTCTAAGCAAGACAATATTTTAATTAATTTAATTGTATCAGGTAAGCATAATATATAATCTTGAGGATGATCTTCCCAATTTATTTTATATTCTGCACGAAGAAAAATATTTGAATTATTATGTACAACTGCTGAGATAATATTATCAACGAGTAGTGTAGCAGATGTATCTAGTCTTGAGACAGGATTAAGAAAACTCCTAATAAAATTGTCTTTACTTTTTATTGGTAGAACCATTATTTTCGTTTAATTTGATTCTTATATTAATCTCTTTTGCGTTCTTTGCAACGTTACGCTCAATAAGGGTTATAAATTTAGTGACTTGTTTTTCTAAAGAAGTTACTCTTTCTATTAGAGGATTTAAATCTTGTTGTACAACAGTTTGTACTTGTGGTTGAACTGCTTGCTGTACGGGTTGTTGTACTGGTTGTGGAATTTGTTGCTGAAATTGTTGTGGCTGAGGTTGTGGTTGTGAAGATTCATATAGTTTATTATCTATAGGTATATCATTTAATGCAGAGCTTTTCTGTACTATATTTTGATTAAGTTCACCAGCTTGTTGATTTAACTGGTGAAGCATTAATTTCTCTATAACTTCGTCGTTCATAGTTTTTTTAAAAAAGGGGGAGGTTACCCTCCCCCATATTTGTTTAATCCAAGCTATCAAGTAATTCTTTTACTTTAGTATCATCAACAGGAGTATCGTTAGACTTTGATGTAGGTTCGATATCATCGAAATTAATATCATCATCGTCATCATCATCTACTTTAGTTGATGTTGTAGCCGGGGCATGTGTTTGCTCCTCTACAGTAGAACTATCTAGTCCATGATAATGCTCATTAAGCATAGTCTGCAATTCCTCATAACTCTTAACAGGAAATACATTGTCAAGATCGAATACTTTATCATATACATCCTTAACATTATCTGCAGTAACACCTGGAATTGCTGCAGGGGCAGCAAACCTTGAACTTACATAAGTAGGATAACCACCTTGCTCTTCAACTTTAACCTTTAGACTGCAACCATTTTCAGTCAGATCGAAAATACGCTCACCAAATTCGTCAGCGTCTTCTCCTTCGATAGCTTCCATAATAATTTTATGTAACTGTCTACCGAATCGTAGAATTTTAACTTTACCTTCATTTTCTGGATTATCACCATCCTTTACTACGTAAACGTTAATTAACCAATTCTCTTTACGATTAAGAGCTTTTGCCTTTTCCTTCTCTTCCTCTGTACCAGTACGAGAAATTTTATACCGAGCTTCGGCAATTGGATCCCTATCACCCCATGTTTGTGGACTAATAGCACTTTGAAATTGTCCAGTTGCTTCACTTACCCATCCATGTGAGTAGTAATGAAAAAACGTCTTACTTGGATCTTTCACATACGGAACTAAACGTAAAACATATGTGTTACCTGTCTTCAACCGCATAATATTGCTAGTTGTGTTGTTACCTTGCGCTGGTTTTGCTAGCGCGTCCTTAATTGATGCGAACATACTCGTTGTCATATTTTTAATATTTTATTTATAGTTTTAATAAGTTTTATACTCAACGGTTTGATTTTTTTCGAAAATGTGTATCGAGTTCTCAAACTGCTTAAGGTATTATAAAATCCTTTACATGCAAATTCAACTATATTTTTTTCTAGCTTAATTTTATTTTCGCATAGATCTAGAGCAATCAAGCTATAAAAACTTACATTACCTTCTTTTAAATCTAAAATAAAATTTGGATATACACCTTTTTGAAATAATAAGTATTCCTCACAATCTTTAATATTATTATCTGCACATATTTGATAAATATATTTCATACTATTTCTTAATTGAGTAATATTAAAAATATGATCAGGGTCAGTTAATTCTATTTGTTGAACGTATTTTCTATATGTAGTTATAGCTCCAAATGTACTATAGAAATTTAATGAAACGTGTTTTTCTGAATGTAACTCATATGGAGCAATAAAAAATAATGTAGGGTCAATTTTTTTGTTTTGTAGAGTTTTAGAGACTTTTTTAATTAAAACATATTTTTCATTATCTAGATCTTTAAAATTTTTTCTAGGAGTAAACCCTTTATTTTTTCGTGCAGTTCTAAGATATGTATTATATATGTTTTGTTCGTATATGCTTAATTGATCCTGATCAGTCATAAATTAAGAGTGTGTTTTTTTAAAAACTTAGTGATATACTTACTTTTATATAAGTACGGGTCATGTTGTAAAAATAATTTTACAAGTTCATAATTACTCTCAATTATAAGAATTTCTTTAAATAAATCTCTATATTTTTTATTTTTAAGAACTAATAAAAATACATTAGCTAAATTTAATTTTTTATTTTCGCAAATAGATACAAAACTACATAAGCTTAAAAACTTATGTACTATATCTTTTTTTTCTAATGTTGTATAAGGATTATCCATTTAGTGGTATGAACTTTTTGCTTAATGTGAGTATATTGTCATTTAATACACCGCCTGCTGCATATTCATGACCACCTCCTTCACATACTTTTTTAGCGAACTTCCCTAGATTTAAATCTACCTTTCTATTTTTACGTAAATAAACTCTATTGTTTTTTAAGTTAATCATTAAACATACATCACAATCATTATTATCAATAATATATTGACATAAATCATTTACATATTCGTTAGCAAATGTACTAATAAACTTATATTTCTTTTTACCTATACTCAATGTAGATTTATATAATTGTATTTGATCTCTTAATTTTTTAAATTTATAAAAATGATAACTAATAATTTTGTTTTGCTCATTATCAAAACCGTGAAAACCAGATTCAAAATCATTAATAAAATTTTGTAATTTATCTCCATTTTTATACCAAAAGAGAAAATTTAATTTATTACTTTCTGGAAATTTTAATTCATAACAATCATAGTCATTAACTAAAGCTATGAGTTTTTTTTGCTCTACTGTAAGATTAGCTTTATCTTTATAAAATGTATATATTAATTTACTACATGAAGTACATTCTTTATCAATTATAGTAGTAGCGTTTTTATATTCTTCTTCATGGGATTTATGGTGATCAAATATTGTAACGTTTTTCTTATCAATAAGATCTTTTATTTCTGTTGTATCTAAGTCAAAAAAGTATATTCGTTTATAATCACTAATTTTATTATGTTTTAACCATGCTAGAAATTTTTCACGTAAAGATGAAACCTTTACTGTTATTACTTTTGGTTTAGTTTGAGTGAACCAAGAGTATGTTAAATAGCTACAGCTTCCGTCTAAATCTAGATCTGTAAATATTAAATCCTCTTTGGCCATTGTATATATTTACACAACCCTACCGAATTGTACAGCATCATCTTCAGCTGCGTTAATATCATTATTAACATTTAAGTCGGTATTTTCAGTTAATGTTAAAGTATTATAGTCTATGCTTAATCTTGTACTACCTGTATTAGAACCAAATCGGTTTTTAATAATACCTATATGTAAGGCGTTATCTTCTTCATCTTCTTCTGTTCTCCATATACTAACAATAGCATCTGCTGTTGCACCTAATCCGTAACTTTCTCCAATAGATTCAAGTCCAGGACCTCCAGCGTTATTACCATATCCTGTACGGTTTACTTGTGTAGCAGATACAACTGGACATTCAAATGTATACGACATAGCTCTTACTTGCTCTGATATACTTTTAATTCTTTCATACGAATTATTACCATATGTACTAGCCATCAAATTTAAATAATCTAAAACTATAATATCAGGTTTAAATTGTTTATTAATAAGCTTTTTAATAAAACCTTCTAATTGAGGAGGTGTAATAGAATTAGGTGCAAATTCTTTAATTATAATATTAGCTCTAGGGTGTAACATTTTAAATTTACCTACACTCTCTCTTAGACCATCTATATGTTGATCTAAATGATTTATAGGTAGTCCAGTTAACCTAGAAGTTATTCTCTTACTATATATCATTTCTGACATTTCAAGAGAAATTACTAGTACATTTTTTCCTTCACTTGCTGCAGTCGTGGCTATATTGCTTAAGAATATAGATTTACCTACATTAGTCGGACCTGCAAATACATACATACTTCTACCAGCTTCCAGGAAACCTCCATCTAATCTTTCATCTAACCAATCCCACCCAGTTTTAATTTTATGTTCTCTTGTAGTTAAATTGGTTATATGTTCTTCAATGTCTTTAAAATAATTATGACCTACATTTGTAGTAATAGAAATATTACAAGCTTTATTAAACTTATCATGTATTGTTTTTACATCTCTCTCTTTACTATCAACAATTTCTAAAAATGTATTAAATACAGCTTGCTCTTGCAAGTATTTTTCTGTATAAGCATATAAATCTTCAGATGTTAAATCTGAATCAACGTCATTAATTATTATTTTACTTTTATTATAATGTTCTTTTAACTGATCATTATTTAAGTATAATTCTAATTCTGTACGCGTTGGTCTCTTATTATTCTTCTTATATAGAGCTTGAATTAATTTAATAATCTGTTGAAAGTCTTTATTTTTAAAAAACTTATAATTAAGATTATCAATAATAGAATTTAAATAAATATCATCTTCAAGACAATTTTTAAATACTATTTTCTCTAAATAATCAAGATCTATATCTAAATAATTATTTTCGCTGGTCAGCATGTTTTACGAGTACATTATATAGGTACTCCTCTGATTTTGCAAATTCTTCTGTGAATTTAGTTAAGCCTGGTGAGTCATGAATTACTTGTATTGGAGCTGTCGTCAAACGCATACCTGCTAAATGGCAATCTAAACAAAATTTTAGATCATAATGATGGAATCCTTTTATATTTTCATCAAATCGTATATTATGTAATGCTAATGATTTTGTCTTTACAGCTAAAAATAAACCGTCTAATAATACAACTTCTTTTGGTACTTGTCCAAATATAGTTTGATAATAATCTGTTTTGTTTTTGTAATGAGCTACAACTCCTGATAGGGTTTCCGGTTTACATAAAATATGCCATAGACATGGTTTTTTAATTTGTATTTTACTACCGCCAGCTAATCCTACTACATCATAACCCTTTTTAAAATACTCTCTTATGCATGTTAAAAAATTAACACTATCGATATGTAAATCATCATGTACAAATAATATACAGTCATATTTCTTTAGGTATTTTTTCGTTAGATAATTATTATATACAGAACATAAACCAGTTGTATTATTAAATGTTGGTTCTAATTCATAGTTTACAACGCTTTGATTTTCTTTGTGATATGTTAAACTTTTTGATAGTCTAGTATTTTTAAACCCGTCTATATCATGTTTAGTAGCTGTTGCTATTAAAGTTTTCATAAAAAGAACGGAGTCTTATTAAGTTCAAACTGATTAACCTCCTTAAAAGTGTTAGAAGTAAAGTTATATTCTAATATAGACCCTTCGTTTATATATTTATATCCTAAGCTATTGACTCTTTCGTGGTCAGTTTCTGGTTGTATTGAACTAAAATCTCCACCGTTAGAAAATAATGTAGAACCAGATCTAAATATCCGTAAACTCCCAGTGTTACTATTATAATACCAACAACTAAACGTTCCTTGTAAAGAAGATATTGCGTCTTCAAATCCAATCTTTTCTATTAACGGTAATATTACACTACTATCCACATCATTATATCCTTCTAGGTTATATTCTTCAATTAAATCTCTATCATTTTCTAATACTCCATTATGAGCAAGATATTGATTATTTAAATTAAACGGATGGCTAGTTGTTTTATTAAAATCTCTTACTTTAGATGTTGGTGATTGTAAGTGACCTAAGTAATACATGCAAAACGGATTTTCATGTATATGTTTACCTAAATCTTGCTCGTAATTAGTTTCTACTCGTATATTATTTCTAGTTCCTGCAGGGAATAATTTTGTTATACTGCGTACAAAATTACCACGTTCTGTGTTTTTAATATACAGCTCTCTAAACGTTTCTATATTGTTTGATCCAAATATTCCACACATAATTATAATGTTATATACTTTACTTGTTTAAGGCAAGTTAAATCATAACCACCAGCATAAGAAAGAGAGCTTTGTAAAGCGCTTTGTATTTCTTTTAATCTAATTTCATATTCTGGTGCTAGGTTTAACTCAACTTCTCTACCTTCAACAAAATTTAACCTATCTTGTTTTTGATTATAAGATGTACTACCGTAATATTGTTTAATACCGTTAACTAACTTTGCTGGTGAATCAATACATGATGCAAAAAAAGAACCTGCCATAACCATATCAGCACCTGCCACAAACGCTTTAGCAATATCACCAAAATGTTTACAACCACCATCTGCCATAATTTTAGCAGTATTATCTGATTGTGCTATTTTTGTTATGGTTGAAAACATAGGTGTACCAAAACCTGTTTTAAATCTAGTTGTACATATTACTCCAGAACCAATTCCTACTTTTACAATATCTGCACCTGCTTTTTCAAGATATTTAAAACCTTCATATGTCCCTACATTACCAGCTATAATAACACAACTCGGTAATTTATTTTTTATGTAGTGAATCATGTTTTGTACTTTAACATGATGTCCATGTGCTACATCAATTGTAAAAATATCTACTCGTAATTTTTTGTCTAAAATTTTATCTATTTGTTCATAAGATTGTGAATTAACACCAATACTTAAACTAATACATTTAAACTTATTTCTATTCATATATTCGCACGATCTTACTACATCTTCAAATCGGTGCATAATATAAAAATAACCTAACTCATCTAATTTTTTGGCAAGTTCTAAACTTATTACAGTCTCCATATTTGCAGGAACAACTGGTAAATTAAATTTAAACTTACCTACATATAGAGTAGTATTTGCGTCTTTACGAGACTGTAATATACTGTACTTAGGTACTAACAGTACATCACTATACTCAAGTTCCTTTCCAGGGGATATCGTCGCGTTCATATTCTATTGGGTCTTTAATATTATTTTGCAAAAAGCCTTGTATTCGAGAACTACATGCCGTACAATAACCACATGCTTTATCTTTCCCTTCATAACATGTCCATGTGTCTTCAAAATTTATATTATTATCGATACCTAACTTTACAATTTCTTGTTTAGATAATGTAATTAATGGTGCTTCTATCCGTATTCTATTTTTACGGTTTAACGCTGTTACGTTATTAATTTGTTCTAAAAATTCTGCACTACCGTCCCAATAACCAGCTTGACTATCTACTAGAGCTGATCCATGATATACGACATCTGCTTCTACTGACTCTGCATATGAGCATGCAATTGATAGCATCATCATATTTCTAAATGGAACATAATTTACTGTTTGAGCGTCTCCTAACACATCCCTCGCATGTGCCACTTTAATATTATTATTAGTAAGAGAAGAAGTTGAAGCAATATCTCTAAAGAATCTAATATCTATAGTTACATGATCTTCTATATTATCATATTCATTTATTTGACTACTAGCAGCTATGATTTCTTTTCTATGCTTTTGACCATAGTCATAAGTTAATGCATAAACTTCATCATGCTTTTGAGATGCTAAGCTTAGAATTATTGAACTATCTAAACCACCCGAAATAGGAACTACTGCTTTACTCATCGTCTTGTTCTAATATAGCTACTTCATTAAGTGATTTACCATATCGGTACTTCTCACTTATAGAAGATTCTAACTTAGGTAATATATTATTCCACGTCTCATCATCGTTGCGCCAATTTTTATAATAACCTAATTTTTTATCTCCCATACTATATGTAGAACCGTTTTGCTGAATAATGCCGTGAGCTACAGCAACGTCTTTTAGACCTGAGTATTTTTCTAAACCAGTTTTAAAGTTTAAGTATGCTTCACCTTGAAGGAATGCAGGTATAAATCTATTTTTTACTGTTAACATACGAAGAGTAACACCAGAGTAATTTCTACTCTCGGTTAAAGCTTCATCACTATCATTACCTGTATCAGTTCGTTCTTTTTTCGCTGCCATTTGTACTAATATAGACGCCATGTATATGGGACCAGAGCCACCAGCCTGGGACTTAACTAAGGTAGGATGGAGTGCACCAGGATCAGCATAAGTATGATTACTACAAATTACAGTTGTACCAGTAACAGCTGCTTTAAACGTAACCATACGCATCATGGATTTAAGCTGTTTAGCTCTTAGCCCCATATCCATGGCGCCTTTATTAGATTCAGCATCATGAATTTCTTTTGATGACGCTAAATTACCTAAAGAGTCAATTGAAATAATAAACTTACCATGTAGTTCTGGTTCTTTTTCAACTTCATCTAAAAAGGTCATAATTTGATTACGACAATTTTCTACTGTATCAACTGGTACGTACTTTACGTTTGATGTATCTAATCCAACATTTTCTGCACCTTCATTTTCTACAGCAACCTCCGTATCAAATATGATTGGAATCATTCCCTTTTGCTGAGCGTTCGCTAATATTTTATTTAAAATAAATGTTTTACCGCAACCAGAATCTCCAGCAAAAATGGTAATTCTACCCTTAGGTACACCACCATAAATCGAACCTGATACTATTGAATTAAGTACTAAACATCCAGTATCAATCCATTCGGTTACATTACTTAGAGTATTATTTTCTAATGTAGTTGCGTTCTGATTTAATTTTTGTAATTTAGCGAACGCTTTATCAGCGAGAGAAGCCATATTAATCTTCAAATAGTGTTACCTCAGGTACTTCTTCCTCTAAAGCTTCAGCAACTGGTTCAGGATTCGGTTCACCATTCGTATTAATTTTAGCATGATAATGCTGTAAAATCTTTTCAGAAATATCTATAGTAACTTCTACAAATTGTGAATTTTTATAAATAAAAATGGGTTGTACACCATTAGAAAATTCTGTAAAAAATAGTGGCATAACATCAACCTTCATATTTGCGGCATCGTTAGGAGTTACCATAATCATGGCTGGTGCCTTTACTTTAATGAACTCGTCTGTTCGTTCTTCTAACTCTCCAAAGCAAGTTCTACCTATACTATCAATGTATGTGATAATGTCCATGTAAGTATTATACGCTGTGAAAATTAATTTGCAACTTCTGTTTTAAAGAAATCAAATAGGTCCATGTTTACTGCTTGACCGGGTTTAAAAGATTTCCAATTTACATTTTCATAAAATCTATCAATAACACTATAAACAATCTTATCAAACATCTTTTCATAGTCTATTTTAAAGTCTTGTTCAAACTCCTCTGGAAAATCATATTTAAATCCAAGAGAGTTTAAACCAAATTTATTTGGAGTTACTGTATAAAAGTATCGTATTTTGTCTCCTGAACCAATAGCTTCGTATTTTTGAGATATACCATAATGCTCTAATAGTTTGTTATAGTATATAGATGATTTAACATGTATAGGTGTTCCCTTTTTAACTTCCCAGTTTTTAGCATATATACTATATTTCTCATACTCTTTAACACCCATTACAAATGCAATATCCCTAATAGGAAGAGACTTAAAAATTTCATATGTTTCTTCAAATAATTCATTAGTACTATTTTGGTTTTTAGTCATAATCATATGCTCAATAATTTTCTTCACATATGGTTTTATTGCATTAGGCATTGTAGTTCTCACTACTTCAACACCTGTATATTTGAATTTATTACATACAACTCCTTCGTCATCTAATTTATGAAGTACATATCTTTTTTTCTGTAAAAATATTCCTTTATCACAAATAGACTCTCGTTTAAATACAAACCGTGGGTCTTTAGTTAATAGAGTTTCCCTGGCCCATTTTTCAATATTAACATTTAAATCATCTTCTATATCTTGTACTATTTTATATACTCTATCATCAATTTTATTATCAATATGTAAGGGTATACCCATATGATTCAAAATAGGTGTAATTGTACAATATGAACTATCTGTGTCATTATAAATAATTGGATCATTTTTATCTAAGTCTTTGTCAGTTAAATCAGTTACCTTTTTAATATAATTTCTTAGAATAATATTACTTTGTTTAATTACATCTCTGCCAGTTAAAGTAATTGATCTTGCAATATCACCATCACCCATTTGTGATATTTTATTACCAAAATAACCATAAATTCGGTTAATAAGAATTTTTAGTGTAAATTGCCAAATCCAAAGTTGGTCAATCTTAAACTGTGTAGCTTTTGATTTTTCTCTTAAGATGTCTAATTTTTTCTCATCTGTTTCGTTCTCTATTTTCACAGATAATTGATGTAATTCTTCACGAGCTTCGTTCCATTCTTGTTTTTTACCAGAACGTATTGCATAAAAATGATCTGTAATTCTAGGAAAGATTCCTTTGGTTTTTTGTGAGAATAATTTTTTTGCGCGAGTAATTACAATTTCATTTTTTGTACACCATTTATTGAAATCACTATAAGACATTTCAATATCCTTGTTATTTACAGTCTTTACATAAACCTTGTCATTATCTGTTCCAACAATGCTTCCTACTTTCGTTTCTGGGCTTAAATTTAAAGTTACCATCACACTAGGGTATAGAGAATTAGCATCAAAAGAGATAATATTATCTTGAAAACCACGTTTTGGTTCACCGACATATGCACCTTCATATTTTTCGGTTCTATCGTCTCCTTTTATAAAAGTTGGTATAACCCTTGGAGGATCTTGCTTTCGGGCTTCAACTATAGCCCTACCATTAACAGTACTAATTGTACCTAAAGCAGCGTTAAACGGTGTTAATCCAATATATGATAACATTCTAGCTAAATCCATATACATTAGCTTTGCTTCCAATCGTACTAGTAGTCTTACGTCATGAATATTATAATCAACAAATTTGTCCCAATCTTGTATAGATAGGGATGCGAGGTTAGTTTCTCCTATATCTACCTTGTTCTCTCCTAGTTCTATATGGGCTATGTTATCTAGCTTATAACTGTCTCTCATACCCATGCTGAAGGTTTTATACACGTCAAGATAATCAAGCATAGATATACCTTCTACAACGTATTTTGTAGTAGTTTTACCAAAATTACCTTTGTACACTCTCTGGTAAATTGGTTTCATTATTTCGTCATGAACTGGTGAAAACAGTCTTGTTGCATCTTCTCCTAAGAGATTTCTAACTCGATTTATTACATACGGAACATCAAATATTTCACTATTCCACCCGGATAATATATCTGGTCTATCTTCACAATAAAAATCTAAAAATCGTTGCAACAAATCGACTTCATTGTTGCAATGAAAATAAACTACATCATCTGTCTTCGGAGTATATGGATTAATTCCCCATGTATAATATGTTTTCTTTACAGTGTCATATATGGTGATAACATTTATCATATGACTAGCTTCTTCTGGTTTCGGAAACTCGTCAGGGGAATATGTCTCAATATCAAAAAACCAAACCTTTAAAGGAAATTTACTAAAATCGTCAGTTTCATTTACTTCCCAAAACCTATCTACTAAAAATTGCTGATACGGGGTAATGTTTTCATAAATTTTATGATCATTTAAATCTTCAATTTTTTTACGGCGATCTAAATTACTATTAGCGAAGACTTTTCTTAATTTAGTACCATATAACGACACTCCGTCATATCTATTTGAGTTTGTTTCATAATAAAAATATGGTTGATATGGACAATCAGTTTCTATTCGTACTCCATCCTCATCCCATGTGTAGAGTCTCATGACTCGTTGATTAGGTATGTAGGCTAAATTTCTATACACTTTATTAAGTATACGAAAAATTTAAAAATAAATCAACTAATTCCGTTTTGGAGATTGAGTAATTTTCGGTTTGGATCTGCATATGGAAGGGAATAAAGTTCAGTGTAATGGTCAATATTATCTTCCATCCATCTTTTATTCATATAATCTCTAGCTCTTTTAACTTCTTTATAATATTTTTTTGTATCTCCGGTAATTAATTTAATTTTATTAATTAAATCATCTCCAGTCTTAAACTTATGAAATGCAGTTTCATATGTACATAAATCCTGACAAATACTTGGAATACCAAATGCACAAGCTTCAATAAATTTTAAATCACTTTTAGCTCTATTAAAATTACTATCTTCCAGTGGAGCGTAAAAAACTGTTGGTTTTAGCTTACTAATATAAGCAGGATAATCGACTAAATTAGACCATTCATGGTATTCAATCTTTTTTTGCTGTATTAAATCTCGTAAAGTTAAAGGAAAACCACCTACAAAAACCCATTGAAAATCATTTACGGTTTGACGAATAATATCATTAACATGAAAAAAATCATCCTTTTGTCCAATTTTATTTTCAACGTCAAAATGAGCTCCACTACCACAATATACAACACGAGGCTTACCTTTAAATTTTTGATAATTTTCTCTTATACTATTAGAGTCAAAATATCTATCCATCCAAAATCTTGGAATAAAATTAGGAATAACAGTTACATTTTTGTTCCCGGTTTTTTCTATATAGTAATCTTTCATGAATTGATTTGTAACTGTAATTTCGTCACAAATCTGCATGATTTCCATGCTAGTTTTTCTAATGCTTGAGTCTTCAAATGCAAATCTAAATTTATTATACTGCGGTATATCTTCACTAAAAATTAAATCGTCAATTTCATAAACGATTTTAAATTTCATTTCTGCTTGTATAGTTTTAAGCCATTTAATATAACTTAATTGAGAATTAGTCGCCTGTCTCTGTATACGTATGGTCTTTATATCTTTATAAAAATTTTTATCACCAATCATTACTGTACCACCTTGTACGTTAGCTTTACCGTAACAGTTGAGTAATAATTCTGGCCATATCATTCTCCAATGACCACAACCTGAATAGTCAGCATAAAAGTTTATACCTCGAGGTAAATCTGGGGCAGAATGTGTGTGAGCATCAGCAGTAATTTTTTTTTGTGGTCGGTGACCTAATGCTTGTGGTTGAACTACTCCTGCCATTAACGGATTGTTAGGAGTAACGTTGCTAAATGGTACATGAGCTTGTCGAAAAGGGGTAAGCATTATATAGATTTATTCAGATTTATTAGTAAAGTCAACTCTTGTAGTTATACCGTTTTTCTTTTCTAGTACTACTACATCACCAGTGGCAGCTTTTACTGATTCCTTTCTATGAGAAATAATATAAATACTCTCATTATATGTCTCTACTCTTTCTTTTATTATATTAAGAACTAATTCAACACCTTTTTCATCTAAAGAACTATCAAGCAATTCATCAAACATAACTAAATTATATGCAATGTCTCCTTGAAGTCTTCTAATATCCATAAATGTAAATAATATAGCTAAGTCAATATTCTTTCTTTCAGCACCAGAAAAATTAAAGTAAGAACAACTCTCTCCTTTTTCGTTTACAATTTCTTCTTCAAAGTATTCGTTAAATCTACAAACACAATTTGCATCCATTTTCTGTAAATAGTACAATAATCTGTTATTAAGAACATCTAATATCTTTTTAACAATAAATGACTTAACTCCCTCTTCTGATAAAATATATTTTACAACTTCTAACATAGATAAGTCATTGTGAATACTAGTAGAATCTTTTTCTAATTGTTGTACTTCTTTAAGATTAATATTAATTTTATTATCTAGTTCTTTTATCTCTAAACTTGTCTCTCTATCTTGTAATTCTTTAAGTTCTTTATTATTTTTTTCTAAGTCTTTATTTAAATTTACAATATATGTTTTTGCTAATTTATTATTATTGTTTACAGCTTTAATATTAGAAATATATTCATTAATTTGTTTTTGTGCGTTTAAATTATTTTGTTTTAATTCTCTTATATTAGTAATTTGTTTATTTAAACTTTCTATATCCTCTTTACAGTTTTTAATATCTTTCTCTATAATATTTTTTTCATTTTTAATATGATCTCTATCATTACTTGTAATTTGATGTAAACATGTAGGACATACATCTTTTGATGTACCAATAGCATCAAGCTTTTTAGTATGAAAATCTATTTCAGTTTCATGTCTTGTAATTTTAGTTTTTACATTAGAAAGTTGGGTTGATATGTCAGTAATTTTCTCAGTTATAACTTTAAATTTACTTTTACTTTTTTCAAATAATTCTTTATTAATATTTTGTATTTTAGATTTATTCTCTTCTATTTCTGTGTTAATAATATCAATGCGAGATAATATTTTCTTTCTTTGCTCTTTTACAGTCTTAACTATATTTTCCTTTTGATCATTTAATAATTTACATATATTATTTGCGTGATCATAATCCTTAGTAATATGTTCGTACTTTTTTTGTACTTCGTTGTATTCAGCACGAGCTGATAGTAACATTTCAGAAAATATTTCTAAATTAAGTATACCTTCTATAAATTTTCTCTTTTCTACCTTACGCTGTGCCATAAATGGTAAGGTTGTATTAAGAGACATAATAACACAGTTTTGAAATACCTCAGGAGAGCTATTTAATAGATTTTTTATCTTTTTATTTGTGTTAGGTATAGTACTCTCTGTTAAATCTACATCATTAACATATAGATAACATTTTGTAGGTTTAAGTTTGCGAACTATTTTGTAGTTTTGTATTTTATTATTTTCATTTATAGAAAAATTTAATTCTACGTATGTATTTTTCTTATTAATAGAATTTACAATAAAATCTTTTGATAGTTCACGAATAGTCTCTCCAAAAATAGCAAAATGTATGGCATCAGCTACTGTCGACTTACCAACCCCGTTTCTTCTATCTTCTTTATCCTTATTAACACCAGTAATAATGTTTAAACCGTATCTAAAGTCAATTTCCACCGGCTTTGATCCAATAGAAAGAAAATTACGGATTTTCACCGAGTTAAAATCTACATACTTCATGAAAAATTATTATATAACTGTACAGTTCGTCTTATTACTTCTGTTTTGTTGTCAATATCTAAAGACTCTATGTATTCTATAATACATTGTTTGACATTCAAGTCACCGAACTCATTAGTTATGTTTAATTTATCTCCTATACTAAATTGATTTAAATAATCAGTAGTCAATGAAAAAGGAGCTTCAAAATTTATCGATGAGATAATTTTATCTAATAAATTAGATTTTATATCTTTATCAATTACAATCTTTACTGCTAAGTTTGACCACCCTTTTTTAGATGCTATTTCTTTAAGTTTTTCTAAATTTGATAATGTTACCTTTATATGAACTGGAGAAACTTCATTTTTATAAAATTTATATTTTATATCGTCAGATTTAAAATCTAATATATAATAACCCTTTTGATCATTAATATCATTAAAGTCCATTTCAAATGGATTACCAGCAAATATAATTTCTCCGTTATCATACTTTCGATGCTGTCTTTTATGAAAATGACCTGAAAATATTAGGTTAGATCTAGCTAAAACATCATCTGATGTCATTCCAGATTCACAAACCTTAAAAGAATTAAAGCTAAAGTTTTGTAACTCAAAATGACCGACTATTAAATCGCAATTCTCGGGTATATCTTTTGGCTCTGTACCCCATGGGCAAAATCCTACTTGTTTTCCACATATATTTTCGACATGAGGTTTATCAAAAATAGTTATATTGTGTCTATTACTTAAAATTGATAATGAATGAACTGTTGAATTATCTTTATAATATGCATCATGATTACCTGGAATCATTAATATTTCAAAATCATTAAATAAATCTAATAATTTATTTGCAAAAAATAAAGTTTTAACATTTATTTCGTCTCTATAATGAAATAAATCCCCTCCAAAAATTATTTTACTGATTTTTTTACTTTTTAGCTCTTTAGTATACCATTTTGCCCATTTATACGCTACATCATGCCATTTTTCACTATTTTGATGCTGGCCTAAATGTAAATCAGTAAAAAAACCAATTTTATGGATGTCAGATGACATTATGTGTATAATTCTTTATCGTAATCCTTTTGAGGAGCTTTACTTGGAGTACTATCGGTTATATCTAAATCGCTATATAATTGCTCTTGGTAAGAATTAATAGTTTCTCTATACTTTTTTTCTTTTTTTATTCTATTAATAAAAGCGTGATATGCAATTGTAGTAAAATAAGAAAACGGATTCGATGTAGATTCAAGATTAAATTTTTTATTTTTAACAGCTGCTATCATTTTTACTATAGCATCACCAATCATTTCATCTTTGTAGCTATAATTTATGAAATTAGGTGAATAACTTAAACCAACAGCAATTTTATATGTAGCTTCTGCTAGTTCATCTACTAAATCATCTGTTTCATAATAATTTTTTAATAGTTGTAAAAACTCTTTTGGACTAACATAATAAGTCTTTTTGTTTTTCTTTTTATTTTTTTGTTTCATTAAATTGTGTAAATGTATATTCTATATGTTCACTGTCATATAATGATAATCTTTGTTCTACATGACGTTGACCATATCGTAAGTTATCAGCTATATCAAAGATTATAAGCTCTTCTTTATCAATATGCAAGCGTAGGCCTCGACCTATGCTCTGTATTATTTTTATTTTAGCTTTTCCACCACCACCAAATATAATGTAGTGTAAATTCTTAATATTAATACCTGTAGAAAATATTTTTGAAATAGCAATTACAACTACATTCTTTTGTGCCTCCATATAGTCTTGTATATCTTTACGTTGATCTGTATCTACACTACCTTGTATAAAATATACATCTTTATACTTGCAAATTCCTTGGAGAGCTTCTAACAAAAGTTCTCCATGTTCAATATAGTCGACTAATATTAATCCGTTATTGTCAAGCTTATTGCATAATTTAGCAATTAAATTATTTCTATATTCACTACTACGTATAAATTCATTTTCCTGTAGATAATAAGCATTACTATTGTTTCCATGATATATTTGCTCACATGGAGTGTTATAATTTAATTCTAATACATGAACTTTAGCTGGTGCTACATAATTATCCTTTCTTAGCTCATGAGCTTTTTTTTCAAACAACTGAGGACCTATTTTACCAAAAATATTCCATTTATCTAAATTATCTGGTGGTAATGTCCCAGTGAATCCAAATCGATTATTAGTGTTTACGTTTTTTAAAATTTTATTTACTTTATTTCCTCTTCTTAATTTATGTACTTCGTCAATAATAAGAAGATCTATATGTTTAATCCAATCTATAGATTGTTTTGAACTTTGTAAAATACCTAAATTCGCTACCACAACATTAGAAGATAAATCTAATTCGTTTTTACCTGTCCATTTTGATGTTGTAAACGATGTACCATATTCTTTAAAATCTCCATTTGTTTGATTTACTAGACCTAAATCAGGAACAATAATTAAACATTTAAAATTTTTACTATAATTTTTGTAATAAAATTCTAAAAGACTAGCCATAGTAAGAGTTTTACCTCCAGCGGTTGCTAAGACTACTGTACCACGTCCAGCATTAATACATTTTTCAATTATTTCTTGTTGATAGTCTCTTAATTTTAATTTTAAATCATATGGTGTTGTATGTTTTTTAGATAAAGATGGATAAAGTATTTCTTTTATTTCTTTTTGTAATTCAAATTTTATCTGTTTTTGTAAACAAAATTTTATTATTTCTTCTATTAGACCTATTTCTACTTTCCCTTGATTAGTGATAACATATGTTCTTGGAGGAACAAATCTTCCGTAACGACGCTGAAAATGTACAGCGTCATTTTTTACGCTAAAATGTTCACGTATAATATCAAGCTCAGGTCCGTCAATAACAGCATGAGAAGAAGAATTAAATTTAATATTAATCATTGTGTTTCAAGCTTCATAAGTTCTACTAAATTTTTAATATCATTAGTAGCGAAACTTATATTTTTGTAGATGTTTTCTAGGTAGTCAATAATTAGTTGTTCATTTTTAATTTTTAAATCTAAAACTCTAATTTCTTTTTTATTTTGAACAGCTTTTTCTGCTATTGATCTATTAACTTTTACGGGTTCTGTATTTTGAAATTCGGTAATTTTTTCCTCAAGAATAGAAGTTCTCTTTAACTTAAAATTATTTAAATTAATTTTATGATTTATTAATCGAGCTGACCATTTATGTTTATTATTTACTAATCTTTCCTGAGTAGTAACAACTTCTAATCGATCTAAATCTGTATCTATATTAGCTTCTTCAAGATATTGATTAATAATCTCACTAACATCCATATATTTATTATAGTTATATCCTCGTAAGTGCAACTAATTGTAAAGATAGAGATAAATAATTATAATGAAATTCGATGAAGCAGTTAAACAGTATTTAACGGATAATACTACAGCTTCTGCAGGAATGGCTGCTGGTGGAGGACAAGGTGGAGGAGATTATGAAGCTACTGATACTTATGCACCAGGAGATAATAGAATACCTAAGGTTTTAGGTGTTACAATAAAGCGACAAGGTAAAGTTAAAACTAAAAAGCGTAAAAAAAAACTAAACGAAAGTAATGACATTTTATATCACGCAACGTATAAACCGTTATTAAAGAGTATACAAAAAAATGGTTTAGGAGGATCTGGAGCCCAGACTAATTGGGAAGATAGTAAGCCTGGGGTAGTTTATCTAGCTAAAGATCCTGACGTTGCTTATAGTTACGCAGAAACAAACGATGTAGTTCCGGATTCTTGGTTAGATCAAATTGTTATTTTATCTATCCCTATTAATAATTTAAATTTAAACAAATTACATAATGACGAAAATGTAATTGATGATGATAGTACATTTGAATATCATGGTATTATTAAAAATTTTACAATTAACGAAAAAAGTATATATGACTACCTTTTATTCCCACCAGAAGGAGAAGAACACGAAAATATCGTTGCTAAAATTGCTAAACTACAAAACGACCCTAGCGAAGTCTATCGCGGGATTTCTTCTGCGGAATACAAAAATTTAATTAAACATGGTTTTGTTGTTTCACGTGGAGCTGGTAATACGCGCAAAGGTATTACTGGTTCGTATGTTTCGGATGATATTCAATTAGCTGGTAGATTTGCATTTCATGTATATAAAGAAACCGGTAGAGGTTATTTACTTATATTAGATAGAGATAAATTACCTGAATTACAACCTGCTGATGAAGGTAATTATTGGACAGCTCAAATTCCGAAAGATGCAGTTAAGCAAGCTATTAACTTGCAAGATCTGGTTAAGTGATAAGTAAATATATATGCCTAGCGCAGCGAAACAAAAAGGTAACGCTTGGGAACGCGAAGTTGCAAAAGATTTAAGTGAAACGTTTAATGAAAATTTTATTAGAGTTCCAAATTCCGGAGCCTATACTGGAGGCGCTAATCTTCACAGACTTGATAAACTAACGGAAGATCAAAAACGGATGATGGATGGAGATATCATGGTACCACCGTGTTTATCGAAATTTAAAATCGAGTGTAAAAGTTATAAATCATTTGATTTTCATCAATTGTTTACCGATAATAAAACTCTTAATAAATGGATCAAGCAAGCAGAGAGTGGTAGTTGTTGGTTTCTTGTTATCAAAGTGACAAGGAGGGGTAGTTTTATTTTATTTCCAACTACAATGTCACATTATTTCCGATTTAAAAATTACTTGCGTTATGCTAACAAATATATTATAACTAATTATACAGAGTTTTGGCAGAATAACGCAGATGCACTTAGAAGAATTAACGAAAATACCGGGATTAAGTTATAGAATACCTGGTTCCTATTTTAATTTAGTAAATTTTACTCCAGTAATTAATTATATTCATAATATTTCTATAGATAAAATTTCTGAATTTTCTCCTGAGCTTAAATTTAACAATTCTCTACATAAAAAATATATTTTTCATTATTTTATACATTATACATGCGAGGTTCTTAAAGCTCATAATAAAAAGAATAAACCTGTTATATATTTTGATGTTGATGTTGATTTAAATACGAAATACTCGTCGTTTTTACAGACTTTTGAGAAAAAATTTCCAGTATTAATAATAAGAGAAATGTATTCTCTTAAGGAACTCAAGAAAAAATGCAAATGTGATGGTTATAAAGAAGAATTAAGCATAATATTACTTCGCAAGCTTAAGAAGATACAAAATACAGACTATTATTTTAACAGACTACATTATTTTTGTAAGAAATATGAGCTTACATTTTTAGACAAAACATATTTCGAAGACATAAGAAATAAACTTTCTCTCCTATAAATAATTACAATGAGTAAGTTTACCACGAAAATAGACAATCTATTAAGTGAGGCCGGTGCTAATAAATATCAACAAAAACAAGCTGGTACTCAAGCTGCAATAGCTGCAGCTAGAGCAGCTGAAATCGCTGGTAAGACAGATCCTACTAAAAAACCTACTCCAGTGCAGAAAAAGCTTTTGCAAGGATTAAAAAAGGCTACTATGGCTGCTGGAAAGCAATTAGCTAAAGTTGCTATGTCAAGTAATAAACCTAAAGGTAAAGTACTTGAAGCTGAAGATGATGAATTTACACCTAGAAAGGGTCCTGAAACAGGTGGTGAATTTGAGCCAGCAAGTAAAGATGATTTCACTCAACAACCAGAAGAAGAACCAACTCCAGATCCTATGACTACAGAAGGTGAAACTTTTTATGTTAATCTTGCTCGTAAGTCATTGTTTGTAGATTTAGATAATGTTAGTTTATCAGATTCTGAAAGAGAAGCAATTACACAAGATGTACAACCTGAAAACGCAAAAGAGATAGCAAAAATTTTACGCAAAATTGTAGTTGATTATGGATTGAGTGAAGGGTTTGATTCTAAGATAGATTCTATTTTAGAAAATTTTGAGTTACAAGACTTACAAAGTAAACTTTCTATTGCTGCTAATACTGCTATTGAAGATGTAAAAAAAAACAGTAGAGTAGTCGTTCTTGTTCCTGGTAGTTTTAAACCACCTCATAAAGGCCATTACGAAATGGTTAAAGAGTATAGTCAATTGTATCCTGACGGTCATGTTCATGTATTAATCTCAGCTCCTTCAGCTAAAAGTGAAAGAAGAACTAGTGATGGTAAATTGATTACACCAGATGCTGCAAAACAAATATTTGAATTATATACACAACCTCTTAATAACGTAACTGTTAGTATCTCACAGTTCCCATCCCCCGTTACATCAGCATATGAGACATTAAAGACGTTAGATCCAGGTACAACAGTTGTGTTAGGTGCTAGTAGAAAAGATAATGATTGGAAAAGATGGTCACATGCACAACCATGGGCTGAAAAAGAAGGATTAGAAATTGATATAGTTGATCCAGCACAGTCTGCTGTTGATGTTACATTAAAAGCAGATGGTACCCCTTATAGTGCGAGTAATATAAGAGATAATTTTGATAATTTTGAGAAAATAAAAGCCGATATACCGGAGCATATCGACCCTGCACAAATTAAAGAAATTTTTGACTCACTTTAAGTCTCTTATAAAATCATAAAACTCTTGTCTGGTTAAATCAGTTTTATCTAAAAATGCTCCTGACATTCTAGCAGTTTTCATAATACTATCATGTTTTACTCCTCTTAGACCAGCACAAGTATGGTTAGCTGATACTAAAACAGCAATTCCTTTATTATCTTTACATACTTCATTCATATAATTATGAATTTGCATAGTTAAGTTTTCTTGTACTTGCGGACGTCTCGAAAACCATTCGACAATTCGATTTATTTTACTTAAACCAATTACTTTTCCGTCTTTTCCAGGTATGTAAGATACATGAGCTTGCCCGATAAACGGTAAATGGTGATGTGAGCAAAAAGAATTAACTTTTATATTACCTTGAAAAACTAATCCATCATATTTATCAACATTATCAAATGCTGTAATTTTAGGAGGTACATTATAACAACCTTCTGCTAAGTCATTAACAAAAGCTTTTGCTACACGTCTTGGGGTATCAGCGCTATTAGGATCATTTCTCCAATCAAACCCTAAAGCATCCATATATTTTTCATATGCAGCCGCGGCTTTATCAATAATTATTTCTTTTTCTTCTTCAGTTCGCGGTAAGTTACCATTTGCATATTGCAGTAATTCACTCATGAGTTTATTATATGAAATTTTTTTTTAAATTCAACCCTTGATTTTATTTTAGATTAATGTATAATAGATCTTATGTCTTTTAATAGTACAAAGATTATTGAATTAGGCAGCTGCGCCTTTAGACAACCAAAAGCAGATTCACATTGTCGGTTTGTACATGGTTATCGATTAGTTGGTAAATTTTGGTTTGAAGCTAAAGAATTAGATGAAAATAATTGGGTTGTTGATTTTGGAGATTTGAAACATTTAAAGAAAATATTAGAAAATCAATTTGATCATACTACGGTTATTGATGCAAACGATCCATATTTAAATAAATTTGAAGAATTAAATGAATTAGGTATAATTGATTTACGTATTATGTCTGATGGAGTTGGTATTGAAAAATTTGCACAATATTGCTGGAAAGCTGCTGATGATTATGTAAAGGAATCAACTGATAATAGATGTTGGTGTAAGAAGGTAGAAGTTTTTGAGCATGAGAAAAATTCTGCTATATATCATATTGAATATGCCAGAGCTTTATCAGATACTCAATACGAATGGGTTCAAAACTAATGAGTAAAGGTAGTAAAAGACGAAAAGAAGATACTTGTCAAGTTAATGATAACTGGGATAGTATTGATTGGGGTAAACCTAAGAAGAAAGAGGTTAAACCAGAGACACGAGATATAAAAGATTTATATTTAAATGACAAATCTTTATAAGGAGGAGCTTAAAGACGAAAAAATATTTTTATCTGACGATAAGGTATTTTATACGGTAGAGGGTGAAGGTGAATATGTTGGTTGGCCGTCTGTTTTTATGAGATTATCTATGTGTAATCTTACATGTCAAGGATTTGCAACAGAAGATTCACCTCATGGTTGTGATAGCTATATATCATGGAGTGTAAAAAATAAATTAAGTTTTGAAGAACTTAGAACGTTATTAGAAGAGGAAGGATATAAAAAACACTTAGATAATGGTGCTATATGGAAGATAACAGGTGGTGAACCACTTGTACAACAACCAAAATTACTTAAATTTTTAGCTTATATAGATGTAGAGTGGGGTACTATACCACGGATAGATTTTGAAACTAATGCAACAATAATGCCAGATCCAGAATGGTTAAGAGTTGATGCAACTTTTACTACTTCTCCTAAGCTTAGTAATAATGGTGATCCAGAAGACCGTCGATATAAACCAGATGTATTAAAATGGCATGTAACAAATGGGTCAGGTTTTAAGTTTGTTATTAGTAAGAAAGAAGATTTAGAAGAGGTCTTACAGAAGTATGTTGAGAAGTTTAATATACCAAGAGAAAGGGTTTGGTTAATGCCTTGTGCAGGTAGTAGAAAAGAGCATATTGAAATAGCTGAAGAAGTAGCTGAGTATGCTAAACAAGAATATTTTAAATTTAGTCCTAGATTGCATTTACTTGTATGGGATATGGCTTTAAAAGTTTAACTTAATAAATATAATATATGAGGATTGCAATTAGTGGTACAGCTTGTCAGGGAAAGACTACTTTAATTAAAGACTTTCTAGGACAATGGCCTAATTATGTTACACCCAAAAAAACGTATAGGGACATTATTAAAGAAAATGATTTAGATCATTCCTCTAAGACTAATAAAAAAACTCAATGGGAAATTCTCAATTTTATGATTGAGGAGCAACAAAAATATAGGCGAGGTCAGAATGTTATTTTTGATCGATGCCCATTAGATAATTTGGTGTATAGTTTATGGGCAGCAGAGCAACGAGATAATGACATCGACGATGAGTTTATTAAAAAGTGTATTCCACTGGTAAGAGAAAGTTTTCGAAATTTAGATATTATATTTTTTACACCTATTACAAAGGTAGCTCTTGTTCCTTTAGAGGAAGATGATTTAAGAGAAACTAATCCTCAAACTATAGAAGAGATAGATAATATTTTTAAAGCTGTTCATCGAGATCATGAAGAAAACCCTAAAACTACGTTTTTTATAGTAGATGATAAACCAGCTATTATTGAAGTATTTGGTAGTCGTACAGAGCGTATAGAAATATTAAAATTATATATTGATCCGTCAGGTGAAGCATCAGCTCCCGGTAATATTTTAGATGAAGAAACTTTAGAAGAAATTAAAAAACTAGAAGAAGTATGGAAAGATGTTGACCCAGAAGAGGATTCTGTATTAAAGAAGAAATTACAAGAAAAAATAGCTAAAGATAAACAGCAGAATCGATTAAATAATTATCGATGACTGATTACGATAAATTATGCGAGAAATATATGATAAAAAGAGTAAGATCGTTTTATCCTCGTAAGTTTGATTTATCTCCAGAATTTATAGAAGCTTTTAAAGCAGAATATTCTAGATTAATTGAGAGTGGTCAAAATAAAAGGACATTATTTGAAAGAATGCGCAAAGCATTAACTTTTCACCTTTAATTTTTGTAAAACCTTTACAATATATTTTAATATTTCAGATCTAACAATTTCAAGTTCTGTAAATTTAAATACATTCATACCATGTTCAATAGATTCTTTTGTATCAAACGCATCATATATTACCTTAAAACCAGATCTATTACCAATATCGCTTTGTCGGGAATCTCCAATAACCATATATTTTGAATTACTTCCAAATCTAGTTAATATTGTTGTAAGTTCTTCTTTAGTTAAATTTTGTGCTTCGTCAATTAATACACATGCATTTTTAAAAGTTAATCCTCTAGTATAATTAACAGGAATACATTTAATAAAACTTTCTGACATTAAATTAGTAATTGTAGGTTTATCGAGTAACTCATTTAGTTTTTCTAGTAATGGTAAACTCCATGGTAAAAATTTATCTTCAACTTCACCTGGGAGAGACCCCATACTTTTAGAAGCAGATTCTACAACACTTCGGATGTATATTATTTCTTCTATTTTGTGAGTTCGTAGTAATTGTAGAGCGATATAAACAGATAGATACGTTTTTGCTGACCCTGCAGGTCCATCTATTAATGATAATTTGCAGTCGTCTTTAAAGCAAACTTCTAAGAAGTTATCATGTGTAGGTGTTAGATTATATTTTTGTTGTATTGTATAATCAAGAAATGTATTTTTTTGTATACTGTCTGTAATTTCATTTTTACTAATCTTTGTTTTCTTACTAACTTTACGTCCAGTTAACGATGTCTTTTTAGTTGAGCTATTAGCTGCAACACGAGTTCGTTTCGCCATAACTTTAAGTATTTATTTGCTTTTTCGTGGTTTACAATTATAATAATTACAGTGAATATACTTATAGGTTGCCTTAGTTATAGGGAATATACAGGGTCGGAATTATATTTTTATGAGCTCTCAACAGCTTTGAGAGATTTAGGTCATAAAGTATCTATTTTTTCTCCGTTTCCTGATTCTCCATTACAAGATAAAACATCTAATATATCTTTTTTAACCAGGGGTACATTGTATGACGAAGAATATGATTTAGTAATATTTTCTCACGGTAAAGCAATATGGGATTTTATTAAGAATGTTAAATCTAAAAAGTTTATTAACGTTATACACTCTGAAGTTATTGATTTAGAGGAACCAATTGTTGATTCAAAAATAGATACCTATGTAGGTATACGACCTTCTATTGTTGAATTTATAAAACAAAAAATACCAGGAGCAAATGCTCAGTTAATATATAATCCATTTGATTTAACTCGATTTAATCCACAAAATTGTAAAAAGAAAAAGAGTATTAAAGATAAAATAGTTTTATTTCCAGGTAGTTTAGATTATTTGCGATATAAACCTTTAAAATACTTGTTAGAATTATCTGAAAAACAAAATTTTAAAGTTATGCATGTAGGTAGAAATGATTATAGTACCGTACATCCTAATTTTGTAACACATGAACCTACTTGGAAAGTAGAAAAATACTATAGACAATGTGATGTTGTGTCAGGTATATTTTTAGGTCGTACATCTATAGAAGGTTTATTATGTGGTAAAAAGATCCTACAGTTTGACGTTGATAATGTAGGTACTATTAAAAAGGTATATTGGCATACCGAAGATAATCTCGAGAAATTTGATAAAAAACATACTGCAAATAAATTATTAATGGCTGCTGCCATTAGTTAAAGTATATGAGTAATGAATACAGAGTAGTTAAGGTGGATGATAGTATCATTAAAGATGTTACTGTAGTACAACCGGTTATACATTATGATAATAGAGGTGAAAATGTAGAAACATTTTGCGCTGATTATTATAGAAAAATGTTTAGTGTATATGATGATTTTCGTGGAACACCTTCCGCACCCGGGAAACAGTTTGTAGTAGATAGTGCTTCTTTTTCAACAAAAAACGTTATTAGAGGGTTACATGGAGATAGTAAAACATATAAACTAATACAATGTTTAAGAGGGTCTATTTATGTGGTTGTATTAGATGTAAGAAAAGATTCTCCAACTTATAAACATTATGATAAATTTTATATTAATGATAAAAACCGTCAACAAATATTAATACCACCAGGATGTGTTAATGGACATTTATGTCTATCAAACGATTGTATATTTCATTATAAGTTGACAGAAGATTATACTCCTGAAGAGGAACAAATATCTATTAAATGGAATGATCCTGAATATAATATTTCTTGGCCTATATCACCTTCAAATGCAATTTTATCAGATAGAGACAGATAGTGGATATTTTATTTGTACATCCGAATTCTTCTAAAAAAGTCTATCAAGATTTAAGTAAGGATTTTTCAGCAATTGAGCCTCCTATATGGGCTGCAATGTTATCTAAGTATGTCTCTGATAGAGGGTTTTCAGTTGATTTGTTAGATTGTGAGGCTTTAAGAATAAACAGCGAACAAGCAGCTACTACTATTTTAGAACTTAACCCTAAAGTTGTTTGTTTAGTTGCGTTCGGTCAACAACCATCAGCTTCAACTCAAAATATGGTAGGGATTATGGAGATAATGGACCTACTTAAGGATAGTAATATAATTAGAATGTATACTGGTCCACATCCATCTTCTCTCCCTAGAAAAACTATAGAAGATGATCCTAATTCTTTTGTTTGTCAAGGAGAAGGTCCTCATACTATTTATAATTTTTTAAAAGTAACTGACTATACAGATAATTCTCAATTACAACAAGTTCCTGGTTTATGGTATACAGATAAAACTACTGGACAAATAGCAAGTACACCACCAGCTCCTTTAATACAAAATTTAGATGAAGAATTAGATATGCTTCCTGTAGAATATTTAGATATTCATCGATATAGAACTGCTAATTGGCATAGTTGGACTAATAATAATGAAACATCTCCGTTTGGTTCTATATATACTAGCTTAGGTTGTCCATTTAAATGTAATTTTTGTATGATTAACTCACCATTTAACAACGGTGATACAAAAAATAATACTTTTCGTCATTGGTCACCTCAAAATATAATTAAAAAATTAGACTTCTTCGCAGAAAATAATATTAAAAATATTAAAATAGCTGATGAGATGTTTGTTTTTAAAAAACAACATTATGTTGAATTATGTAAATTAATCGCTGAAAGAAATTACAATTTTAATATATGGGCATATGCTAGGATTGATACAGTAAAGGAACAATATTTAGAAATTTTAAAAAATGCTGGTGTTAATTGGTTAGGTTTAGGTATTGAATCTGCTAATCAAGTAGTAAGACAAGAAGTTGTTAAAGGTAAATTTCAAGAACTTAATATACGAAGTATTATTGAAAAAATATCTAATCATGATATCTATTCAACTGGTAATTATATTTTTGGTCTACCAAAAGATACATATGAAACAATGAATGAGACTTTAGATTTAGCTTTAGAGTTAAAAACAGAGTGGGTTAATATGTATTGTGCTATGGCATATCCTGGATCTCAACTACATAGAGATTTTAGTAAAAATAATCCACAAGCTTTACCAGAAAATAACGATATCGGATGGATTGGTTATTCTCAACATGCATATGAAACATTTAATTTACCTACTGAAGATTTAACTCACTCACAAATCTTAAAATTTAGAGACGAAGCTTTTATAAAATATTTTAAATCTCCTTCTTACATTAAAAAAATGACCGAAAAAATAGGTGTTGATTTTCAGAAAGAAGTAGATAAAATGCTTAGCATAACGTTACAGAGAAAATTTACATAATATTATGAGTACTGATAATAAATCAAAAGATGAGGATTTGCACAGCCCTACTCCAGCGAAGGCTGTGCCATTAGGCCAGTATTTGCCTACGGAGAAGCCAAATTTACCACCACGCGGTGATCAACCCATTGAAGAGCGAACGAAAGTTACTATCTTAACACTTAAAAATCATAAGAAAAAGGGTATTAAAACAGTACTATGTACAGCGTATGATTATCCACAAGCGTTATTAGCTGATCGTGCTGGTGTAGATGCTATTTTAGTGGGAGATTCCTTAGGTATGACTACTCTAGGGTATAAGACGACGATTCCAGTAACTATGGATGATATGTTGTCACATTGTAAAGCAGTTTGGCGTGCAAATCAAACTGCTTTCCTTATTGGAGATATGCCTTTTATGTCATATCAAGAATCTAATGAATTAGCTGTACGGAATGCTGGTAAATTTATTACTGCTGGTATGGATTGTGTTAAGATTGAAGGTGCAATGGTTGACCGTGTAAAGGCTATTTCGTCTTCTGGTATTATTACTATGAGTCATTTGGGTTTAACTCCTCATACTCGAGCTAAGCTTGGTGGTTATCGTGTACAAGGTAAGACGAAAGAATCAGCTGACATTATTTTAGATCAAGCTCTTCGCTTACAAGATGCAGGTTGCTCATTTTTACTACTTGAAGCAATGCCGAGAGAGTCAGCTCAATATATTGCTGAGAAATTAGATATTCCAATTTATGGTATAGGTGCTGGTGATCAGGTTGATGGTCAATTAGTAATTCAACATGATTTAATTGGTATGTTCTTTGAGTTTAAATCTAAATTCGTTAAGCGTTATTGTGAAGCAGGGGCGTTAATTGAAGACTCTCTTAAAGAATATGCCGCTGAAGTACGTGCAGGTCAATTTCCAACTGCAGAACAGTTTTATGAGATTAATGAAGACGAGTTAGATAAACTCGTTAGTGATGATCGATGGAAATATGATACTCCTGACAATGTAAAAACACATACGTTTTAATATATGAAGTTAAAATTAGCTGACTATGTCATAGGCTTTCTCGCCGACAAGGGAATAGATAAAATGTTTGTAGTATATGGTGCTGCAAATGGTGATCTAATTGATGCATTTACTAGAAACGATGAAACTGATTACGTTGCAGTAATGCATGAGCAAGGAGGTGGTTTTGCCGCTGAAGGTTATGCTAAAGTTTCAGGACGACCAGGTGTCGCTATGGCGACTAGCGGCCCTGGTGGTATGAATCTACTTACATCTATGGGGAATTGTTTTTATGATTCAATTCCTTGTATTTTTATTACAGGTCAAATTAACTCTCAATTTTTAAGACCTGACCCTTCTATAAGACAGGTAGGTTTTCAAGAGACAGATATTGTTAGCATGGCAGAACCTGTTACAAAATATGCTGTTATGATTGATGATGCTAATAATGTTAAGTATGAATTAGAAAAAGCTTATCATTTATGTCAGGAAGGTAGACCTGGCCCTATATTACTAGATATTCCATTAAACATACAAAAGACTATGATTGATCCTAATGAACTATTAGGTTTTGATGTTAAAACAGAATTACCTACTTATGATTATAAGGATATAGACGATAAAATTGATGATTTTTTGTATGATTTAGTACGTAGTGAACGACCTGTTTTAATGATAGGTGGTGGTGTTAGATTATCTGATGCAGTAGATGATTTTAGAGAATTAGGTAACTTATTAAAAATACCATGCTTTCCAACATGGAATGCTTTAGATGCTGTTACATCTGATTATGAATTCTATGGTGGTAGAATTGGTACATATGGTGGAGCAGGAAGAAATTTTGCTATACAAAATTCTGATTTATTATTAGCTATTGGAAGTAGAATATCTGGTAGAATTACAGGTGGTAATATTCATTCATTTGCACGAGGAGCTAAAAAGTATGTAGTAGATGTAGATAAAGCATTATTACAGCCAAAGTTACAACAAGTACCTTTTGATGTAAATGTATATTGTGATGCTAAAGTGTTTATACAGCGTTTAATTAAACGTTATAAACTAATTACATCACCGACTGCTAGTGGTGGGTGGTTAAATCCTGATGGTACATTAGATGTTACTGCAACAGATTTACCGAATAAGTTTGAAAAATGGACTAAACGCGCAATGGATTGGAAAATAAAATACGATCCAGTTAAACCAGAATTTTTCGATCAAAAAGAAAATGTACATCCGTATGCTTTTATGCGAACTCTATCGAAATATGCAGATAGTAATGCAGTATTGATAGGTGATTGTGGTGGTAATATTGTTGTTAGTAATCATTCGTTTGAAACAAAATATGGACAACGTAATTTAACTAATAATGGTAACTCACCAATGGGTTTTTCTCATGCAGCAGCTATGGGTTGTTATTTAGCTGACCCAGATAGACAGGTTATATGTACTATTGGTGATGGTGGTTTTAATATGAACATACAAGAGCTACAAACTTATGTTAATTATAACATAAAAGCTAAAACGTTCATTATTAACAATCATATCTATGGTATTACAAAAGCGTTTCAAGAAACAAATTTTGAAGGTCGTGCCGAAGCATGTGGTCCTGCAGGTTATAATCCTCCTGATTTTATGAAAATTTGTGATGCGTATGGTATTAAAACTGTTACTATCAACAATCATGATGAGATGGAGGATAAAATTAAAGAAGTCTTAGAATATGATGGTATTGTTGTATGTGATGTAAACTGTCATGAATATCATACATATGAACCAAGAATTTTTGGATGGAAAACACCTATTGAAGACATGTATCCATATGTTGATCGAGATGAGTTTTTAGAAAATATGTATATCGAGCCTTTAGAGGATTGGGATAACCCAGCCTACCCTGATATTGTAAAATGAAAAATCTTTTAGTTTATAATATATGTGGTTTAGGTAATACACCACCGTTAGATCATTATATTAAATGTATTAATAGTTTTTTAGATCAAGATTTTGAAGATTATCGAGTATTACTTTCTGCTTGTAAAAGCGATCCTACATTATTTAATAATTTATATAAGCGATACAAAGATAAAATATCATACGTTTATCATCACGAAATATATACTGTAAATACAACGTTTAACAAAGCTATACAAGAGTTTGTTAAAGAAAAAGGACCTGCAGAGTCTTATTTGTATGTAGATTCGGGTTGTAGTTTTTATAATCCAGTTACTAATACTTTAGATAATACTATTTTAAAAAATACGTATAATACATTTAAAAAATATAATAATAGTCTTATAAGTTTACAAACAGATTCAGATGAAGCTTTACAAACTATTAGTCCAAAATATAAGTACCAAAGTCCAGATGTACAAGTGGTAGGAGATGATTTATATGTACCACTAGGTCATGCTCTCAATTGTCATGTTACTATGTTTAGTAATGAAATGTATGAAGCTTATAATAATAAACTTATACCTGATGTATTTAGAGCTCATTGTACAGAATCAACATTTAGATATTTAGCGGCCGCAGTTAATACTAAATGGTATGTCATGAAAGATCAACAAATAGAACACTTAAAAGCTATTGAAGGTCCTTCAACTGGTTTTCAACATGTTTCTCCTCAACATGGTACAACATGGAATAATTTATTACATAATAGAAATGCTTTAGATTTTATTACAAATGTGGATTTTATTAAATCTGGTATTGGTTATGAAGAATGTAATAATATATCATCACATAATCGAGAAGCATATGATGAAAATGATATGCCATTAGATCCTGAGGGAATGAAAACATTAATAAACAAATATTTCTTTCTTAATAAAAAAGAATTAGATTATGATAAGATGAGAGTAGAAACTAAATTATGATTAGTATACTTATACCTACACGTAAACGAGCTAAAAAACTCAAAGCTATGTATGAGAGTTTACATCATATGACATCTGAGTCTAATAATGTAGAAGTGTTACTTTATATTGATGAAGATGATGTACAAAGTATTAAATTTGTCGATAATAATAAAGATAAATTTACAATACCTATAAAACATATTGTTGGACCTAGAGTGTCTTTAGGAGAAGCATGTAATGAACTTTTTAAAATAAGTTCTGGAGATTTAATTATGGGAGGAGCTGATGATATTCTATTTAGAACTAAAAATTGGGACGTTTTACTAGAACATAATTTTAAGTTTGTAAAGGATAAAGTATGTTTATTTTCTCTTAATGATTTATATCAAGATCCTGCAAAACTTGCCACACATCCTGTTATAAGTAGAAAGGCTTTAGATGTATTTGGTCATTATTTACCACCTGAAATTGATTGTAATTATGGTGATGAATGGTTAACATATATTTTTAAGAAAATTGATAGATATTATCCTGAGCCTGATGTTGTTGTAGAGCACATGCATTGGTTAGTAGGTAAGGGAGATAGAGATAATACTTATGTTGAAGGTTCTGCTAATATGAATAGACATTCTTATCAGGCATTTACTGATAATAAAGATAAAAGAGATCTTCTAGTAGAAAAACTTCGTAAGGTATTAGATGAATAAAATTAATTTATATATATACCCGCATGCGCAACCTCATGTACACGATTCTGATCCATATTATATTAACACTGTACCATTAAGTAATAAAGGTATTACCGACTATTGCAATATAGTACCACCAGAAAAGGCAGATTATTTTTACATGGGTCAAATTACTAATGATTCTATTAGTAAAAATTCTATTACTTTATATGATAAAAATAAATTTCCATATTTTGATGGAAATGAAGAACGACATATATGGGATTATGAAGGGGAAGGTGGTCAAGAGCATGGTGCAGGTGGTGAGCCTATCCCTCAATGGCTTCATAATAGTATTTTAACTATAAATGGCCCATTAAAGCGATATTCTAATATAAAAAAGATGTTTATTAGACCTACTTTTTCACATATGTTAGTAGATCTAAAAGATCAGACTGAAGAATTTTCTTTTCCTACTGATGTAAGTATGGGTTTTAGAGGTTTTATTAATCATAAAGTTAGAGTTGTATTAGCTAATACTTTAAACCAGTTTAAAGATATAAAAAGCGAGTTACATATTAATAACAAATGGGAAGGACCTTCAGAGTCAAATTCAGATATTCAAAAACAATATAGAAGTACTATGCAAAATAATATTATATCTCTTTGCCCTCGTGGTTCTGGTATAGATAGTACTAGATTATTTGAGAGTTGTTATTTTACTAGAGTACCTGTTCTTGTATCCGATCATGATTTTTATATTGTTGGAGATGATCATTATGATACTAGTTTTTTCTATAGAATTTGTGATCTCCAAATTGGACAACCTGGATTAGGAGAGACCTTTTTATATAATAGTCTATTAGAAATCTATAAAACAGATATTAATGAATTAAAAGAGCGAGCGATTTTAGCACGTAAATATTTTGATAATGTATTACGTACATATTTTGAAGATCCAACGCTATATTTTTTAAAATGGTTACAGAGATAAAAAATGCACTTACTAGAGGTACTAAAATTTTTAATCCTCAAGCTAAGATTGTAGCCAATGCAGATAGAGCTTTACAATTTATTAAGACAGGTAATACTGCTCCTGTATTAATAGAATTAGATCCTAGTAACACATGTAATCATGGTTGTTACTTTTGTATTTCTTCTTATATACATTTACCAGAATCAAAAAATTTAGAAACGTATAACAAATCAGTTATGCCTGAGAATATTTTATTAAACGCGTGTAAAGATTTTGTTGATATGGGTGTTCGTGCTGTTAATTGGACTGGTGGTGGAGAACCTACTATTAATCCTCACTTAGGTAAAGCAATTACATACTTAGGAGAGAATAATATCAAAATGGGTATGTTTACTAACGGTACTCTTTTAGATAAATGGGATTTATTTGATACTATAGTAGATAATATGACATGGGTTAGATTTTCTGTTGACGCTGGTACGAAAGAAACCTATAATAGTATTCGTCGAGCTCGTAAGAATCAAGGATGGGATAAAATGACTTCTAATCTTTCTAAATTAATTGAAGTCAATAATAATAAAGGTAAAAAAATAGATATAGGTGTTGGGTTTGTTATTACTCCAGATACATATACAGAGATTGTTGATTTTGCGAATAATTTTAAAGATTTTGATATTAATTATTGTCAATATAAACCAGAAGTTGTAAACCGTGAACGAGAAGATGGTGTACAGCGTGATGTTGAATTTTGGAACAAAGAAGTACAGCCTAAACTTATGGAGGCAAAGAGTATTTTAGGGAAAAAATTTCAAATAAACGGTTATAAAATAACTGATTTAGAAAAAGATCCTTCTCTATATGGTCGTACATATAAAAAGTGTTTAGGTTCTCAATTGTCTCCATGTATTGGAGCTGATGGTCATGTTTATGTGTGTCCAAATCATAGAGGATATAAACAATATAGTTATGGAAGTTTACATGAAAAGAGTTTCAAAGAGATTTGGAATGATTTACCTACTAGAAAATCTATAATGAATACTATTGACAATGTAGAGTGTTTTAAGAACTGTACTAAATTATGTAAACCTCATGAAAGTAATAAAATGATGTGGTATCTACATGAAAATGTAGACAATATTAATGAACAAGATTTATTAGCATTAGGTGAAGAGGTTCGAAATAGTATTACTCATCCAGAATTTGTATAATGGCAGATATAGTTTTATGTAATGGTCGTGGACAGCTAGGAGACGCTCTTAGGGAATTAAATTTAAAATCCAATACTAGTGAAAAGGTATATATTTATCATACATGGAATTTTTTAGATAAAGATAGAGAAACTCAGGCAAAGTGTTATGATAAATTTGTTGAATTTGTTGAGAAACATATTGCATATGAAATAGTTTTTATTTCTACGTATAGTGAACAAAATAATCCTTATACGTACTATAAACAACTTGCAGAAGCATATTTATTAACAAATAGTTGTAGATGTAAAATTGTACGTTTACCTATACTGTTAGGTTCTGGTATTTGTACAGATTTAAAATCAGGAAATTCAGTCCCATATGGTTCTTTAGAGTTAATAACACCTGAAGATGCCGCATATCAAATTCTCAATATCACTAATAGACCTCATAACCATAATAGAGTTTTTAGAATTAGAGGAGAAAATATTTCAGCTAAACTTGCTACTCGATTATTAACTTTTAAATAGTTTTATGTATATACCATTAATGGAAGATAATATTGTCCGTGAAGATGTTGATGCAATAATATCTTTCCTTTCTCAGAAGAAAATACCCAAGCTTACTAATGGTCCTAAAGTTGTAGAATTTGAAAAAGCTTGGTCTGATTGGTTAGGTACTAAAAAAAGTGTGTTTGTTAATTCAGGACATAGTGCTAATCAAGTGACCATGTTAGCTATTAAGCATTTATATGGTGGAGGAGAAGTGATATTATCTCCGTTAAACTGGATTAGTGATGTATCTAGTGTTATTCAAAATGGGTTTACTCCAGTTTTTGTTGATATTAATTATCATAACCTTGCTTTAAACGAGGAATTATTACTACAGAAAATTAATGATAATACTAAAGCTATATTACTGACTCATATTTTAGGTTTAAATGGATTAACTGATAATATTATTAATATATGTAAGGAAAAAAATATATTATTAATTGAAGATGTGTGTGAATCTCATGGTACGACACATAATGGTCAGTTAGTAGGTACGTTTGGAGACGCTAGTAATTTTTCTTTCTTCTTTGCGCATCATATGACTACTATTGAAGGTGGAATGGTGTCTACTAATAATGAAGAGCTGTATGAGCATTGTAGGATATTTAGATCTCATGGAATGTTAAGAGAATGTACTAATGAAAATATAGTTAAAAATTATCACAAAAGATATCCAACTGTAAATCCAGATTTCTTTTTTGTTAATCCTGCTTTTAATATACGTTCAACAGAGATTAATGCCGTGTTAGGTTTAAATCAAATCAAGAGATTAAGTGAGAATGTACAAAAGCGTACAAATAATTTTAATTATTTTATTAAGCGTTTAAATCCGAATAAATATTATACTAAATTTGATACAGAAGGTAATAGTAATTATGCATTTATCGTTATTTTAAATCCTGATGATAATCCTACTAATGAAACACGTGATAATGTAGAAAAGATCTTAATTGATAATAAGATTGAATTTAGACGAGGACTTTCAGGTGGTGGAAATCAGTTAAGACAGCCATATATACAAGATAATTATAATTTTGACTTAACAGAATTTCCGGTAGTTGAACATATACACAAATATAGTTGGTATATAGGTAATTACCCGTCATTACAATCAAGTAAAATTGACAAATTATTAGATTTATTAAATAACGCATGAAAATATTAATTACTGGAGCAGCAGGCTATATTGGTTCTACGCTTGTACCTTATTTAAGAGAAAAATTTACAGCAGCAGATATACACTGTTATGATAATCTCATGTATGATCAAGGACCTTTAGTTTACAATAGTTTTCGTGATACAGTTTTTAATAAAGAAGATGTTTTACATTGGTCAGCTCGTTTAAATGAAGATATAAAAACTGCTGATGTTATTATTCCATTAGCAGCTATTGTGGGTGCACCAGCTTGTGATAAAATGCCAACTGTATCTACTGATGTTAATTATAATTGGTTTACTAAATTTGTTAAAAGAGTAAATTCAAATGCATTAATTATATACCCTAACACTAATTCTGGTTATGGAAGTACTGGTAGTGATATATGTACTGAAGAAACACCGTCAAATCCTATTTCTTTATACGGTATAGATAAACAGAACACAGAGAATGTACTATTAGAATCACATAATAATACTATAGTGTTTAGGTTGGCTACTGTATTTGGATGGTCACCACGGCCAAGGTTAGATTTACTTATTAATAATCTTACTTATAGAGCGAAAACAGAGAGAAAAATAGAAATTTTTGACGCCCATTTTCGTCGTAATTATATACACGTTAAGGATATTTGTAAAGCCTTTTATCATGGTATATTTCAGTGGTGGAGAGGTGGTAAAAATTTAACAGGTAATGTTTATAATTTAGGTAATGATGAAATTAATTGTACAAAAAAGCAATTAGCAGAAACAATATCTACAACACTCGATACAGAGTATATAATTAACGAAAATAAAACTGATCCTGATAAAAGAGATTATGAAGTTAGTAGTAATAAGTTATATAAAACAGGATATAAACCAGATATTGACTTAGTTACAGGAATAAAAGAGATGGATAATTTTTATAATTTTTTACCTAAGAATATATATGATGATGTGATTAAAAATTATTAATGTTTATTTCAAGATCACCATTAAGAATTTCGTTTTTCGGTGGATCGACCGACTATAAAGATTTTTATAGTAAACATGGTTCATTGTTAATAGGAACGACTATTAACAAATATGCTTTTACAGGTTTACGATATCGTCCTAGATTTTTAGATCGTCGGACTTATGTAGCTTATAGTAATTATGATATTGTCGATGATGTAGAACACATTAACAATCCATTAATTAGAGAGACATTAAAATATTTTAATATTTTTCAACATATAGACTTAATAACATTTAATGATATTCCCTCGAGGACTGGTTTAGGCGGTTCTTCATCATTTTGTGTATCTTTAATACATAGTATATATAAACTTTTAAATAAATCGGTTGATATAAACACTATTATTAATCAAGCTATAGATATTGAAAGAAATGTATTAAAAGATAGTGGTGGAATACAAGATCAAATATGGGCTGGTTACGGTGGTCTTAATAGTATTGTTATTAAACCTGATGGAAACTTTTTAGTTAAACCATTACCTATAAGTAAAGAATTTATTTCTGAATTTAAGCAATCTTTAACTTTAATATATACTAATATTCAAAGAGATACAAGTGAGATAGCAAAGTCTCATGAGAATATTGATAAGACAGGTTTATTAGATATCGCAAAAGAAGGCTTAAAATGTTTTTCTAATGAAGATGTACAAGGTATTGGAAAGTTAATAAAAAATTCTTGGGAAGAAAAAAGAAAAATATCTGATTTAATATCTACCGGTGAAGTAGATACTATTATTAGTAATGTATTAGATAATGGAGCATATGGAGCTAAGTTACTTGGTAGTGGTGGTTGTGGTTTTATCTGTGTAGTAGGACCACCTAAAGTGATTAACAAGATAAATCATATTTATAAAGATAGGGTGTTGAATTTTGAATTTGATAAAGAAGGGAGTCAAACAGTATTATCATGAATGATAATATGCATATTGGTATTGTATCGGGATTTTTTAACCCTATACATAAAGGTCATTTAGATTATATTAATTCATCAAAAGAATTATGTGATTATTTAGTTTGTATTGTTAATAACGACAAACAAGTTCAAGTTAAGGGGTCGAAATTGTTTATGGATGAAGAGCATAGAATGATAATACTTCAAAACATAAAAGCTGTTGATGAGGTTATGTTAGCTGTAGATTTTGAATATCGTTCTGCTGAAACTCTTTTAAATATACGTGAAAAATATAAACAAAATAAATTAACATTTTTTAACAGCGGAGATGTTACATTAGAGTCGTGGGATCCAGTAGAATTAGCTTTATGTAAAGAGCATAATATAGATATTAAGCTCATTGATTTACCTAAATCGTGTTCTTCTACAGAGTTAAAAGACATATTATGAAAGTCTGTGCAACAATTCCAATAAAGAGTAATTCGACAAGAGTTAAAAATAAGAATTTCCGACTCTTAGGAGATAAACCTTTATATCAATATATTATAGATCATTGTATTCAAGCAGAATGCTTTGATGATATATATGTAGATACTGATAGTGCTGAGATTAATAGTTATTGTACTGAAAATCAGATTATATGCATTAAACGTAAACCTGAACTAACATTAGATACTGCCAACGGTAATGATGTTTTTCATTATGATATAGATTTTATAGGGCATTATGATTTTTACTTTCAATTATATGCTACAGCACCATTTTTAAAACCAGAGACTATTAGAGAGTGTGTAGATAAGTTAACTCATAGTTCAAAGCATGATTCTATACTTACAGCTACAGAAGAATTTGGGTGGTTTTGGCATAAAGATCAGCCTGTTAATTATCAACCTAATATCTTACCTAGATCTCAAGATGCTCCGCCAGTAATTAAAGAGACAACAGGGCTGTATGGTATATCTAAAAGGGCCTATGATAGGTTTAGATGTAGGATAGGTGCTACTCCATACTTTTATATAATAAGGGATAGAATGGAGTATATTGATTTAGATACACAGTTAGATTTTGATATTGCTGAGGGGTATTTATAATGAAGATTTCTTGTTTAGTACCTACTCGTGGTAGAGTAGTCGGTATGACTGAATTTGCAGAAACAATTTTTAATACTGCGAATAACTCTAATGATGTAGAAATAATATTTTATATAGATAATGATGATTTACCCTCTAAAGAATGTGCAGATAAATTAAAAGAAAGATATAATATAAAATATCTCTTTGAAAATAGGGTACCTTTAAGTAAAGCAATAAATGATTGTCATAAATTATCTGAAGGTGATATATTTTTCTGTGGTAGTGACGACATAATAATGTTAACTAAGGGCTGGGATGATATTATTATAGATGCATTTAATAAAGTAGAAGATAAAATTTGTTTAATTTATGGTCTTGATGGTTTTCATAGGGATAAATTAGTTGCTACACATCCTTTTTTACATAGAAGATGGTTAGAGGTTTTAGGTTATGTTACCCCACAATATTTTGGTACAGGTAATAACAAGCAAACATGGTGTAATAATCAATTTAGTGTTGTTACTGATAAATGGATAAACGCAATTACGGAAAAAATTCAAAGACGTTTTTTTGTACCGGTATTTCATCAACATGTATCGTATAGACATAACAAAACTCAAGAATTTACTAAAAGGAAACATGATAAAACTACCCATGATTTAAGTTTACTATATCATGATAAAGAAAATAACCCTAAACGGTTATACGACTCTTTAGGTCAAGAAAGAAAAAATGATATTAATAAATTAAAAGACGCTATACATAAGTTTCAATTATATAAGTTACTTCATTTTGCCGAAAAAACTAAAAAAGAATACCCAATTGAGGTACAACAGAAATATTTTAATAAATGAAATTTTCTTCTTTAGTACCAACACGTGGTAGACCTGATAATATGACTAGATATGTACATAGTGTTTTTGATACTGCTAGTGATCCTAGTTCTATAGAAGTTATTTTTTATATAGATAACGATGATTTACCATCTAAAGATCGTGCTGAGGAATTAAAAGAAAAATATAATATAAAGTATGTTTTTGGTGATCGTATTATCTTAAGTCAAACAATCAACGAATGCTATAAACTAGCTGAAGGGGATATTCTGTTTTTAGGTAGTGATGATTTAATAGTAAGAACTCGAGATTGGGATAAAATAGTATTAAATGCCTATAACCAAATTGAAGATAAGATTGCTTTAGTGTATGGTCATGATGGACATAACCCTACATGTTTCGCTACTCATCCATTCTTACATAGAGCCTGGGTAGACGTTATTGGTTATGTAACACCTCCTTATTTTGTCTCAGGCATGGCAGATAAATGGTTAAATAATGTTGCTAAAAAAATTAATCGGCACGTATTTGTTAATATATTAACACAGCATGTTAATCCTGATGTTAAAAGAGTTTATAGTTATAAGAGTAATCTTAAAAATATAGATATTAAAAAATATAATATATTGTTAAAAGAGATTGAACAGTCTAAAGATAAAACCTATGAGGATTTAGTATATGTTGGTCGTACAGTTAATTGTAGAGAAATATATGATAATTTAAAATCTGAAAGATCGCAAAATATTAAAGATCTATTTACCGCAATACAACATTTTCAGCAAACTAAGGTAAATAATTTTGTTGATACAGTGAGTGATAAATATGACATTATAAGTGTAAAAAAGTTTAATGACTATAATAAGCAATGAATTTTTTTTAAATGAGTATTAATATAGCAATATGTTTAAGTGGTGAACCGAGATATCGAGAACGTGCAGCGAATAGTATTCATAATTTTATAAAAAATGATATAAACAATGAATGTAATGTAGATATATTCTATCATTTTTGGGATAATATAACTAAACGACAATCTGATATAATAGATAAACCAGTACTCGAAAAAATTAATAAACATGACTTAGAATTAGAATTTAAACCAACTATAGGGGTATGTGAAAATAAAGATTGTTTAGATGAATATATAGACTATGCGTGGGATCATATTTCAAAATTAAAAATAGAACAAAACGCTGAATTTAAAGATATCAAAGTTAATAATAAGGATATATTTACTCAGTTAGTTAAAACAACTAACTACCCACCATATTCTCAACTTATTAGCATGTATAAATCTCTTAAATTAATGACCGATTATTCTGATAAAAACGACATACACTATGATATAATTATTAGATCTAGATCAGATGTCGAATTTTATAATATTAATTATAAATCAATAGAAACTATTATAAATAAAAATAAGCTATCTCGTTATGTACAATTTCCATCAATTTCAGTACGTAATGTTTTAGGAGAAAAATCACCATTTACCGAATATTGTTTTTTTGTTTCATCTTCAGCTATAATTAATACAGATTTATTAGAAGATTTTGTAACTCGATTGTGTAATATTTTAATTTATGTGAAAGAGAAACCATCACCAAACAAAAATATAATAGTTTTTAGAAGCTCTCACAACGCTGTTCCTTTAATTCTTAGTAAAAATAAAAAAACTGAACTAGGAGCTCCGATTGGAGGTTTTGGCTATAAACTTAAACAAATGAAATCTAATAGAACTAATTATCAATGAAATTAGCAGTAATAATATTCGGTCAAAGTAGGTTTTTTGATATTACTTGGCCATTAATAAAACAAGAATTTACATTTAATGGTGTAGAAGTGGATTATTTTATCCATTTTTGGAATAATACTGGTTATACTCCTATGGGTATTGAGGAACCGATGGATGCCAACGTACGTGGTATATTAAAGGAAGAGTTTAAAAACGTAAAAATTACTAATTACGAAAAATTAGATAAAATGTGTGATGGTATAAAAGATTTCTATGATAATATAATATGTAGAGATAATCCATTACAAAATAGTAGAGAAAATTTAAGATATACCTTCGGTCAACATTTTAGCATTAAGACAGCTTATAATTTAATTAGAGATTATGAGAAACGTAATAATATAAAATATGATTTAGTAGTAAAAACTAGATCTGATATAATTTATAGAATACCTGAGTGTTATGAAACTGAAGAAGAGTATAATAAGGTAAAATATGATTATTATTTTAATAATAATAATTTATATACTAATTTTGTAAAATGTACGGCGTTAAGATTTTTAAATTTAACAAAAAAAGCTTTTGATAGTACTAAAGAGGTGTATACCAAAACAATTTATTCATTTCATAATAAAAAATATAGAGAATTTGAAGATAAAGACTGGTGGGAATCTTATATAGAAGAATATTATGTAAGATTATGTCATAATGATTGGACATTAATTGCTTCTAGAGAAGCTGCAGATGTATATTTCGGTAGATGGTTTGAAAATTTTCATTATTCTTTAGCTAAAGATCTTTTACAAAATAAAAATAAGATGAAAAAATGTATAACTAATTCTGAACATAGTATGCAAGGACAAATTTTATTGAATAACGACATACAAGCGGTGTGTATGAAAAAAAGACGAGATGTTAGACTTCTTAATAAGAAAGAAATTAAAGAAGATGTAGATGTAGATGGAAAAATTTTAGTTACCCCTTATCATACTAGAACAAATAAATTAAAATATGATTTAGTTAAAAGATGGAGTACAGATAAAAAACGTGGTCATGCACGAGCTTTTAAAATGCCACAACTTTAACCAAATGGTGCTGGTTCCTTTCCGGTACTACTTATTCTTTTAACTTCCGATAATATAAACTCATATGTTTCTTGTTCAGAAGAAGGAAAGACTACAGTACCGTTTTTTGATGTATTTCTCCAACATAATTTACAGTCCCAATCTCTTGCTAATCTAAAAAATCTACACTTAGTTTTATATACTTTAATATTATTATAGTATGTTACATCTCCTTGTACAGCATCATGTCTGTCATATGTTTTATTGTCTCTATTAAAGTAGTCATTTAAAAATGTTTCTAAGTATACATTAAGATATTCTGCAAAAAAATGTTTTGCTGCTTTTCTATTTGCTGCTAAACTTATATCTGCAATACGAAATATATTATTTTTATCACGCTTCCAATTTAATGTATCAAAATCTACATATTCTCCTTTTTTAATTTTTATGTTCGGGTTATTATCCCATTTATCAAGTGGTCTATTGTACTGTTGAAATTGAACACCACTTGTTTTTATCATAGGTTCATCAAAAAATTCAAAATTAATATAATTATCGTTTTTTGCCTTGTAGTATTCTTGTTCATTTTTAAAGCATTCAATAGTTTTATATGTAAAGTCTGTTCTCCCTTTAATAACAATATCGTATCTTTGTGGATCTCCGTTTGTATCTGGTGGTCCTAGATTTAATTTGTCTTCATATCTTTTTAGTAAATTATATGCTTTTAATAAACTTAAATGCTGTCCCCATTTATATCTTTTTTCTGGATTCTTCGTACCATTAAAAATTTGTTTATTTAGTATTCGTATTATATTTTCTATGTGTAATACATATTCATCTAACTGGTCATTGTTATCTATTGATAATTTTTTTATGTTTAAGTGTTCAGATGCTTTACGGATTTTGTCGTTATAATTAACTAGAATACCTTCTTTTTCACCTTTAGGAGAGAATCCAGTATCCTCCCAAAAATGAGCAAATATATCAAATGGAGTACCATCATCAAAAGCAAATTCTTTTTTTAAAGCTTGATAATTAACATCGATGTATCTCGCTTGACCAAATAATAAAACTGCTACTTTAGGTTTATTCATTTTTTAAAATAATTAATTGCTGTTTTATAGTTTTTTATTGTCTCATATTTACCACCGTCAATTTTTCCGTAATCACTTAGGTACCGGGTATGAGGCATTTGTCCCTCTTTAAATATTGTTGTTTTGTTTGTATTTAAGTAAAATTGAATAGCACCTCCCGCGCAATCGTCTGGTATATCTTTCCATTTATTTGTAGATTTATCATACTGTATCTCTCTGCATGGAACAACATACTTATCTATATTATTTGCAGCTAAATAACCTGACAACCATATATCATCGCAATGAAAAAAACGCTCTTGTACGTTATAAATATCATTATTAAAAAAGGAGGTATTTAGCAACATCCCATCACATCCACAAATTATCGGTACTTTTCGAATATTAATACAGTTGTAATTATCTAATTTTTCTCTATTTTTAAATTTATTAGGTACAGTAGTTACTCTAATTGATTTTCGTTGTCTATTTATATAATCAGGATCTCTTGATTTAATAGATTTTTGATTCCATTCATCAAATGCAGTTCCCTTTATACATTTAGCACCATACAAATTAGGTAAAGCTGTTAAATCTTCAATTAGATATTGACTATATATTGTATCGTCATCTACTACTATAAAGTCTTTATTCTTTTTTAGATATTTTATAGTGTGTATAAATTTTGTCGCAGGCCCTAGATCATCACATCTTATAATCTCTACGAGTTTTTCATTTTTTAAAAATTCTGGTATTATATATTCTTCTTTATTTTTAAATAAATGCGGTATCCATAGTAGAATTTTAGTCGGTTTTTTTGTTTGCCTTTTTAATGATTGTATAACTAAGTGTATATGTTTTATCCGTTTAGGTATTGTAGTTAATGATACAATCATTTTTTATTTGCTATAAGATCTAAATATTGTTTTTTAATAGAAACATTACTATCTGCTAATACCCTTATATGAGGTCTATCTAATATACACTCTTTTGTGTGTTTATTTGCAATTTTTAATATTCTGTTAGGTATAATCATTTTATTGATATATTCATGAGCTAATTCTCCTGCATGTATACCATTTAAACCTAATACTTCCCCACAAACAATTTCTCCAGCCGACCAGTTAATATCTATTCCATCTTTTTTAAGGAATTTTGCTGATTTTTCAATCATAATCATAATAGTTGTTACATATTGTTTTATACACCACAACATTTCATCTCCACTACCAATAATATACCAGTCCTTCATGTGTAGGTATTGAGTTTTAGGGTTATAGATATCACATTCTCCGCTATTACGTTTTTTAGCATACATTTTATTGTCTAAAAAAGACAATTCTTCGTATGTTGTTCTTTTTTGAGGTTGATGATCAGTGTGGTTACCAGATACATCTTTTGCACCTTCCCATATTTGTAAATCTCCGTATTTACAAAAAATACCTTTTTCTCTTTTTTCTAATCTATGGTAAAATAATCGTTTATCTTTTTTATAAAAGGTTTTATCCTCATATAAATCAGGAGTGACAAATAATAAGTCTGTTCTAATTCTAAAAATATAATCATATTCTTCATTTATTAGCTTTGCTCCTAGTTCTAATGATACAAATTGTCCTAGATAGTATGTTAAATGCTCTGGCGCGCATGTTTCAAAAATACTTTTACTTAAACTCAACTTTTCCATTTTACCAGAACTATCATAAAAGTAGTTTAATTTATTTTTACATTGCTCTATTACTTTATAAACTTCTTCACATGCTTTTTCTAATGGTTTATAATCAGTAAATAAATGTTTTTTTGGTTTATATGTAGCAATTATATTATCTTTATCTTCTTGTGTTAATTGATATTCTGGATCATTACTATGATATGATATTTTGTCCCAAAAATGAAAATAGTAATCAGTAGTACAGTTATCAAAAGTCGTTTCCTGTATAATACTTTCGTGACTTATATCCCAAAATCTAGGTTGCCCATATAATAATACTGCTAATTTCATTAATCTGTTATAAAATCTGTTAGATTACCCCAGTCGTGTTTATGCCAGTGATAGTCTTGGTTTAGTATTTTTAAAAACTTAACATGATCCGGGTGTTTTGAGTCAAAAATGTTATGATAATTATATTCTTTATCTGTAAATGTGCCCCAATTATATATTCTTGAAGTATAAGAATAAAAATCATGCGCTTGAGCAATTTGAATAAACTCTGGTATACTTTTATAGTTGTTATTTTGTACACACATATCTAATCTGACCTCTTTTAAATTTAATGTGCGTATAAACGTAAGATTTTTCATTAATTTTTCCCAATCACCACCGACTCTTACTTTATCATAGTGATCCTTAATTCCAGCATCTAAACTAATAATAGTACTAATATGATCCGTACGTTTATGTAAATTTTTTAATTTAGACCATCTTTTTTCATCGAATAAAACTCCGTTAGTTTGTAGACATAAGCTTATTTCCGGGTTTTTCTTTAAGTCAATTCTTTTCATTAACTCATAGAAAGATGGAGAACCAAATGGATCACCAGACCCAGTTATATTTAAATTAACTTTGTGTGGTTTACTATGTATCATTCTTAGTAACCGTTTGTTAATCATTAACGCTTGCTTATATCTATTTGGTTCTGATTTTTCACCGTATTGTATTAGATTTTTTCTACAACTTGGACATCTTAAGTTACAAGATTTATCATAGCATAAGTTTATAGTGTTTGGAGGTTGTGCTACATCCATCTCAAACTCTAAAATAAATTTTAATTCATCTCCATATTTACCAGCTAGTACATCATCTCTTTTTGGTAGTGTACCATTTTGTATTTTTGGGCATTCTTCTGAATTACATAAGCTAAATGAACCATCAAGAATACTTCTACGGAATGCTTTACTTCTTTTACTATTCCATTCATCGTAAAAATCTAAAGTTGGAGTTAAATCTCCTATGCGATTATGATTTACCCATCTAGGACAACAATTATATAACCCCTTTTCTTGTATTTCTAGAAAAGTCCATGGGTGTTCGCAAAACCTAGTTGAAAGATCATCAGACATGTATAACTAATTATAGATATGGACATATATTTCAATGGTGTTGAGTATAAGCCAACTGCAAAATCAATACAAGAGATACAATTTCTTGGTACTAAGACATTACAAGCAAAGGTAAAAGATAATCTCACCCTTTTTTGGAATCCGTTAACTTGGGACTGGACAAAACTCTCAGACAAGGAAGCTTATGAAAACAAATATAAGCGAAAAACGCGCGCTGTTTATTTTAAAGAAAAAGTATTTCTTGTAGAAACTGCTAAATTTAAAAAAGGTATTGTTGATGATGAGTTCGTTGATACAGCTGAACTTCCAATTGGTATTGTAGTGTATTGGGAGGCTGATACACAAGAATGGCAAATGCTAGGTTATAAAGAAAATCTTTTACGATAAAAATATAAAGATTTATGTTGAGGAATTCCTCATTACAAGCTCCTGCAGGTATGGTGTTCGGTGGCCCTGTGCAAGCAGTTCGACCTAAAGCGTGTTTGTATACTTCTCATCAAGGTGTAGGTCTACTTCATGATTTACAATTAATTCAAGACTTATTATTTGATCATTACGACGTTGATGTGGTGTATATGGGGTCAGAGTTATCTACACCTGGAGAATCTAATAATATTTTTGCTAATTATGAAGTCGGTATATTCATTCAAGAATTTGATATTAATTGGATGGATAGAAATAAAAAAAATATTTTAATAGCTAATGAAGAATGGACTCAGTTAAATACTTTTTCTGATTTAAGACATTTTGATAAAATTATAACTAAATCTACCTTTGCTAAGCAGTTATTATCTCCATATAATAAAAACGTAATTAACTGTGGTTTTATTTCACGAGATAGATATGATTCTAGTTCTTCAAATATAGTATCAACAAAATCTTTACTTGATACAAAGGATCTATTTTTACACGTCGCTGGTCAGAGTCAACAAAAAGGAACTGAGAGAGTATTTGAATCATTTAATGGTAATTGTGAAAATATACCTATTACTATATTACAGAGTAATGGATATTATAGTTCATTATCTAAAAAACCAAACATTACATATATAGATAAATTTTTATCTGATGAAGAAATTACAAATCAAATAAATAAACACTCTATTCATTTAGGTCCTAGTTATTATGAAGGGTGGGGACATTATGTATATGAAGGAATGTCTGTAGGAGCTTTATTATATGTTACAAAAATTCCTATGTTCTTAGAATGGATAGATCCAGATTTAGTAGTGTTTTTAGATTGTGAATTTGATAATATTGGACCAGGAGCGTTACTACCAGGTGCTCGTAAATATAGTGAAATTTCTCAAATTAATAATTTATATTCAGAATCAGAAAAGCAATGGTATTTAAAATATCGTCTCCGATTCCCACATCATATAGGGTGGACAGTTAACCAGGATCACTTAAATGATGAGATTTTAAATTATAAGAAAAATTTAAAAAATCATAAACCTGATTTAGTTAGAAAATATTTTAAACATATAAATCAACAAAATTCTAAAAAACTGTTTTACGAGTTAACAAATATATAATATGAAAATTTTATATAAAGTTTGTTTTAATGAATCTCGCCTAAATAGTAGACCACTATGCAACAGTATACAAGATATGGTATCTGCTTGTTTATTATCTGTAGTAAAACAGATGGATATAAATGATGAAATAATTTTTTTTCTTGATGGTGATGATCCTTTAGATACTATACAAACTATTTGTAACAAATATAAAATAAACTATAACATAAAGTCATTTAATTATGGTTGTGCAGTTCGTATTAATAAAGAATGTTTATTGTATATTATCAACGATGTTACTGATAAGGATGAATTAATTTATATGTGTGATGATGATTATTTACATTATAATAATTGTTTAGATAATATAAAAGACTTTCTAACAACATACCCGCAATACTTTTGTCACCCGATCGATTATCCAAATCTATATGAAAATAAAAAAGAATATAATCAGTTCAGTGAAATAGTAGTGACTAAAAATTGGCACTGGAGATCGGTCAAAAGTACTACAGTAACATTTGCTTTTACAAAACATATGTTTACTAAACATTATAGTATCTTTACGTCTATTACTGAGTCGTTGTATTGGGATCATTATCAGAATTTATTATATGTTTTTGATAAGTGCTTCTCTCCTATACCATCCTTAACTACTCACATTGAAACTGATTGTTTACCGTATTGTATTGACAATGAAAACATATACAATAATAATTTAAAAGAATGCTAGATACGTTGTTCAATAAAATATATGTAGTGTGGGGTCAAGATCCTGAGCGTAAAGAATATATTAAAAAACATTTTGAGCAATGTAATATTGATAATTATGAATTTGTTCGTAGTCTAATCCCAGAGAATCTTTTTGCAAAAAATAAACCTCGGTTTAAACATCTCCGAGAAAACTGGGCCATGCAAGGAGATTATCCTAATAGCCCCTATCCATTATCCTTAACTGAACTTTGTTGCTCTTATGGTCATATAAAAGCGTATAGAAACGCTATAAGGGATGGAGTTAAAACTTTTCTCGTAGTAGAAGATGACGTATCGTTAGATATAGATTTATGTAAAAATGCTCTTGACTGGAAAGAAGATATTCCATCTGATTGGGACATAATTCATTTTCATTCATGGAGAGGATTTGATAGTAAACGTGAACAATCTTTAGTCAGTCATAGAAAATTAGTTAACGATTACTTTTACACCGGGTATAAAGAATATGGTGGTACAGTTTGTTATTCATTGACTGTTAACTCGGCTAAATACTTGCTTACCAAATATTTCCCTATTATGAAGTCGTCTGATGGTATTATAGGAACAATGTCAGCAACAATATTTGCTAGACAATTTTATAATGCGTATGTTTTTCATCCGTTTTTAGCTCGAGGTACAATATTTGAAAGTCAAATTGACGGAGAAGAAATTATCAGTAAAGAATTTATAACCCGACCAGAAAAATATAAGCGAGATAATTTTGATCCAAACATATTATAACTAACATTTTAAAGCAGTATTAGTATTGAGATATATACTTTTTCTTTCATCGCTTTTGTAATCAGTAATCCAAGTATAATTTGTAAAATTGTGTCTTATTAATGCTCCCGCGCCGGGACCGTTTGTCGGTGTTATTAACATTTTATATCTTGAATTTATATTGCTTATAGGTTCAATTACAGCTTTAGGATTATTCATGTTGTGCTGTAGTACGTCCTTACAAAGTAGTAAGTCATATTCACCTCCGTGCTCAAAGTCGTCACTAAAAATATCTTTACATATAAATGTGTGGTTTGTATATTTTTCTTGATGGCTGTTAATTAATATTTCTGTACAATCTATTCCGGTATAGTTTATAGTCTCTGGTCCTGTAAATTGTTCCAACAGGAGCGGCATCCATTGTAAATCTCCACAACCTATATCAACAATACTTCGTATATTATTATTTACAATAAATGTTTGTAGCCATTGAATTAATTTTTTATTATTCTGAGCAGCGCTTCCCGGACCAGAACCTTTTCCGTAAAAGCCATTTTCTTTATATATATTATTCCATTCTTCAGCAGTAATGTTTTTTTTATCTATCTTATCACAATAATGTTTCATTTGATTTTTTGATTTATTATGTTATAATATTTAGTATGATTTTAAGAGATATCGATCTGTATGATGGGAATTTAATACACAACCGGTTTGCTTATAAATATTTTCGAAAAAAAACCCTTCCGATTGGGAATATTGTTGCGTTTCGCGCACCGATGAAGGTTGAAACAGAGGGAATGATCGACAATGAAGACTTACTTAATAATGATTTTATATATTCTGATGACGCTGTTAATTTTTGCTGGGAGCTTCCTAATTTGGATCCTCTTGGTGCTGTTTTCTTTCAAAGATTACTTAACACGCAAATTGCAAACTTGTTGTCGACGAAATATCTCAACGCCCCCATTGAAGTAGATGGAGATGACTTAATCGTACATAAAGAATTTGAACAAAATGGGGTAATTCAACCAAAAGGCAAATGCAGCGTTAGTATTACCTATTCAAAAGATAATGTTGCTATTGGTCACACTGCCATTAATGTTGTTGCAGGTAGAAACGCACCAGTTTTTGCATATTCCACTAATTTAACCGATGAACAAGTGGAAGAATTCATGAAATTAGTGGTGGATACCTACTATTCTATGGTGGATGACGCGTTTATTGCAACTACAAAACTGACCCTGTGAGATCGAGGTCTGTAGTCAAAATTTTTTTGCAAAACCCGGGGGATTTCCCTATTAGGGTTTTATGTTTTACAGACTCAAACCCGTGGTCAAAATTTTTTCGCAAAACTTTGATGAAATTCCTATAAGGAATTTTTACAATTATGAATTTAGTAGATAGAATACCAATTGGTGATGAACACCCATGTACTATTAATTGTATTATTGAAATACCTAAGGGTACTAGTACAAAATATGAGTACGACGAGCAGTTAGATATATTTAAATTGAATAGATGCTTGTATAGTTCCATGAACTACACTGCATCGTATGGATTTATACCTCAAACCTTAGCGCTAGATAATGACCCGCTTGATGTTGTTGTTTACAATAACACACCTATTAATACAGGAGTGTTAGTAGAGGTAAAACCGATTGCTGCACTAGATATGAATGACAACGGTCATAAAGATTATAAAGTTGTTTGTGTACCTACTAGTCATATTAGAGAATATAGGACGCTAAAGGATTTAGAGTCGCACTGGGTTAGTAAGACGTTAAACTTCTTCGCTCATTATAAAGATTTAGAAGATAAGAAGGTGACCATTAATGGTTGGTTATCTAAAACTGCTACTAAGAAAATTATTAAGGAGAGCCATTTAGCGTGGCGTAGTAATAATGGTAAATAGTTTTTTTGATTTTGTAAACAACATTGCGTTTGAGAGAAAAGAAATAGATATTAATATTTCTGACTCTCAATTATACTCTGCTTATATTACTAATAGATATATTACATTCATTAATAAGGAATGTGCTCTATTAATAAACAATACCGTTAATAAATTTGGTTTAGTATTCAATAATGAATTACATTATAAATTATTATTTAACTTGATACCTAAGACGAAGAGGAAGTTTATTAGGTATATAAAGAAAGAAAAAAAAGATAAAAAAACTTTTGAACGTACTGCAAAATTGTACGAACTTTCTCAAAGAGAAATACAATTGTATTCGGAAAACTTTGGTGTAAATATTAAAAAATATGAACAATGAACAACAGAAGAAATATGACGCAGCTCTAGATAAAATGGATCTTACAGATAGTCAGCGTGATGCGTTCGATCACTCTGTCAAAAAAGGTCTCATAGATTTAGATACTTATCAAAATACAGATTGTTTTAGTTTGCATGGTTATAAATTGAGCAAGGTAATGGATGATATTGTTTTAGCTCAATATGTAGATTTAGATGACTCTGGAACATCAGTAAAGCGAGGAAGTGTATATATTCCTTTAGCTCATGTTCAGCGTACATGGAGAATGGCGAGAGTTATTTTAGCTGGTCCTCGATGCGAGTTTACGAAGCCAGGTGATATAGTTTGTTTTCCAGACGACAAGGGTATTAAAGTTGATAATTTAGCTGTTACAGGTTTTGACTCTTCTCTTAGAAATTGTTTATTTTTAAATGAGGATAGATTTTTTGGTATATGTGAAGAGTTAGAACAAGATGATAGTAGGACTGAGTAATTTAAAAAGCATACTTTTAGATAAAGTATGTGAGGTCAAATTTGCTAGACGAAATCCTAAACCAGGTCGTCCTGCATCCCGTAGAATGTTGTGCACAAATAATGTACAACTTTTAAATTCAGTCGAAGGTCGAACAGTTTTAAATTATAAGCCCCCTAGGCAAGCTCCTGCATATAATCCTAATCAAGAAAATTTAATCATTACATGGGATATAATGATGCAAGGTTTTCGTACAATTAATTGCGATACTGTTGACTTAATAAGTACACTAGAAGCTGATGATACATTTTGGATGTATTTGAATGAGCATATTGCGCCGATGTCATCAGCTGATAAAATGGCGTTTATGAATACATGACATTTGAACTTGTAGAAAATACACTAAAAGAGTTATTACTGAGTACAGTAAAAATAACTTCTAAAAAACGAACATTAGGTGTTGGTCAAGTTCAATTATTTGATATTAGAGATTTTAATATTAAGCTTTTATTTACTACCGGAAAGAAATTAGAGATTTTATATCCCTTTAATGTAATTAAAGAGGATAAAGTAATTTATTTTGATTATACATTATATAATATTCACACTGATGATGTTTTATTAAAGCCGAGAGTTAATCGGATGATAACTAATCAACGAAACAAATATTGTGACTTGCTTCTTTCTATAGAAAAGCTATAATGTTTATATGGCTATAAAACATTTTCCTAAAGGTTATAGACCTTCATCTGGCCAACAATACGCTATCCCTAATATACTAAATGGGTTAAAGAAATATAAGTTTATTGTTGTTCAGGGTCCTACTGGGTGTGGTAAGAGTTTTATAGCTAAAACTATTGCGAATGGTTTAAATAAACCACCTTCTAGGCTAACTAAGCTTGTTAATAATTATGCTGCTTTCGAGACTACTTGGGAGAATGGTAAATTAGTATATGAGTATGCAGATGATTTTTCTAGTAAGAGATATGGTACATCAATATTAACAACTACTAAAGCACTTCAAGATCAGTATACTAGAGATTTTGAAGACGTTAAACCTCTTAAAGGTAAAGGAACATATATATGTAATTTTGATGATAGGAGTTCAGCTGATCAAGCTCCATGTATCTTTAGTAGTAAGTTAAAAAGAGAGTGTTGGGATTGTAATCGTTGTGATTATTATGAAGCTAGAAATGAATCTATTAGTGCTAAGATTAGTGTAGAGAATTATTCTAGCTTTTTTCATAAACCAGATCATCTCAAGCATAGACAAGTTATAGTATGTGATGAAGCTTCAGAATTAGAAAATATTATTGTAAGCAGATTTAGTTGTGGTATTGAATTAGGTCGTCTTATCAAATATGGTTTCAAATTATCTTATAGTAAGAATTCAAATATATTTTTTAAACAGTTAGTAACTCTTAAAGAAGATTTAGAGAGTAGATATGTAGAATTGCTTCGTATGTTCGATAAACACTCCTCAACTTTAGGAGATGATATTAAGAGAGAGTATAAGTTTATTTCTGACCTTAAAGGTGATTTATCATTAGTGATTGATACATGGAGACAATCTGAATATATTATTCATAAAACATCTATACGTAATAAACAGTATATACAATTAATACCTAAGAAGATTGATATGTTAGCTCAACATATTTTTAAATATGCTGATAATATTATTTTAATGTCTGCTACGTTTGTAGATTATAAACAGATAATGAGAAACTTAGGCGTGCAAGAAAATGATTATAAGTATATTGATATACCGTCTACTTTTGATCCTAGGCAATCTCCAATATTATTTGGTACCTTTCAGTTGAATAAGAAAAATCTTGATTATAATTTTCCTAAGATCGTTGATTGTGTTAAAGAGATATTACAAGAACATAAAGATGATAAGGGATTGATACATACTCAGTCTAACAACATAACTAAAATGTTGAAAAATAGATTAAAAGATAATAGAATTTTATATAGAATACGAGGTAATAGAGATAATATTGATATATTAGCCGAACATTTAGATACAAGTGAGCCTACAGTATTAGCTAGTCCTTCTATGAATTTTGGAGTTGATTTGAAAGGTGCAGCTGCTCGTTTTTGTATTATTTTAAAATGTCCATGGCCAGATTTAGGTGATGTTCGGATTAAAGAGATGTCTAAAAATAATAAAAAATGGTATACAAATAAGATGTTTACTACCTTTGTTCAACAGTGTGGTCGGTGTACTAGAGCTGAAGATGACGCTAGTGTTACATATGTTTTAGACGCTGGTGGTATAAGAAAATTATTACCTGATTACTTGAATCTGTTGCCAACATATTTTATAGACAGGTTTATTTAATAAATATTTACAATGAAAAACCAATATTATGGTTTTGAGCTAAAAGATATGATAAGGCAGTTTATTACTGCTTTTAATAGTATCGTTATAAATCGATATAATAAAGATAAAGATGTTGTTGATCAGATCAAATGCTCATTTTATTATGGTCCTAAAGAAAGAGCTATTCATGATATAGTTAATAGAGCAGGTTCTCTTAAACTTCCGGTGGTCGCCGTAAATTATAGTTCTATTAGTAGAGATCCTGATAGAGTATTTAATAAGATATCTGGTTTTTATTATTCTAAATCACCGAGTGTGAGTGGCGGCTCTATTGATTCTGATCATTTAAAGACGCCATTACCTGTAAATGTAGATATTAATATGTCTATCATGACTAAATTTCAAACTGATATGGATCAGATTATAAGTAACTTTGCACCTTATAATAATCCATATATAGTTATGAGTTGGATTATTCCAACATCACAAAACTTAGCTAGTAATTATGAAATTAGATCTGAAGTATTATGGTCAGGAGATATTAGTCTTGATTATCCTATAGAAATATCATCTACTCAACCAGCACGAGTAATAGCTAATACTAGTTTTACTATTAAAGGTTGGTTGTTTAGAGGACCAGCTGACTCAGATACTAAGAATATATTTACAATTGACACAGACTTTATACCAGTAAGCGGATTTAATTATGAGTAAATTTATAAAATATGATAGCGCATTAACTGATGTAACGTCGTTTAGTGCAAATTTTGAAAACCGAGAGTTATCCGCAAGGCCTCAGTTTTCAGCTGATAATACATATACTACATTGACTTGTGGTTTCTCAGTTATTAAAACGTTTACTGGTTATAATTTAGATTCGGTAGAGTATGTGGTACTTAGTTGTACAAATAATAGTGATTTATTTTTATCAGGTCATGCTTTGTCTGCTACATACGGTTTTACTCATATTACTGGTGCTTCTAGTGTTGGTATTGGTAGTACTGTTCCTGCTATAGGATTATCTGCTATATCAGTTACAGGGGGTACTCTTTCTCTTAGCCCGGTACTAAGTGGTATTATATTATCTTCTTCAAAATATACATTAAATAATTATAATACGATGGAGATAACGTTTCCACAGCTATCAGGTACAGGTGAAGTTGATATTATAGCAATAAATCCTGCAGGAGTTGGAAAATTTAGTACAGATATAGGTAGTGCAATAACAATCAACAGCTAATAATTAATTAAATAAGATGCCAGACGGACAAAAAGGAACATTTGGAACAGGGTTACAAAAATTTATTCAAAACAATTTACCCTATAGGTCACCTGCGGCTATTATAGACGACGTAACTCAACAGAATCCGAAGTTTGAAGACTTTTATAAAGCAGGTTCAATGCGCAAGGAGCTTTTAGCGCATCACTCTATTGTTGCTCCTAAATTACCAGAATCAGCTCACCCTGTTGGTTCGTTCTTAGCTGATAAGGCGTATAACGAATTAATGTACGCGACACTAGACGTAGATAAGTATCGTAGGGTTAGAGATTATAGAACTATGGCACAGTTTGCTGAAGTAGCAGATGCATTAGATGAAATTTGTGATGAGTTCTTAAATGAAGATGAAAATGGTAATATGATTAATCTCATGTTAAGAGATGAAAGAGATTTTGATCCTTTAGTTAATAAGCAACTTAATGAAGAGTTTAATAAATTTATTAATTTATTTGATTTTAAAGAACGTGCATGGGAGTATGTAAGGAACTTGTTAGTTGATGGTGAAGTGTATTTTGAAAACATTATTCATAAGAAGCATGTTAAAGAAGGTATACTTGGTGTAATAAATGTACCGACACAAGCAATTGACCCAGTATATGATAACTATCAAAATATGCATATTAAAGCTTACTTGCTAAGAAAGGCTAAACATCATAAAGAAGCAGATGAGCAATACCAGCACACTACTATGCAAGATAAGGATTTTATTCCTATGGAGCGAAATCAGATTACATATATTAATTCTGGTACATGGAATGAAAATAAAACATTTAGAATACCATTTATTGAAAATGCTCGTCGTGCTTATAGACAGTTATCATTAATTGAAGATTCGATTATTATATATCGTCTAGTAAGAGCTCCAGAACGATTAGTATTTAATGTTGATGTTGGAACAATGAGTCCTCCAAAAGCAGAAAGTTATATTCGTAAGTTAATGCAAAATTATTGGAGTAAGAAATCTTTTAATCTTGATGAAGATAAAAGAGTCCAGTCATTTAATCCACAATCTATATTAGATGCTTACTGGTTTCCAAAGAGAGAAGGTAGTACTGGTACAGAAGTTAATACTCTACCTGGTGGTCAAAATTTAGGTGAATTACAAGACCTAGTTTATTTTGTTAAAAAGTTATATAAGGCACTCAAGGTACCAACTAATAGAGTTGATACAGAAAATTCGCAATATAGTGCTGATGCTAATGTGTTAAGAGAAGAATTAAAGTTCGCTAATTTTATCGTTAGACTACAAGCGCAATTTGCTGCTGGTTTAAAAGATGCATTTATTACTCACCTTAAATTAAGGAATGTATGGAAGCAATTTGAACTTAGGGAGAACGGGTTTGATTTAGAGTTCGTACATCCACGTAATTATTTCGAATTACGTAAACAACAAGTATTAGATCTTAAACTTAATAACTTTACTAACATTACTGGTAATGAATCTATTTCTCAAGGGTATGGTCAAAAAGAATTTCTTGGATGGACTGACGAACAAATAAAGGCTAATAGAGAGTGGTTACGTAAAGATGCAGCATTACAACATGAGTTAGAACAAATTAGAGGTGGTGGTGCTGATTGGGCTGCTGGTGGAGGTGCAACACCTCCAGCTGGTGGCGCTGCACCTGGTGGTGCAGTTGGTCCTGAAGGAGAAGAAATGCCACCTGATATGGGTCCTGCCGCAGCTCCTGGAGCAGCTCCAGGTGGAGAGGGTCCAGCTCCTGAACCTGTACCAACTCCAGGCGGAGAAACTTCAGCGTTGCCGACATAAATAATTATGTGGCCACAGATACATGGAAAGATACATATTTAAGTGCTGGAAGTCATTTATATTCTACATATCTTGCTAACCAAGTTAAAAGTTATTCTCGACTAGCAGATCGGATTACATATGCTTTAGGTTACCCTATTGTTAGCTTAGAACTTCATGGTAATCAAATATATACTAACATCGCAATGGCTTGTGAGATGTTTAGTAAATACGCGGGTTATACAGAAGAGCATTTAGTATTTAATAGTGGTAAGTATGTAGCAGGTAAGGGAGTTAATATATCCGATCTATTAACGTTAACTTCAGAACTAACTGGTACATATACTGACGAAGTTGAAGTTACAGTAGGACAAAGTTCTATTTTACCTTCAGTAACTTCCATAGCATTTGGAGCAGATGATACTGGATTTATACCAGTTTTTTCATTTGACTCAGGTGATACAGTTATTGATCCATCTGAGTATACAATTACAATTAACCTTGCTGATTCTAATGCTCATGTAGCTAAAGCTTTAGTGGTTACTTTATCTTCTGCTAATACATCTCTTTCTAGTGTTGATGTTAGTTTAACTCAATATGGTGATGTCTATACTACCACTACTGAGATATTTGAAATTAGTGCTGTACCTGGAGATGCAACTGAAGCACATGCTGGTAGTTTTACTAATAGTGTTTCTGTTGGTGTGGTTCTTAATTCTAATACTACCCAAGCAGGAACAATTAATGCTACAAGACAAGATACTTTAGCAGATGAAACAACGACTACTGCTCTTACATCTACTGTATCGAGAATAGGTAGATGGGATGGGTTAACAAGGTCAAGTAGGAAAGTAATTTCTCTTCACAGCTATGATGAATCATCTAGTGATAGTTTAAATACATTATTTACAATTGAACAAACATTAGCTCAACAAACGTACTTTAGTTACGCAATGGGTAACTACGGTTTTGATTTAATTAGTTGGTACATATTAAAACAGTGGTTAGACACACGATCGAAAATGCTATCTACTAAGCGATATTTTACATTTGATGAACGGACACAGTTTATGAGATTAATACCAGAACCAAAAACTGGTGGTAATGACTTTTACGGTGTGGTTAGTTGCTATGTAGAAAAACCGATTGTGGACTTAATTGTAGAGCCTTGGGTCTATCAATATGCATTAGCTTTAACAAAAATAACATTAGGAAGGATTAGAGGTAAGTATGGTGGTGCTCAATTATTCGGTGGTACAAGTTTAGATGCTTCTATATTACAAGAAGGTTTAGAAGAGAAAAAATATCTAGAAGAGCAGTTAATGAATGGTGCATCTCCAGGATTTGGAGATGCTGCACCTCCAATGTTTTTTGTAGGATAATGGCTCCTCCTAAAAAAGGTAATTTTAAACAAGGTATATATCGACCTTTATATAGAGAAAAATTCCTTGGTAAAAAATATCCACAGTATAGAAGTTCTTGGGAGCTTCGTTTCTTTAAGTGGTGTGATTATAATTCAAACGTTTTAGAATGGACTAGTGAAGGTATAGTAGTACCATATATTAGTCCTGTTGATACTAGAACTCACAAGTACTATGTTGATAATAGTCTCGTTTTAAATGAACGTGGACATAGGGTAAAATATTTAGTAGAAATTAAACCTTACAGTCAAACACAACCACCGGTTATGAGAGGAAGAAAAAAGCAAAGTACTTTACTCCATGAACAAGCCACGTATTCTATTAATCAAGCTAAGTGGAAAGCTGCAAAACATTGGGCAGATGATCATGGATATAAGTTCTTAATTCTTACTGAAAAGCAATTATTTAGCGGAAAAAACTAGAACAGACAATAAATATTTTATAACAGTTATGGCCTTTAAACTTTTAATCGAAAAAACGGATCCGTCTGAGTTCGAATATATTGTTGAAGAGAAGAATGCCAAGTCAGGGGAACGATTATATATCAAAGGCCCTTATATGATGGCGTCTGATGTTAACAAAAATAAACGTATCTATGATTTAGATAATATGGTTGAAGAAGTAAGTAGATACGACAAAGAAATGATTCAACAAGACCGTGCCATGGGTGAATTGAATCATCCCACTACAGCGGAAGTAGATCTAGAAAGAGCATGTCACATAGTTACCGAAATGAAACAGGATGGTAATATATTTTATGGTAAGAGTAAAGTATTAAATACCCCTACAGGTACTATAGTAAAGAATTTAGTTTTAGATGGTGTTCGTGTTGGTATGTCATCTCGCGCATTAGGAAAAATTGATCAGGATACGGGTTCTGATGTTGGTCATGTTACAGAAATGAAGTTGGTTGCTATTGATTGTGTAGCAGATCCGTCATATTCTGATGCATTTGTTAACGGTATTTTAGAATCAAAACAATGGATTTTAAACCGTAAAGGTGAGTTTGAAGAGCATTATGATAAATTTGAAGAGGGTTTAAAGAAGTTACCGTCTAAGGATGTGAGTGATTATTTAACAAATAAAATAATTGCTTTTATTAAAAACATTTAAAAAAACCATTAAGAAACGATAAATAATTATGATGGATCAAAAACAAGAGATCAAATCGTTTGTCAGTAATATTATTGACAAAAACTATGCAGCTGCTAATAAAGATTTAAAAGCAGTTGTAGAGGCGAAACTAAAAACCAGTATCGCAAAAGCAACTAAAAAGAATTTATTTTAATTATGAGCAAGATAACTGATTTACTTAAAGAAGTTGGAAAAGACGTTCTCACAGAAGAAAGTCTAGAGCAAATCGAAGCAGTGTTTACAGAAGCTGTAGAAAAGAAATCTGAGGAGCGTGCTCAGATCGCCACTGAAGCTGCTTTAGCGGCTCAAGACGACGAGCATTCTAAGAAGTTGGAACAGCTCATGGAAACAATAGACAACGATCACACGAAAAAACTCAAAAAAGTTGTTGAAGCCGTAGATGCTGATCGTGCTCGTAAGCTTAAGAATGTTGTTCGTAAATATCAGACTGCTCTTAATGAAGAGGCTGGTGGTTTAAAAGATACAATTGTTGAATCTGTTTCTGATTATCTTGACTCATATATCGCAGAAGCAGTTCCAGCAGCTACTATCGAAGAAGCTACTAATAATAAGAGAGCCATGGGAGTGTTGGAAGAGATTCGTAAAATGCTTTCAGTAGATATGGTACTTGCTAATGAATCTATTAGAGAGGCTGTTCAAGATGGGAAGAATACTATTGAAGAGTCTAAAAAGAATATTGAAGAACTTACTAAAGCAAATAGCTCATTAACCACTGAAGTTGAAACTCTTAAGAAAGATGTTTTCTTAGAGAAGAAGCTTGTTGGTCTTGATGAAAAGAAGAGCAATTTCGTCAGAAAGACATTTGCAGATAAAGATCTTTCTTTTATTGAAGAAAATTTTGATTACACGGTTAATATGTTCGATAAGAAAGCTCAAGAGTCTCTTGAGATTCTTAAGGAAGAGGCTGCTAGTGAAGCAAAAATACAGGATGCACAGGTTGAAGCTGTATCAGAGAGCTCAGATACACCTAAATCAGCAACTAGTATGTATGCTCAAGAGTTAGCTAACATGCGACTGTAATGTAATCTAACCTATGAGGTATTTACTACCTGATTCTCCAATGTGGATACAATATTGAAAATAACATTATGAACGAAACAGAAACTCGTCCTAATACAGACTATATTGATAATAGTCGAGCTCAAGCATTGTTGGAGAAGTGGAGTCCTGTATTGGATTATACCTCTGATAAAGTTTCAGCAATCGATAACGCTCATACGCGTTTGAACACCGCCATCCTTCTTGAGAACCAAGAGGAATGGTGTTTGAAGGAAGCTAACACCTCTGGTGGTGCTAGTGGATCGTTTGGTACGCCTTCACCGGCTGCTGGACAGGGTGCTGGCTCGTATAACGATGCCGACACATATGCTGCAAGTGATGCTCGTTTACCGAAGATTCTTATTCCGATGATTCGCCGTACATTCCCTGAGTTGATTACTAACGAAATCGTTGGTGTTCAGCCAATGAGTGGTCCGGTTGGTCTCGCATTTGCTCTTCGTTATAAGTACACTGCTAATAAGATCGATGGCAATACTATTTCGCCCGTACCTTATGGTAGTTCTGTCGCTGGTACTGCTGGCACTGGTTCTTCTGGTGCACCTACTGGTGAAATGGGTCACAATAACTTGGATACAGCCTTTACAGGTGCTTCTGCTACTGCTACACTTGGTGCAGCTTTAGATGGCACAGCTAGTAACCATACAGATGTTCCAGCTACTCACTGGTTGTCTGCTGGTTTCAATGCTACTGATCAAGGTTTCGCTGCTGCGTTGTCTGCTTTCGAGCTTGATAACGGTAAGACAGCTCCAACTATTGAGTTGAGCTTCGAGAAGACAGCTGTTGAAGCTGGTACTCGTAGGTTGAACGCTCGTTGGTCTGTTGAGTTAGAGCAGGATCTCAAGAACATGAATGGTATTGATGTTGACGCTGAGTTGACAAATGCTATGTCTTATGAGATTCAAGCTGAAATCGATCGTGAAATGATTGTTCGCATGATCAAGGCCGCTACAGGCGCTGGTAAGAACATTGGTTATTCAATCTGGAAGTCTTCAACAGCTGATGCTCGTTGGATGGGTGAAAGAAACCGTGACTTCTATCAGAGGTTGATCGTAGAAGCAAACAGGCTTGCTGTTCGTAACCGTCGTGGTGCTGCTAACTTTATCGTTGCAACTCCTCGTGTTTGCGCTCTGCTTGAGATGCTTCCTGAGTTCTCATGGATGACTGTTGACGGTAACGTTAACACTCAACCGGTTGGTGTTGCTAAGGTTGGTAACGTTGGTGGACGTTTTAACATCTACCGCGATACACGCACAGAGGCTACTTACAACTTAACAACTGCTACTGAGTCTGCTAAGATTGAGTACGCATTGCTTGGTTATAAAGGTCCTGAGTATTATGATACTGGTATCATTTACTGTCCTTACATTCCAGTTATGGTTCAACGTTCGATTGATCCAGATTCATTCTATCCGAAAGTGGGTATGTTAACACGTTACGGCGTTGTTGATCACCTATTTGGTGCAGCGAACTACTACCATGTAGTATTTGTTGTTGGATTGGGTGTTGCTACGGCTGCTGGTAACCCATCTTATTCATAATCTGTATAAGATTAAAAGCAAAGGGCGCTCGAAAGAGCGCCCTTTTTTTTATTGTCTAAGTGTCTTAATCCACGGAACTTTATCATCCCAGAAGAATTCATCTATTAGATATTCGTGAGTGGTTCTAATAGGATTAATATCCCATCCTCCTCTCCTTACATACAAACATGCTACTAATAGAGATCTAGGATTAAACGTATTATTTAATCTAGTAAAGATCGTCTCGCAAATTTCTTCATGAAAATGACATTCATCTCTAAAAGAGATAATATATTTTAATAGTTCTTTTTCTGAAGGATGGTCAGTACCTTCTAATGATATAAATACATCACCCCAATCAGGCTGTGAAGTAACACGACAGTTACTTTTAAGTAGAGATGACATAGCCTTAAAAGGTATAGTTGTAGCGTTTTTATGTTTAGTAGTTAACAGACTAGGGTCTTCACTGTAAACATCTACATAATACCCTGCAGGGTCTATCTCATCTGATCTTTCTAATCTCTTATACGTATTATCATTATAAGGATTATTATCAGTAAATTCCGTATGACATGGAAATACAGTTACACGTACATCTGTTTGTAGATATTTGCTTAAATCTTTTGAAGCAGTTTCTTCTATATTTTTATATACTTGTGAGAAGGTATCTCCCATTTTAGTCATATTAAAACTATTCCAATACAACTTCATTGATTTAGATTCAACAATATATTTACTATCACTTGGATATACAACTTTAGCAACTCCGCATATAGGTACACCGTTATTCGCTAGAGCAGATATTTCATATCCATTCCATACATCACAACCGATAAAAGGTAAATCCTTTTCTTTAATACCTAGATGCTTGCGATTACTTGATCGTGGCTCTCTTACTAGTAATTTAGGGTCATATTGAGATTTATATTGACTCGTTTTACCTAAATGCTTACTTACGTTTTTATTATCTAGTTTTGACATTAGCAATAATTTCTTCCATTTGATTATATCTACTTTCTACACTACCTTCAAGTATATAAATATTAGGATATTTATTTAATATTAAATGTTCATATAATTCAATAATTTGATTCCTAAAGCTTTCGCTCATAGATCTTTCACCGTCATTAATAAGAGGAACATCATATGGATTAGTATAAAAAATACAATCATATTTTTCTATATATCTCTTTAGAGCATAGTTAAACATTTTATCAACAAATTCATTTACTTTTCCTAACTTACGAAAATATCTCGTATAAATAAAACCATCTACAATACAGCGATCTAAAATATTATTCATTTGTTTACCGCTATAAGTAAATATGTTCTGTAAATGATCTGCGAAAATAGCTAACTGTGTATCATTGTAATCAATTCCGTCGTCGTTAATAACGAAACCGTCACGACGAATACGTCGTGTTACTTCATCAACACTACCCCAAGGATGATCTTCTAAAAAACGACGCAACAGAGTAGTTTTTCCGCTACTCTGTGCACCTGTAAATGATACTAACATTATTTACCCCAGACACCATTATCGACTATCTGAGCAATTTTGCAATATAAACTTGAATCTTTCCATGCATCAACAATAGGTTCATTGGCAGCTTCTGTACTACGTTTCTTAATGATGAGATTAATGAGTCTCTGTACTTTATCATTAACACGGAATACTAGTCCAGCCTTAGCAACATGCTGGCCATCAGGTTTAGATAAGTCTTGACCGACGGAAATATTCGTAGGACCGTAGTCGTATTGTTTGCGTATAAAGAGCCTATATTCTTCTTCTAAAAGATTCTTCAACATATTACATGTCTCAGGGTAATCTTTCTCAACCGATGTTTTAATTGTGTCGTAGTCTTTCATTTAAAAAATTTATCCAAAGTTTTGTAGATTCAACGTGTAGTCCTTTTTCTAACTCTTCATATGTATTGAACTTATTGTCAATCAATGATTTAGCTACAATAGGACCATCATCGAGCTCGGGGGTTACTTTATGAATAACGCACCCGACTCGAATATGGTTTGCTTCCCAAGCTTTCTTTTGAGGATTAAAACCTTTAAGTTCAGGATGAATATGAATAGCTCCTGGATGTCCGTTAAAAATATTAGACGATCTAGTAAAATCACGAGGTAATATTCTAAGATAACCATGTAAAGTTACAAACACATCTTTCTTCCAATCCTCATTAAGAATAGAATAATTTAAAGCATCTGCTGCTCTAATATAATCCATTTCTTTAGGCCATTTAGGTAATCTAATTATACTATCCTCAGTACCTTTTCTATAATGATATAGTAGTTCAACATTTACATCTTTATTATCCTGTTTATTAGTGACTACAAGATCAGGCCACCTTTTTATTTTTTTAGAGATGTTCGCGATTTCAGACCCAGTCTGACTAAAGAATGCTATCCACTTCATTACCAATCTTCTCTTTTAATAATGCGCTTAAATTGACTTGTATTATATTCAATACGTTCTATTGCATCCTCGTCTGGTTGAGCGTTAATCAAATCAGCTAATAGTGTTGACGGTTTAATATTAAGCCCAAAGTCTCCATTATAGGTATGACCTAATAGACCAGCTACTACAGGGTTAGAGGTATCCAGACTTCTAATATTGTAGATATTATTATCTACATACCATTTAAATTCTCTTGCAAGAGATGCTCCTAACAAGTGATGAGGTTTTTCCCAGTCCCACCATCCTTCATCAATTAATCTCTTTACTAGGTGCTGACGACCAGTCATTTGTCTTTTAAGTTTTGGATTTATATCAATCTTACCACTAGTACCTGTTACTTGATACATGCTTAAATCAAAGCTAATAGCAATATAATCAGCATACGCTGTCATGAACCTATAACACTCAACAATTTCGGTCCAAGTTTTACCTTGCACAGCACCAATTTTTAATCCAGGTAAATCATTTCCATATTGTTTATCCCACTCTTCCATTTTAGTCATAGTTGCCCATGAATCTTCTAAAACATCTGGAACAATATAATAATTAGGTTTAATTCTCTCGCACCAAACAGCGTATTTTTCTGAATCAAATGCTTCTTTAAGCTCGAAGATGGAATTATCTAAGAGAATTTCACCATATGGTACTTTAGCTTGATATTTTTCTAGAAACCATTCTTTATATTGTTCTTGTTCTTCCATAAGATGAACTAAGCAATACTGATAATCGTTATAATCTACAGACTCTGGAAGAAGAGCTATTGGAGATTCATGAGATACCTTAATCGTCATCCCATTATTATAGTAGTTTCACAATAAAGGTCAAGCAATAAATAATTATATGGCTTTCAGCTTTGACACATTTGCTAACGATCAAAAACAAGCTGCAATTGATGTAGTAGATGCTATTACTCCGTCTCAGGTTACACAAGTCGGACAGGCTTATAAAGCTGGTCTAAACGCAACCCCAAAACAAGTTATTAATGAGACGTTAGAATCTTTTACCGGTATTGATTTAAGTCAAGGAGCTGGAGTAGATGGTTTAGGAGCACAAGCTAGAAATTTTATAGAAGGTCAAGCTGCAGGTTTAATAATGCAATTACAACAACAAGTACTAGGGTGTATTAATACTGCTATAAGGGATTTAATGAATAAAAGCCCTGAAGTTGATTTTATTATAAATTTTGAAGATCGTATTAACGGTATATTAGGAAAGTTTAGAAATAAATTAGAGTTTAAAATAGATGCTGAATTGAGACAATTAACCTATCAAAAATTAAAAGTACATCAAACTACATTATTTAAACAGCGTATTCGTGGAAAGATTAAAGATATCTGCCCTGGAGCTACTCCTGCTAGTGTTGCTGAGGTTCAGGATTTTAATAATTCAATAAAAAACTTATTTAGTAAAAGAAGCGCGCAACATAAAGGTGTTGATCGTGTTAAAACATTATCTACTGATAAAATAAGCGAAGCTAAAGTAGAAGTTAAGACTCAAGTGGCTACTGCAGCTCAAGGTATAAGTAATGGTCGTAAAAAGATGTTTAAGGAAGACCCAGTTGGAACTGGAAAGGTTGTAAATGATAAAGTAGCCCAAACTGCACAAGAAGTAGATAGAGAAATTAAATCACAATTAGAACAAACTGGTTCGTCGACAATAGAAGAAATATTACCTCCATATTCTCTCGATGTAGAAATGGGTGTATCTACCGGTGTTAAAGCTAGAGTAGTTCTTCCTGATAACGGTTCTCCACAAGAATAATTGCAATGAGTATATTTGTAAATGCAACACCTGATACGGATTTAGATCAAAGTAAAAAATATTTTGGTAATTATCTAGGTATAGTAGTTCAAAATAACGACCCCGATAAAGGTGGAAAAGTAAAAGTATGGATACCTCATATTTCTCCTACAGTATATAAAAACTGGGACGAAAAAGATGAATCAAAGTCGTTTAAGTTTAT